CTTGCGGTGTATGAGAACAAGTCAGCAGTAACCCAATTGCTCAGTACCAAAAATCCTGCTACTTGATCTTGTCGAACTTTTGGTGTAGCTGTGGTAAATCCAGCAGTGGTAATGGGTGTGCCAGTTATATTACTTAGGTAAATTGCACCGCCTTGACTGTGTGTAAACACAATGTTGCCAGCACTGTTGACACTGGCACTGACATAGGGTATATTGGCAGCACTAACATCAGCGATAAAAGAGGAAACGCTTGAACCAGATAATGTAATATTATAGGCAGTGCTGGCACTGGGTGATCCTGCAGCAGTGGCATAAACCTGGAATTGGTTACCAGGAGTAAACAAAACATCCCCATTGCTTCCTGGTGTGGTGTCTCCAGTAACCACTGTTGCACCTAGTGCAATTCTTTCCAGCAACAAAAAAGCAGCATTTGCGTTTGGAGCTGTGTTGTATGATTGTGCATCATACTGTACATAGGTGCTGCCAACTGGTATATTTCTACCACCACCGGTGGGGTCAAGTCCGTAGTTGGCCGAGGCATCATATGAGTACACAGGACTGCTTTGTGGAACAAAGGTATCCAGCGCAGCACTGTATTTTTTTACTTTTATGCTCATACCAGTGCTGGCAGGGCTGACATTTTGCCAAATCGACCCTGTGGGAGCAGGTGCAGTATCTGTGGTTCTCCAACGAGGTGCTTGATAACTGTAACCTGGAAAATAACTTGGAGCACGGTACTCAATGGCTGCAATACCCAATGCGGTCAGCAATGCAGCGCCACCGATGGTACCAGTTTGAATACTGATAACACCCCCATTGTCTGTGGATCCATCATTGGTAGCATCGCTGTTGGCATACAGTGTCAACTTGTTGCTGACTGAGGCAGCAGTCACTCCTGGAATGGCCAGTGAATTGATTACTGCGGCAAATCCCACTACAGTGTTGGTTGCACTGACTGTGGCCAAGGTACCATTGATGTACATGTTGGAACCAACAGTTAGTCCGGAACCAGGCACTGAGTTGGTGCCTTGCAGTGTAGGCCATGATGTTTTCCATTGATCCGATCCCAACAAAACCCAGGTGTTGTTTGAATTTTTATAGTAGTTTTGATTGTTTAAACTTACAGCACTTACCGCGTAGTCGCCAATGCTGCCTAAGGTATTGATAGGAGTGTAATCACCGCCTTCGGCATCAACTACCTCAGCCATGTCAGTGATCACATAAGGCACTTTATTAGTAAATGTTGCTGAGTCTTGATTCCATTCAAATATTCCCCAAAGACTGGTACTGGTATCAAGCCAATATGTACCGTTGTTAGGATTGCCTGTGGGACGACTTAGACTGGCAGTGAGTTCTGTAAGGTCAATGTCCACACGCTGTATGTAGGCACGATTTGTGACACCCAGGGCTGAATATGCTGCCAACAAGCCATATTCGTTGAGTTCGTAACCATTGATGGGAGTGCCAGTTGTGGTATTGTAGAAGAATGGCACACCAAATGTAGCTGCCAAATCCCGCTGACTGGTAATGAGATATGTTTTGTTTGCGTTGGCAGCAGTTGTGCCGGCTGCAACGCCTACGCCAGCAGCATCAACCTTGTTCTGTGCTGTGGCAATCAAAAAATAGGGTACTGTGTTTACAGCAGAAGGGATGTATTGACTTTCATCAATTACTTGTACTTCTACGCCTGGTGATACTAGTGCCATGGTTGGTTCCTTTTCAAGTTGTAGATATTTATTGGCATATCCAAAAAAACCCAGTTTAAGCCAACCTTTGGCAAAGGTCCAGCCACTAAATACCCCATGAGACCCATGTGCCCTGCCTGCAATCAACGTCCCTGTGCTGTAAACTACATCCGTGAAGATATCACGCACTATCGCAGCCGATGCGAGACGTGTCAGCGCAAAGGACGAGGTATCAAACCCAGAGAACCGCGTTGGAAATCAGCAGGCTATAAGAAAAAATCCGCCTGCGACCGCTGCGGATTCAAAGCAAGATTAACCAGCCAATTACTGGTATATCATGTGGATGGTGATCTCAATAATACTGCATTGAGAAATTTACGCACAGTATGTCGCAACTGTACAGAAGAAATTGCGCGAGTGGAAGTTACTTGGCGCCGGGGCGATTTAGAGCCAGATGTCTAACTTGCCACCAGTTGCTTGACTTGCTGATACAAGTCATCCAAGGTACCGTTGTTGTCCAACACCACGTCAAAGGCAGTGCCCACCCATGCAGTTTCTGAGGCATGCACACCTGATTGCTCCAGTCGCCGTCCGCTGAGTGCCCATGTGGCGTTGCCGTTGGGACCACGATTCACACTCACAGCCGCATCATACCAGTCTGGTTCGGGTCCACGTACCACACGCACCACCATGCCACCTGCGGCTCTAATAGCTCGTATTTCGTTGGGAAATCTACAGTCACTTATGACAACATCATCGCTGCTGTTGCGCAGTTTGTTTTCCAGGCTGGCAATCCAGATGTCATTGTGAAAGTTTTTTCTGCACACTTCAGTGCCCCACTGTTGTAGGATATAGCGTGGGGTCAAGTTAGATATACCTAGCCGTTTGGCCCACCAAGGATCCACCTGCTCGCGCCACTCACGGGCCTGTTTTGTGCGTCCTTCCAGCATGGTTCTGTCCCAGCCAAACACCTGTGCCACAGCATCCTTGAGACTGTTGGCAAAACTTTCTCTGCGAAAGTGGTGCAAATTTACCAGGTAATCTGCAATGGTATCTTTGCCCGAACCTATGAATCCACAAATGCCAATGATCATGCCAGTTCCTTGATGTTTAAATACCGCAAGGTTGTTTGCAACATGTCAATCTGTCTGCGACAGTCTTCCAGTGCATGATGACTGGTAGCAGGCCGGCTCAACCCTGGATACAAACTATATACCGTTCGTGCATCACGTATCTTGTAATACTGCCAGGGCAGGGGTTTGCCATAGCTCTTGTAGGCATGCTCTAAAATGTTGGCATCGTAAGTGGGTCCGTTCATCCAGATACGATTGCACCGCCAACATAACCTGTGCAATTCATCCAGCGCCTGATCAAGCGGTATGCGCCCATCTTCAGCAAACGCTTCATCCTGGGCAGCGCCTTGGGTAGCCCACCACTCTATGGTGCCTTGCTCAATGGTACGGTTCTCCTGACTCTCAAGATCTATTCTGGCATAGTATTTGTGTTGGTAGTAGCCAGTACCAAGAGGATCAAAGGCCTGAGCCGCAATGGTTAAGATTGTTGCTTCGGGGCCAGTGGCCAAACCTTCAATGTCGATCATCAAGTCCATGCCACATTATAGCAGGATTTTAGGAAAAAGTGTATGCAGTTTAGCCAATAACAAATGTAAGAGGTTGGCTACCGTCTACATACATTACTAATTGATTGATCAGCAGATCCATTTGAATCTGTGCTTCAGATTTCATTTGAGTGCCATTTAATGTGCCACCGCCTTGTGGTCCAGCAATCTGCCCAAATTTCTCACGTGCTTCACCAATGATCATTTTACAGTTGGCCACCATGTAGTCGCGAATCCACTGGCGTATTTGGTAATCACTCAACAAGTTAAATTCAGGTTTCAAATTGTAGGTCCATAATAACACAGTTTCACCTGAACCCTTGGGGTCACGGATCAGTTGCAATTTCTTTGTCACAGGGTTCCAGGTGTAGTTCATGTAAGCGCCAAACATGCGCCCGGCCAGTTCAATGTACTGGCTATAGAAATCATAGGTGGCAAGTCCACCTGCCACGTTAAAGTTCATGAGGTAAACATTGATTGACGCCTGTGCAAACGGATCAAAATTTGACGCAAATGGTCCTGAGCTATCGCCAAATGTTCTACGAAAGATTTGACGCACTGAAACTACTTCTTGAGGCAATTCATAGATGTTGACATCTTGCACCAACTGCATAAAACTGTAACTTTCCTCGTAGGCATTGTTGGCTCGTTGACGGTAGGTGCCAATGGTTTTTTGGTAAGCCGCTTCATAATGTGAAGGATCTAGTTCTAGGTCAATGATATCACCGCCTAACTGAAGCTTGACATATTCAATTAAGTCTTGCTTGAGTGTTTGTAGTGATTGCTGTTGTTGTTCTGACATCAGGTGCTCCCGGTACCTGTATTTATTGTTTTGACTGGATCCAACTTTGCAGTTTTTCAGCTATGAGATCATGCCCCAGTTGGTTGGGATGAGCAAAATTTGGACGTATGTATGTATTGGTTTGCACATTGATAAGATGCTCGCCATTGTGATCGCTGGCACCAAACCAGTCGGCTGCGGTTTCTTGGCCCTTGGCCCAGATACGATCCAAGTCAACTCCTGGAAGCCAATGGGTGTATCGCACCCAGCCAGCAAAATAGTAATCGTCGATGTCAAACGCATCACACCAGTGTTGCAGTGCACTCACAGTGGCACTGCTACGCATGATTTCGTGTTGCTTGGTATGAAAATGAGTGTAAATTTCTTTGCTGTGAGCATCGGCTTGGTGCCAACTCAAAAACCTTGGAAAATGAGCAGTTCTAGCAGGATTGGTTAGAAAAAACACAGCAGTGACCTCACAGTCGGCTGTGTGGCATTGCAGATAATCCTGTAGTTGATACAGCATGTCTTCGTTGCTGGCACCACCTGATCCGTAGTTTAACAGTTGATCAAATCCCATGGTGTCTTTGAGTATTTCGCCATAACGTCGACCTGCGCCTAGTTCAGCGCCTTCGGGCCAACTGTCGCCCAATGTAAGTAAGATCCGGGTCATGTAAACTGTGACTGACTGTTGATTTTTTTGCCTCGAGCAAAAATTTTTGTGTTAAACTGATCTTTGGCACTGGGGCAAAATTTGCACTGCGGTATGACTTGATCAATGTCACGTAAAAATGCCGCGCCATGTTGAGGTATGGCCGTGACTGTAAGTGGTTCATAAGCAGTCAACAATGATCTATCTTCAGCAGAAATTGCAAATGCATGTTGCTGATCAAATTCTGGCCACAGTGCCACAGGTCCACACTTGTACAGTTTGGCACGTATGAAATGATAGCATTTGAACTGTGCAAATCCGCACACGGCATGACTTTGCACAGGGTCATTGTCAAACAACACATACTGACCCAGTAAATTTTTTTGTACGGCAGCACGATAAAATGAATCATACTCCCACACATGCACACGCATGCCATTGCTGTCTACAAACGCATGGTCGGCGCCCCAGGTATATGACTCGCCATGAGTTCGGTTGTAGTAGTCAACTGATCCTTGCAAAAATTTATGTATTTCATCAAAGCACCTCTGCCGATCATGGCCGTTGTGCAGACTGACTCCAATCCAATTTTTAACCCAAGGTGTAGTGGGATGGCTGAATTTGCTAATACGATCATACAGCCCAGGCACATGGTTCAACCGAGTGCCATTGGTTAGTATCTGCACTGATTTTTTCCACAAGCGATTGATACCATCTACCCAGTCACAGATGGTGGGATTCAGCAGTGGCTCGCCGCCCAGTATGGTAATGCGTTGTAAACGCACATGGCTGGCCCAGGTTTGATATTCTTGCTGGTAGTCGCTCCAACGTTGCCAGCCTTTGAAATCATAATCATTAAATCTATTGCAATTGCTACAGGTCAAATTACAAACGTTGGTGATGTAAAATTCTACATTGGGAATGTACAGTCGAGGATCTTGCGGATCCTCGTCAACAATATGGTGCATGCTGTACTTACCAAGCCTTGAGCACCATCAAGTTCTCGGTGCCTCGGGCGTTCCATGCTGTTTCTGTTGTGGTCAGGTCCTTGTAGATCTTACGTGCGGCTGGTTTGCCTGCGGCTTGTACAGCCTTGACCACATCTGCTGGCTTGCGCACAGTTTTCTGCATGGTCTCAATGGTGCTGAAACCAATGATGCTGTTGCTTTTCACAGTGAACGCTTGTGTGTGACTGTCGGCCACAAGGTGTATGAGCTTGCGCTTCTTGGTGTCGTACAACCAGGCTTCGGCCTTGTCCACAAGACTTGCAGCCGGTAGCCCTTTAAGTTTGAGCTCGGCGAATTCCATGAGTACCTTGAACTTTGCGGCACGTTTTTCTGGGCTCACAGGCTTGACCTTGCGTGGCTTACGTTCCACTTTCTTGATCTGTACATATTGTCCACAGTCGTTTATGACAGCTTCGCAAAACTTTACAAGATTGCGCATTTGTATTTTGGTGAGATGACTGTAACCTTCAACCAACTGTGCATCTTTGCCCTCGATCACAGCGTCAAACTCTGACAGTTTGCGTTTCCAAATATCAGCAATGTTTGAGATCATTTGTGGAGCCACGTTCATGCCACGGATCACTGTGATGGGCTTGTAGTCTGCCGACATTTTGGCACCGTTGATCAAAAATTCGTCGAACATGCCGTCCAGTTCACCTGCACATTCGGAAACCTTTTCACGCAATCGGTCCTGTATGTTGGGTCGTGCAGGCTCATCCACTGCTTCAACTTCCACCGCGGCCTGCTGTTTGAGATCCAGTAATTCTTTGATCAAAGCCTGCAGTTTGGTTTCTTCAGCTTGGTTCAAATCCAAGCCCATCATTTGCATGCGGCACAACCAACCTGTGGTGAGTCGCACCTGTGAATCTGGCAGTGTGCGTATTTTTTTGGCATCGCGTGGTCGTTCGTGTGCATCCAAATAAGCCACAATCATGTCCTTGGCTTCTTTTTTGCCATAAAAGTAATTGTACCAGCCAAACGCATAGCTCAGGGCACTAATGCGATTTTCAGTGGGTTGCACCCGCCATGTGGGCTCCACGCCAACATACTTGGTGTCGGCACTTTTGGGATTCATGGGTTTGAGTACTGTGCGTGTGGCGTTCATTGGGGCTCCTGTAAATTATGTGTAATTATAGCAGAAACGTTATTATTGGTCAACCCGGATCAAGGTAAACCCAAAGTACTATAAATATAATATGCCACGCTTATCCCTATACCGACCAAATCGCACCAGAGACTATCAATTCCTAGACCGCACCATACGTGAAATGTACACTGTGGGCGGACTGGATATCTACATCCACAAGTATCTGGGCCCGCAGGCTGGTAGCAGAGGCACAGCACAACTATTACAAACTCAAAACGACAAGGACTTACAGACCGAAGTCAGCATTGATTTGGCCACAGAAATCAACAACCCGCCCAGTAATTTTGATGCAACACAACCCAAATATGAAACAGTAGACGTGTTGCACATCCAAGACTTGTTGTTACTAGAAAATCGGGATCGAATTTATGACCCTGATGTGTACGTCATGCGCGGGGTGTACAACACACAGGACATAGACTTTGATTTGACACAGTTTGGGCTCTTTCTAAATAACGACACAATATTCATGACGTTTCATTACAACACCATGATTGACACATTTGGTCGCAAGCTCATGAATGGTGATGTGATAGAAATTCCCAATTTAAAAGATTATCATCCGCTTAATCAAAACATTCCACGAGCACTACCTAGATACTATGTGATCCAGGACGCAGACTTTGCCAGCGAAGGATTTTCAGTGACTTGGTTGCCGCACTTGTGGCGTGTAAAATGTACGCCCATGAAGGATCAGCAAGAGTTTAACACCATCACAAACAAGCCTTTTGTGCAAGAAAACATCTGGGATCCGGGTAACTTTTATCCTGCCAATACCATTGTAAACCAAGGCAATGAATATTTCCGTGCCAAGGTCAACACACCTGCTGGCACCAACATCACTGACACCAATTTCTGGGAACCATACGACCCTGCCACCATCAGTGATGTACAAGGCACCCGTGTAAAAGACTACGAAATCAATGATGCTATTTTGGCGCAAGCAGATGTTGAAGTTCCGCTGTCAGGCTATGACAATACCACATTCTATATTGAGCCAACTACCACCACTGGCGGTCCTGCAAATCCCACCAGTTTGACTGCTGATGAAAGTCTCACTGTAGATGGAACTCAAGGAGGCATGAGCGTTACCCCCACAGGCGAAGGCTATGCAGCTGGCTATCTCACTGGCGGCGGTACAGCACCCAATGGCATACCAGTGACTCCAGGAGTAAACTTTCCGCCCAATCCAGTTGCCGGTACTTATGTGTTGAGACTGGACTACAAACCCAATCGTTTGTTCCGTTATGATGGTGCACGTTGGATCAAAGTTGACGACAAGGTTAGAACCAATCTTAACAATGGACCAACAAATAAAACACTGCGCAGTGGCTTCGTAAATAACACTGCTACTGTGAGTACCAAGGACTTGGGCAACATTCCAAGTCGTCAGAGTTTGAGCGAAATTCTTCGACCCCGAGCAGACAATGGTGATCAAGGTGGCTTCTTACCGCCAGGAACATAATGCAACAATTTTTTTATGACGAACAGATACGCAGATTCTTGTTGCAGTTTACAAGAATCTTTTCAGGCTTTCAAGTAGAGTATGCCAACGAAAATGACGGAGTAAATGCTGCCGCACTGATCCGTGTGCCTGTGAGGTATGGTGATGCCAGTCGCAATGCGCAAACCATCATACAAGAAAATTCACGCAACAGTTTGCCGTCAACTCCGTTGATGACTTTTTATATCACTGGCTTGGATTATGAACAAACTCGTATGCAAGATCCATATTTTGTCAGCAAAATAAATGTGCGCCAACAAACCTATGATCCAATCACAGAAACATACGAAACCACACAAGGCAATGCATTTACAATTGAACGCTTGATGCCTGTGCCATTTAAACTAACAATAAACTTGGACATTTGGACATCAAACACAAACCAAAAACTACAGTTGTTGGAACAAATTCTCACACTGTTCAATCCCAGTTTGGAAATTCAAAGCACTGACAACTACATTGACTGGACCAGTTTGAGCACACTGTACTTAGACCGGACCGTATGGACCAGTCGCACCATTCCCATTGGTACAGAAAATCCTATTGACGTTGCCAGCCTGACTTTCAGCATGCCTATATGGATATCTAGCCCAGCCAAGGTGAAGAAACTGGGTGTAATCGAACGTGTAATTGCTTCGATGTATGACGCCAAGGGGGACCTAAACAATGCCATTGACAACGAAGATCTGTTGATGGGCACAAGACAGGTTATTACACCGTTTAACTATGCCACAGTGCTAATTGGCAACAAACTGCAATGTTTGCAACAAAAGTATCTTACACAAGAACCTAGCAATGACACTGTAACTCCAACAGAAATTGTGCCAGACTCAAACTTACTGTGGCCGGCAGTGATTGATTTGTACGGTTCGCTACGTCCTGGCATCAGTCAAATACGATTGATACAGCCAGACGAAACTGAAGTTGTAGGTACCATTGCACTAGATCCCAACGATGACAGATTTTTACTGTTCGATGTGGATATTGATACTACTCCCCAAAACACCTTGGATCCCATTGATGCTGTAATCAATCCCTTGACATCAGGTCCCGGCGATGGTTTGGATTCAGCACTGAACGGACAACGCTATTTGCTTACAGAAGACACTGGATCATCTAACAATCCCAGTCCTGCTAGTGCATGGGTAGGTTCCAATGGCCGTGGATTGGTGGCGCAGGCCAATGACATTGTTGAGTATTCAAACAACTACTGGCGTGTAGTGTTTAGGTCTGCCACAGAAACCAACAACACTCAATATGTTACCAATCTTACCACAGGCGTTCAATACCGTTGGATTGGAGATGCTTGGGTCAAGAGTTACCAAGGCGTGTATCCTGGAGGCACCTGGAGACTGGTACTTTGAAGGCAGTAGGAGTTTGGTTTCGCAGCAGTGCCACAGGACGATATCTTTATCTACTACGCAATGACACTCGTCATCCTGGCTCCTGGGGACTACCTGGTGGCAAGGTCGAATCTGGAGAAACACTGTTGGGTGCCATGGAACGGGAATGCATTGAAGAATTAGGCTCAATGCCCGAGTATCAACGCTTGGTTCCCTTGGAAAAGTTTACATCCGCAGATTCACAATTTGAATACAATACCTGGGTTTGTGTTGTTGCTAATGAATTTGTACCTGTGCTCAATGAAGAACACATGGGTTATGCCTGGATTGACCGTGGACAATGGCCTAGGCCCATGCATCCTGGGCTTTGGTCAACAGTCAACGTTGAAACAGTGCAAGATAAGATCAACAGTGTGGAGCGGTATCTTGCCTTGACTGGGAATTAAGCCTGACTTTCCTCAAAACTCAATTGTATCTCACCCACTGGTGAACTGGCAGTGGTCAACGCAGTGATTACCACAGCCAGCACTTCAGGACCATTGGGATATGTACCTGTTCCGGGCACAGCACTCTGTCCAATCTGTTTGATCTTTGTAAGATCTAAGGTATTAGTGCCTGTGGCCTGAATTGGTATAGCAAACAGTCGTTCACCGCCGGTGACATCTGCTGAAATCGCAGTCACTGTCAGCGCCAAGTCATTTGTAGGAGTGGTGCCACCCAAGGCATTGCCAAGAATTTTTAATGTGTCTCCAACAGCATATCCTGTTCCAGGGTTTTGTACTGAGATAGAAGTTGTAGTAGTGCTGTAGGTGGTTTTATTGGCCTGTAACTGCACAGTCAAGTTGGCACCTGTACCCGAACTTGAAACAACAGTGGGAGTCAAGTTGGCGTAAGTCTTGATTGAACTAGAACTTACCATGGTACCCGAGCGTGAAAAACCGCCTGTGGTGTTGAGTGGTGCGGCTTGCACACCGCCGGTACTTTCATTTGCGTAGCGCGGAGCAACAGCAAATTGCGAAAAGCTGGGTTGGAAACCACCACCAGCATTGTTCAATCCGGCCCAGGTTGTGTTGGCTGAGTCAATGTTGTTGGGGTTTAAAATGCCTGTGATCAAATAACGTCCTGCGGTAACATTAACTGTTAGTGTTTGCAATGTTAACTGTGCACGATTGATCAACTCACGCACACCAAGGTCACCAATGATGCCATTTGAAACACTAGGAGCCAGTCGCATCAAGAAAGCAGTTTGGCTGGCGCCTACAGTGGCTGGCAGACCATAGTTGCTGCGATTGTAGGTAAATGCAAAACCTTCGTCACCATCAAATGTGCCGTCCATGATAATGGCTGAACCCCAGTGGTTAACCAAGGGTACACAAGTGTTTGATATCAATATCACACCTGCATTGTCGGCATGGCTGGCTGCTGCGCTACTGGTGTAACTGCGACTTTGTCCTTCAGCCCATTGCGTAAAGGTGGCTGCTCTGGTACACCCAGTCAAGGTGTTGCCTGCTTTGCCCGAGTACTTTATGACTTCACTGTCAATCATGACATAGGCAGGATACGTTACCGAGGCCGGTGGGTAGTCGGTGGCATCAACCAAGGTGATAGTGGTTTGAGTGTTGTCAATTGCACCATTGAGTGAACTTGTAGGAGTCTCATTGATGGCCTCATAACGACCCGGCAAGTTGCCTGAGCGCATGAATGCTTCATTGTTTAAGTTGTTGTTGGGTCTACGATGTGCCCAGTTAAACTGTCCATCTTGTCCGCGCAGCATCCAAATAATGGTACCAGCACCATACCATGAATATTCAAATGCATACATCTGCATCTTGCTGGCATCCAGCGTAAATCCCGAAGGACCTGTACCGTCCAGTCGATCAATGTTGAAATCGCTTTGGCGCACACGCAATTCATTGCGCAAGGTCATTTTGACACGGGTTTGATTGGAAACTCCACGGTACGTGGGCACCACAGTCATACGATTGTTGCTGGCAATTGATGCCACTGAATGCGTCATGCCTTTGATCACCACAGTATCGCCTACGTTGAGTTGATCTTGAAATCTACAGGTACCGTCACCTGTCACAAGATTTGATCCTACTGACACGTTGACAAAACCTGCCAGTTGCAAGGTACTTGATCGCAACACAGCATTGACGCTGATGCCATCGTTTTCCCAAAAAATACCGTTTTGATCATCAAACATACCTGCACGTATGCTGGCACCATGCCAGTTTGTGACATTGAGTCTGGGTTGTTGTCCCAACACAGGAGTTGTACTGCCCAGCGTGGTTTGAGCTTGTACAACAAATGCAGTGTCACTGGTGATACTGGTCACAATGTAACCTGATGCATTGTACCCCGAAGTGGTTACTCCGCTGATTCTGACTGTGGCACCAGCATTGAGTCCGTGTTCCACATCTGTGGTCACTGTGATGTTACTGTTAGCTGCTGTGCCTGAGGCTGTGATGTTAGAAATATCAAATGTGGGTGCCAACACAGTACCTGTGCTGAACAAAATACCTTTGCCAGACTGGTAGCGGAAGTATTTCTTTGTGGTACGTGTTGCTGACGCACCACGTGTGGGCGTTCCTGGACCAATCAACACACCGCCATCAAATGGTCGGGGCAAAAAAGCTGCATTGCTACGCACATAGAAATTGCCGGCCAGTGATCCTGACACCACAGCTCCTGTTTTGGCTGTATATTGAAATGTTGTGGTGCTGGGTATGGCAGTGACAATGAACGAACCTTCAGCATAACTGGCGTTGGTGCCTGATGTCATGTCCACTGTGATAGGGCAACCTGGGAACAATCCATGTGCATAGGTTGTGGTCACTGTGATGATACTGGGATTGCCGCCATCGCTGGCCACACTGGCCACATCAAAGTCTGCACCTGAATATGGATAGGCTTGACGGATAATGGTGTCTGTTTGATTCAACGGATAGCCTGGATCTAGATTCAGTGCACGTCGTGGATAGTATCCAAAGTTGTTGGTTTCACCAAGATAAACAATTTCCACACCTTCAGCATTGCTGGCTGCTGTGTTTTGTGTGCTGACATATTCGTTGGCATCCAGGGGTGAATCTGTGACATTGACACCTATTTGTGGCACTGTATTTGACCCACCATACCACATGCCGGTGAGTCTAATAAATGGTGACCCAACACCAGCTGTGGTCAAAGCAGTGGTGTTAAACTGTGATCTAGCAATGGTTTGCGTGCCATTGACATTGGTTGCGGCTGTGGAATTTTTAACAATTTCAACGTTGCTGCTGAGTTTCTGAAATACAGATCCTGACACAAATGAGTTGGCAGCAGGAATGTTGTACCAACCACGATTCAATTGCAGCGTGGTAGAGTCTGTGACTTCTTGCACTTGTGCAACTTCTATGGTGCTGACTGCATAAACATTTTTGCCGGTGCTGATATTTGCACCTGCACCATTGGTTTGATTGCTTTGACGCACAACTGTAAGTGCATTGGTTGACACCGAGGTCACTGCCATGACTTCATATACACCAGAAGTATCTGTTTGTACAATGATATAAGTGCCAGCCACAATGCCTGCTGCTGATGCATTGGTAACGTTGACTGTGGTGGTGGCTACACTGGTGATGTTTGAAACTGCTGTGGTCGTACCACCAGCAGTGGGCAACCCAATCAACAAAATATTATCTAGTGCACTGATGCCTGTGGTACTGGCCACAGTAAATGTACGTTCTGCTGAACTGTTGACATTAGCTGTGAGATAACTGCTCACTAAAGGTGTGGTATTACCTTGCGTTTGACTCACAATCAGCACATAATCATCATTGACAAACGCCGGTGTGCCTTGATTTTCTGTGTTGACCGATGTGTCAACATTGCTGGTCAACAGGTTGGTGCTGGCCAGCAGTGTTGTATAACCATTGGTGTTATAGGTTAGGTCGGCGCCAATGTCCTCGTAAAAAGTAGGAATGTTATTTGTAGTGCTAACGTTCTGCCACTTGGTATTTTGCAAACCATATTCAAAGTCAGCATCAATCAAACTTTCAGGATTGGCAACTCTAGCACGACCAATTGCATCCATGCCCATTTCCCAAGGCTGTGCCATGATGTAGCGATCATCAACATAGATAGCTAGATCATCTGTACTGCTCAATGCCGAAGTGTCCTTGTCCAAGTACAAGGTGGTAGTACCAGCATAGGCAGCTGGAAAATCTGCATCAGTTCCTTCTGTCCAAACAATTGATCCACCTTGTGTGTTGTCACCAAAATTGTAAATTGATGTGTTGGTGGTAATGTCGTATATGGCCAAGAAGTCATCCAGGTTCACACGGTTTTGAACCTTGACTGTGCCAAGACCTGCTGTGCCTGGTGTGAATACGTACTCGTATATGCGTTTTCTTGCCATTTATTAAACTCCAAATATGATTTGATTCGCAGTCAATGTTGCCTGCGTGTTGGTGCTGAACCGGTCGTAATTGATTGTGCCTGCTGCAATTTTACTGTTGGTAACTGTGGCATCGCTGGGTGTGCCTGTATATAGTGTGTCTCCGAACAACAAGCCAAAGAAAGGTGTCAATGCTGCTGGTGGCGAAGCAAAACTAATAGTGCTGCCAGAGATAGAAAAATCAACCCCAGGATTGAGAATTACGTTGTTCAAACTCACCATCATGGCATAGGAAGTAGGCGGGTTAAACGGCACCCCACTGATAGTGATAGCAAAAGTTTGTGTCACCCCATTGAAGGTGAGATTGTCCATTTTACGGTACTGCCCGATCTGCGGTGAATTGCCTAAATAACTCATTATAATCTTCCCACAACAATTTCAATTATGCCAGTCCCACCTGGATGATCCTGCAAGGCTTTGCCAATCACTGTGCCAATTCGTGGTTCTGCACAAGCCATGGCACGACCGCCGCCGGCTGACACCATCATATCGCCTTTGGTTACTGATCCCACAACTTCGGTAGGAACGCGACCTGTCAAAGCCACTGCCGCAACGTGCTGTGCTTTGAGTCCCGAATTCATAATGTGTGCAGGATTGGTACTGACCACCCCGGCCACTCGCTGATCAGCCACATGGGTGGCCACAGTGACTTCTCGATCACCTCCAAAAATCAACACAGTGCCTGGTTTGTAATCAGCATCTGCTTCATACCATTCTGCCAAGTCAGCGTACTGTGCTGTGGTGGCTTTGGCGTGCACAGTGTTGAAGTAATTTGTAACGTTGCCAATGTTGGCTGTGTTGTTGGCTGCGGTGGTTTGAATGTTGCCCGATACAATCAACACAGCCGATCCTGCTGCGGCTGTTCCACTAACAATTACGTTTGCCGCATTAATATTGCCTGACACTGACACAGTGGCGCCAGTATGAGTAGTGGCATTGACATTGGCACCACCCAACACATTGCCCCCAGTGATGTTGCCTGACACTGACACAGTGGTACCAGTTAAACTTGTGGCATTGACATTGGCACCACCAAACACATTGCCCCCAGTGATGTTGCCCGACGCACTGACGCTGGCAGCACTCATGGCTGCTGTGGCTATGATATTTGATCCTGTGATATTGGCCGTGGTGGCCAAGGCCGAAACCACGTTAGAACTTAGACTCAAACCGGCAGCATTCAAATTACCGCCAGTGATGTTGCCTGATGCTGATATTGTGGTAGCACCAGTCACATTGCCCACATGTGTGCCAATAATGTTGCCGCCAGATATGTTTGATACACCGTTGGCAGTGATATTGCCCACTGCACTTACAATGCCAGCAGAGAGTATATTGCCGCCTGATATATTGCCGGTTCCGGATACTTGACCTGATCCAAATAACAAATTGCCACCAGTGACATTGCCGCTGGCGCTGACAACACTGCCCAATACACTGCCGGTACCACTCACAATGCCTGCACCATACAAAACATTTCCGCCTGTGATATTGCCAGTGCCAGACACCTGACCTGATCCAAATAACAAATTGCCGCCAGTGATGCTGCCGGTTGCCGACATTGCTCCACCAGTGTTGATATTTGCACCCGTAACATTGCCGGCTACACTCAGTGCTGATGCTCCAGTGTTGGCAATAGATACCAAGGTTGCTGAGTTAAATGTAGCTGTGGCAGAGGCTGTAGTGGCTGTGACTGGTCCAATGGCAATGGTCGTTGTAGAACCTGCTGTTCCACCAGTGCCAATGTTTACAGCTTTGGTGTTGCCTGTGCCTGTGACACCATTGGCAATATTGACCGTTTGACTGGCGGTTGATTGACCAATTTGAATAAACCCAGTTTGGCTGGCTGCACCAATAACCACGTTGCCAGTGGTTTGACTGCTTCCAAGATTGATGTTTTGAGTTGTGCCTGAGAAGGTAACAGCGCCTGTGGCACTTAGTGTAGCACCTTGTATTAAATTAGCGGTAATTAAATTTCCACCTGTGACATTTCCAGCTGTTGTTATTGTTGTTGTACCAATAATGTTACCGCCGGTGATGTTCCCTGAGACAGACAGTGTAGTGCTTACCAGCGTGCCAATAATATTGCCGCCTGTGATGTTGCCAGTTGCAGACACCATTCCACCAGTCAATATGTTTCCACCAACTACATTGGCTGTGGCGCTGACATCTAAGCTGGCGTTGATATTTGCAGTAGCAATTAGATTGTTGCCGTAAACATCGCCTGTGGCTGACATCAATCCAACAGTTCGAACATTGCCACCGTTTACATTGCCACCTGCAGATACTACACCTGCTGTGTTGACATTACCGCCTGTGACATTACCAGTGGCTGTGAGTAATCCTCCAGTGACTACATTGGCGGCAGACACATTTGCTGCTGATGTTACGTTGCCTGTGGCACTTATTAGCCCGCCAGTAAGTAGGTTACCACCTGTGATATTGCCAGTAGCACTCACTGTGGTGCTGGCTGCCACTGCGCCAACTACGCTGATTCCGCCTGACCAAATGTTGGCTATTTGCACACTGTTGATTACAGCATTGACATTGCCGTTGGTGGCAGGAATTACAACTGATGTGTTGCCGAGAAAAATGTTGCTGCTGCTAAGGCCGGCAATGCCTGTGAGTTGACTGCCATTGCCAATAAAGTATGTACCTGATACATTGCCCGTGGCACTTACATTGGCTAATTGCAAGTCAGTGTACTGAAAACTGGGATCTGTAGTGTCAACTGTTGTGGTAGGCGCTGTCAACAAGTTGGTGAACAACTTATATTTTGCGTCTGTGACGTCGCGGAAATAGCCGGTGTAACGAGTGTTGGCGCCATCAAAATACTGTGAGATTACTCCAGAATCATAGGTATCGCCAGGATTATTTTGTGCCAAGAAAATAAATGGATCAGTAACAGCCAAACTGTCTGTCCCTGTGGTGGTAAATGTTCCATTTACAGTAAAGTCACCTACGCAAGTGATGTCTCCGCCCACATTTAAGTTGCCCACAATGCCAGCGCCACCTGCTGTTTTAAAACTGCCAGTGGTGATACTACTGCTTTCGGTAGTGTCTGTTATGTTAGCTGTTCCACTCACTGTGATATTGCCGCCAATGCCAGCCCCGCCGTATACAACCACAGCACCTGTGACATTGCTGACTGAAGTTGCATTGGCATTGAATGTCACACGATCCGCGCCACTCACTGTCACACTCATTGAACTGGCATTGGCCCAGTATAAACCAGTGTTGTTGGCTGCTAGGCTTACCACACTGGGTGCTGCTGCTGTGCCAGCATTGAACACTGATGCTGTGAGATCAAGGCTATTTAGAGCCCCTGCTCGATATGTGACTGCGATGTTGTTGCTGCCAGCGGCTGGTGGTGTGGTAAATTGCAATGAGACATTGCCAGCTGTGTAATCGGTAAATGGAATCTTCAACGTGCTGCCGATCATGACGTCAATGTCACTGGCGCTGGCAACTGATCTACTCAGGGTAAATTGGGTTGCTACTGCGTTGCCACTCAAAAATTGAGTGCTGGTATTCAGCAGTGGTGTATTGGGTTGAAGACCTAGATATGACATTAAGTGATTTCCATTATGCTCATTACTGTATCAATGCTGGATGCGGCACTGCTTTGCACATACATTTTGTCCCCAGTAATCATTACTATCTTTTGATCACCCCCCACAGGAATCAGCGATGCGCCAGAACTTATGGGTGCATTGGCCACTATGTAAGTGTTGGCTGTTGCGTTGGCCAGGTACACGTTGGCTGTTATGGCACTGCCTGTTGTATTGGTACAAACCAAGCCAATCACAATAGTTGTTGTGGCTGCTGGTACTGTATATGACCCAATTTGATCAGCTGTTGCGCCAATGTTTTGTGAAGTTTTTCGTGTAAAGGTATTTGCCATTTGTTATCCTAATGCTATTGCCAATGCAGCCGCGTCATCTATGGTTGCTACCCTGGCGTTGTTGATATTTATCGCGGTTGTAGCGTTGATATTGTTGGCACTGATGTTGGCTGTGGTTGTTATATTTGCTGTCATGTTGATTGCGCTGAGCACGTTGCCACTGAGACTCAATCCCACAGCGTTCAAATTGCCGCCGGTGACATTGCCGGTGACACTGATCAGGCCAGCGGTGCGCAGATTGCCACCATCTACATTGCCCGTTACACTCAAACTGCTCAGTGTACCCACTGAAGTGATGTTGTTTTGAGCCGCTGTGGTCAATGTGCCCACAATGCTGGTGCCACTCAAGTTGCCGCCGGTGATGTTGCCGGTGGCCGAGATTACACCAGCAGTGAGTATGTTGCCGCCGGTTATATTGCCAGTGGCCACTACTTGTGCCCCTGTGTTGATGTTGCCACCTGTGACATTACCGGTGGATGTGATCAATCCGGCTGTGCTTAAATTACCACCTATGACATTACCACTAACGCTGGCCAATCCTGCTGTGTTGATGTTGCCACCTGTGACATTACCTGTTGCTGTTACTACACCGCCTGTGGTCAAGTTACCACTGATAACGTTGCCGCTGATGCTGGCCGACCCGCCTGATCTGATATTACCACCAGTTATGTTACCGGTAGCACTGATTAGACCAGCTGTGTTAATGTTGGCACCTATGATGTTGCCGCCTGAACTGAGCAAAGTTGTAGCCAGGATGTTGCCGCCGCCAATATTACCAATGGTGCTTGAGATATTGCCAATAACTGTGGCTGAACCAGCCACAGTCAGGTCGCCACCGTTTGTGGTTACTATGGCTCCGCCTACTGTGAGTGCGTTGGCTGCATAATCAAATACCAATCCAGAGTCACCAGCAATGACACCATTTTGATCAAACAATACCTGACTGTTGGCCGAACTGGATAAAGTTATACTTCCGACTAGATTACCAAAAACATATTGAGCAAAAACATTGCCTGCGGCTGACACATTGCCCGCTGCTGAAATTAGTGAACCTGATACAATGTTGCCTGTGGCTGTGATAATTCCACCAGTGACCAAATTGCCACCTGTGACATTGCCCGATGCCGACACCGAAGCAGCACTCACAGCAGCAGCAGTTACAATGTTACCACCGGTGATATTACCGGTTACTGACACTGTGGTACCTGTATGAGTTGTGGCATTGACATTGGCACCGCCCAAAACATTACCACCGGTGATATTACCGGTTACTGACACTGTGGTACCTGTATGAGTTGTGGCATTGACATTGGCACCGCCCAAGACATTACCACCGGTGATGTTGCCACTTGCCGAAATTGAAGCGGCGCTTATGGCACCAGCAGTTACAAGGTTACCTCCAGTGACATTGCCTGTTGTGCTCACTGATGCGGCACTGACTACCGCTACAGAAATGATATTGCCACCAGTAACATTGCCAGTTGCAGATATCAGTCCAGGCGTAGTGATATTGCCACCAACAATGTTGCTGGTTGCGCTGACAGCACCCAAAGAACTCAAATTGCCAGTGATGATATTGCCAGTTACACTCAAACTAGACAGTATACCAATACCAGTAGCAATGACACCAGTCAGCTGTGATCCGTTGCCAATGAAGTAGTTGCCGGTGATATTACCTGCTGCAGAAATTATTCCAGGGGTTTTGATATTGCCGCCAGCAATATTGCTCGTAACATTGAATGCTGACACAACATTTGAACTTAGGCTCAATCCAGCAGCATTTAAATTACTGCCAGTTATATTGCCAGTGGCCACTACTTGTGCCCCTGTGTTGATGTTGCCACCTGTTACATTACCGGTGGCTGACACTGCACCCCCAGTGTTGATATTACCGCCAGTGACATTACCAGTTACTGAAACTGCTGTACCTGCCAAGGTGCCTACTACAAATGTGCCATAAGTGTTGACTGTGACTATTTCATTGGCAATACTAACATCTGTGGCTGCAATGATGTTACCTGAGCTATTTTGGTAGCCAACAAACGCAGATTTTTCGCTGGCTGCATAATAATAAAGTTGTTCACCACGATCTTTGCCATCGTTGCTGACCAAAGGTGTATTGTTGGCACCGCGCCCCAAACCGATGATTGGATCTTCAACATTGAAACTGGTTACGTTGTTGTAACTAAGATTTCCATTGACAATTAAATCACCACCAACAATGGCATTGCCTGTTGTGGTCACAGTGGCTGCACTGATAGCTGCTACAGAAATGATGTTGCCGCCAGTGATATTACCAGTTGCAGATATCAGTCCCGGAGTAGTGACATTGCTGCCCGCAATATTGCCAGAAACGTTTACAGCAGAAACCACGTTGCTGCTCAAACTCAATCCTGCAGCATTTAGATTACCACCAGTGATATTGCCAGTCACTGAAACTGTGGTACCGGTGTGTGTGGTTGCATTGACATTTGCCCCGCCAAGTATGTTTCCGCCGGTGATATTGCCCGAAGAACTCACACTGGCAGCACTTATTGCACCGGCAGTGATCAAGTTGCCACCAGAGATGTTGCCTACTGCTGTGATCAATCCAGATGCGGCCAAGTTGACACCGTTGACATTGGCCAGAGTGTTTACGTTACCAGTTGCAACTACTGCACCTGCTGTATTTAAATTACCACCAGTGACATTTCCTGATGCGCTCAATACACTGGCCAATACATTGCCAGTGGCGCTGACTAATGTGGTATTGATAGTGCCACCAGTGATATTGCCTGTGGCACTAATTGAACCAGTAGTGCGTAAGTTCCCGCCATTAACATTGGCTGTTACTGAAAGGCTGCTTAACGTACCAACTGAAGTGATATTTGGTTGTGTAGCCGTTGCTAAAGTACCAATGAGATTTGCACCAGTGACATTGCCTGTGGCGCTGATATCCCCTGTGGCGTTGACATTGATTGTTGCATTTACATTACCACCTGTGATGTTGGCCGTGGTATTGACAGCGGCTGTGCTGTTCAATGCTGATATTACATTGCCACTGAGACTCAATCCCACAGCATTGATGTTGTTGCCGGTGACATTGCCAGTTGCAGAGACCACACCAACTGCGCGAATATTTCCACCATCCACATTGCCTACCAAACTAACATCACCACCGGCGCTGACTGACCCAGCAGTAATGACATTGGCACCTGTAATGTTGGCTGCCGATGTTATAGAACCTGTGGACGAAATCAATCCACCTGTGAGTAGATTACCACCAGCGATGGTATCAGTAGCCACAACTTGACCAGCAGTATTGATGTTGTCACCGGTGACATTGCCTGTGGCTGATATGCTGCCTGCTGCACTAACCAGGCCAGTTATGACCACATTGTTTGCTAATATGTTGCCGGCTGCTGAGACATTGCCAGATGCCAACAAGCCAATGGTTTGTATATTGCCATTGACTGTGAGCAAGTTGGGACCTGCTGTGTCAAATCTCAATCCAGCACTGGCACCAGCATTGCCAGCATTGTTATAAATGATCTGTGTGTTTGACCCCGGTACAGTTAAATTACCTGTGATGTTGCCTGCAAAAGTACCAACAAAGTAACCATCAGTGACAATATTGCCTGCTGAACTTACAATACCTAGAGTGCGCAAATTCCCACCAGTGACATTACCTGACGAGCTCAATGAACCAGCACCAAATGCACCTGTTAAAGATAAATTACCGCCTGCAATGTTGCCTGTAGTGATGATGTTTGATGTGTTGGTGCCGCTGGCCAAATACACTGCCACATTGGCATTGCTGTAACTGGAAGCTATACCGGTGAGTAATGCGCCATTGCCTAAGATGTATCCACCAGAAACATTGCCTGTAGCTATGACATTGCCAACTTGAGCATTGCCAGTGAGTGTGAGAACATTACCAACACTGTTGAATCGAAATCCAGCACTGGCACCAGCATTGCCAAAGTTATTGTAAAGTATTTGTGTGTTGACACCTGGCACACTGATATTACCAGTGACATTGCCAACAAATGTTCCCACAAAGAATCCATCAGTTATGATATTACCAACGGCACTGATTTGACTATTGGCCCGAATATTACCAGCACTTTGAATGCCAGTGCTAGATACCACAAACACATTGGCAATTCCACCTACATTGATCTGCACATTGGCATTGGCTACAGGAATGGCCATTCTACTGGTGCCATTGGTAATGGCAGTGCTGTCACTTTGACTGGTGCCTTGTACCACAAAACTACCACCAACAGGATTGGTCAACACTATGGCATCGGCATTAGCAGTGAGTGTTGACTCACCAAGCGTGATTGTGTTGCCGCTCAGGTAGATATTTTTAAATCGTTGTGTACTGGTACCCAGTGTGGATACATTATTGGCTGCAGGAACAATGTTGCCTGAGAATGTTGTGGCACTTGGTCCAAACACCACTGTGTTTGACACGCCATTTACGCTGACTATGACATTGCTGCCAGCATTTAAAATACTTACATTGCTGTTGCCGTTGTTGATATTGGCCACTGTGGTAATGATACCAGTTAGCAGCGCACCATTACCAAAAATATAGTTGCCTGTAACATTGCCTGTGGCACTGATCGAGCCCACAGTTGTGATGTTGCCACCTGTGATATTACTGGTAGCGGAAATTTGTCCCGCAGTTGAAAGATTGCCCACAGCCAAATTGGCTCGTATATTTGAAGAAGTTGCACCAAACACAGCAACATTGCTGGTGCCGCCCACACTTACTGTGACATTGCCACCTGAACTTACAATTTTAACATTGCTAGTTCCCCAATCAATGCTGGTACCAGCAGTTGTAATGCCGGTAATGCCCGAACCATTGCCTACAAAATAGGCAGCATAGACTGTGTCAACTCGTTGAGTTGGGGCGCCAATATCATACACAGCATCAATACTGGGCATGATTGAACTATTTGCTTGGATATTGCCAATTCCATTGGCTCGCAGTACCAGGTTGTTGTTGGTACCAGTTACTGTGATGGTGTTTCCAGAGATGACAACATTGCTGCCAACAGGGCCAGCGGTATAAATCTCAGTGAAATTTTCATTTACAGCGTTAAATGCATCGCGTAACGGTTCACCAGTGCCGTCATTTGCTGCTGCACCAATGTCAATAATCTGTTGTGCCATAGATCTACAATGTCCTCTGGTGTATTTACCAAAAGGACTTGTTTGCAGTTTTAGCTGATTCTGGTGTAGGTTAGATAGGCGCCTGATTGAATATTGATATTGGCTGCGCTGGTCTGTGCTTGTATGGCCAAGTTGGCGTTACCTGCACTGTAGATTGTGCCTTGAATTCTCACGGTTCTGGGCGTGGTTCCAGTCATGACCTGGGTAGCCGCTGCTGTACCTGACACATTGCTGGTACTGGTGGAAAATGCGGCTGTTTGTGTGGTTTGTGCTTCTACAGTGTAGTAACAGGTACCTGCATCAAAGTATGTGCTGAATCCAGTGGTTGTACCACCATCGGGCAATATAGGCAAATATGCTTCGTATTTGTAACTATAACCTGCCAGAGCCAAGAATCCCAACACACCCACATTGGCTTGTACTGAGCTGTTGAATGCCACTGTGGTGGGTTGCCATACAATGTTTTCTACACCAATACCGTTGCCGTAGCTGTTGCCAGTGACATTTATATTGGCAGTGATCACATTGCCTGTGGTGCTGATATTCTGCACAGCAATGACGTTGGCACCAGTGACATTCCCGGTTGCTGAAATCAAGTTGTCACTGTTGACGTTGCCGCCTCTCACGTTGCCTGTGGCTGTAATGCCTGCTGAACCTGCGCTGACAGCCCCTAGGCTAATGATGTTGCCCCCAGTGATATCGCCTGTGCTGCTCATGACACCAGCAGTGAGAACATTGCCTCCGGTAATGTTGCCGGTCACAGTGGCCAAGCCACCTGTGATCAAGTTTGCACCCGATATGTTGGCTGCGCTGGTCACATTGCCACTGATGTATGTGGTACCTGTGACAGCCAATGTGTCTAGTGGTGCTGAGTTTGCAATGCCAACGTTGCCCGAACTGCCAATCACTGTGATTCTTGTAGTGGGTGTGGCAGTGCTGCCGGTTTGAATCTCTATGTTGGCATTACCGTTGGTATCTTCGTACACTGCTCGAATTCTTGCTGTTACTCTGGCTCCTGCGCCGGTACTGTCGTTTGTAAACCACTCAACACCACCTATATTGGCACCCAGTGTGGTCACAGCAGTGTTGGCGTCATTGAATCGAATTATTGGATTACTGGTTGCGCTGCTGGTTCGTGTGACAATGATGTTGCCAGTGGCACTGAGATTGCTGCCAGTTACTGCGCCGGTTGCAGAGATCAGCCCTGCAGTGCGCAAGTTGCCGCCTTGTACGTTACCAGTGACACTGGCCAATCCAGTTATAAAAACACCTGTTGTGGCAAACACTGCCACATTGGATGTACCGCCCACAGTGACATTGGCATTGCCGCTGGCTACAGGGATTTCCACGCTGGTTGTGCCATTGAAAATCTTGTCAGCATTGATGTTGCCCACCAGCACAGCATTGCCACTCACAGTGAGATTGCCGTTGATATTGACAAAGGGCGAATTTATGTTGACAACGTCTGTGGCATTGACGCTTTCAATTGTGTAATCACCACTGACACGCTTGACTGAACTCATTTAGAAATCCTTTACGTTATTTATACGGTCTAAGAAGTCAGCCATGGCCATGTGCTGCATGTTTTTTATACCCTGCAACTCTTGTATTTGTGCTGTTGATTCACCAACAACTCGATGAAAACTGGTTGTAGGGAAATCCCGGGCTATTGTGACTAGTTGCCGCACCCAGTTGCCAGTAAACGTGGGATTGGACGAGCTTTTTTTATAAAATTCTGTGTCAGCATACACATTGTTGAAACGATTGGTAGCAGTGGGCCCCATGTCAAATCCTATGAGATACACTGCTAGATGTTGATCCAGGGCTGCCAAGCCCACTGCTATGGGTCCTGAACTGAATCCGTAGTAGTTTTGCGGCACTGATCTTGCACCCAGCCCTGGTAAAGGTTTGCGTGTGTACATTACATGCTGTTGTGCATATCCAGTGTGTTGTATGGCATGTGCTATGCCCTTGTCGGTACTGACCAACACATCTGGCGCAAATTCTCGGTACAAGGCGTTGCACCCGTACACACGCCCACGCTGTTTCAACACAGATAAATCAACACTCAAACGGCTAACGCCGTTGCCCAAAACAAATGCTGCACTCATAAGAAATCCTCCCAGTATGTAGCTGGGAGGACTCTAACACTTTACAAATTAAGAAGTAACGCTGGCAATTTGAGCCAATTGCACTGTGCCGTTTTGTGCATAAGCACTGTTGACAATTTCTGCACCACTCCATGTAACTGTGCCTTCGTCTGTGAAGAAGTTGGCAGCATAGTAGTTTTCACTGCTTTGAGTGTTAGTACCATAGTTGGTATCAGCATAGTTACCATAGGTCATGCCATTCCAGTCACGCACCCACTTGTTGGTGATGTAGCTGGCGTAAACAGCTGAACTGTCACCAGTGCTGTAAGCAATACTCATGTAACCAGCAGCTGGTGTTGCAGTGTTGCTCAACACACAGATGTCCACTGGGTATGCTTCACCTGTGCCTGCTCCGCCCACGCTGGTTGCAGTAAAAATGTCACCAGCGGCCACTGGACTCCCTTTGGCGCCAGCAGCAGCCCAGTCAGTGGTGCCCACTACAGCAATTTGATATGCTTGTCCCACAATAAAACTACCGTCAGCTGTGGTGCTGGCTGTGTAAGCCACCAAGAATTTGTGTGCACCTTTTTGACGGATGATGCGACCGGCGCCAGCAGTGGTGCTGGTACCGTCTTGCAATGCAATGTTCACTACTGCGGCAATCTGCGGATTGGTAGCAGTTGCAACACTGCTGGCAGGACTGCCACCAACAACACCAAGATATTGTGCAGCATCAAGAGTTTGTACAGGTGCGTTGTATACTGGATCAGTTAAAGATCCAAAGTTGGGATAACCAACATCAACATTGACTGCGGCTGCAGGTTGGTTAACTGAAGTTGACGTTGGATATGTTACACCTTGAGCGGTGCCGTATTTTGCAATTTTGAGAGCTCTTCCCATTTTGATTTCTCCTTAAAGAAGCCCAATGCGGGTTCTAGCCGCTACGCAGAGGGTTAGCACTGCATAAGACGCCGAATTGCGTCACAAATATTTATGAAGAGGTTGAAATCTTTAACTACTGAGTGTATACTGTAAATATGTCCATGGAATCCACAAACGAAATAATCACAGATCCTGCTCGACTCATTGAGGAAGGCAATCGACTGCGCGGAGAAAATCGTCCAGATCAAGCACTCAAATGCTACATGCTGGCCATGTGCCACGACCCAGACTCAGCTGCTGCTTTCAATAATTATGGCAATGTGTTACGTGAGTGTGGGCAACCCCGACGTGGTATACCATTTTTGGAACATGCCATCATACTGGATCCCAACAATGCCACTGCTCGATTTAATCTGGCCGTAAGCCATCTAATCATGGGTGACTATGTTCGTGGTTGGCCAGCATACGAAGCACGTTGGCAGTATGAACATCTAGCCGGTACAGAACCTCAGCACCGCCAACCACGCTGGAGTGGTGAGGATCTCAAAGGCAAAACCATACTGGTGGTAGGTGAACAGGGTCATGGTGACAACATACAGTTCTGCAGATTTTTGGGCAATCTTCATGCTGCAGGCGCACGAGTACTGTTCCAAACCACCCTGGGTTTGATTCCCATGCTGGCCACCAGCCAGGTCATATCATGGATAGGCACCTACACCGATGAACCTCCTGAATTTGACTACTGGATTCCCATCATGAGTTTACCCGGTGTGTTGGGTGTGACCCTAGATAACTTGCCTAAAACAGTGCAGTACATATCACCCGATCATGACAAATCCTCTGCTTGGCTTAAGCGACTGGGTCCAAAAACACGCATGCGAGTTGGCTTTTCATGGTCCGGTCGCAGAGATGCCTGGTTGAATCGTCACAAAGGTGTGCCTTTTGAGATCATGCTGGATCTCATACGACGCAACCCACAATATGAGTGGATCAACCTGCAAGTAGACGTTGCGGGCGAGGAAGATGAAGCACTGGCAGCAGCAGGAGTAACACGCTATCCTGGCACCATTCAAAGTTTTGCAGACACAGCAGCCTTGATCAATTGCTTGGATGTGGTGATCTCAGTGGACACTGCCATCACACATCTGGCTGGTGCCATGGGCAGACCCACTTGGTTGATGTTGCAGTGGTTTGCCACTGATTGGCGTTGGTTGTTGGACCGTGATTCAAGTCCATGGTATCCCACTGTGAGAATATTCCGACAACCGTCGATGGGTGACTGGGCGTCTGTCACAAAGAAAATAGAACAGTATCTCAGCTGGTTCAAAGTTTAGGTTATTTGTGAGTTAATTCCAAATACCAAGTGTACTGATTGAATTTTTCAAAAAAAGCTGACACAACTTTTAATCCGCTGTCAACAATAAATTTTTCAAACTCAAACACACTGGATCCAAATTTTTGTTCTTGTAACAAGATTACACCATTGGCCGACAGGTGTTTTTTTACATTAGAAAAAAAATCTTGATGTGCTTGCCAGTCTTTGTCAACACTTATTCTATGCCAATCATGCATAGAGCCATGTTCAAAATTGGTGATATTATATAGATGAGTTTTAAACGTTGGTGGATTGGCTACAATTAAATCAAATTGTAATTTGTTGTCTAGTGTTTTCAGTGTGTCTGTGTGAGATACTGAAACTGTGCCTTGAAATCTTGCTGGCATGTTGCTGATGGTTTTTTTGCATGCATCTATTGCATACTGGTTGCTTTCTACTAGGTTCATGGTTTTACAAATACCATCTGCCAACAATCTAAAACCAATGGCACCGTGCCCGGCTGCCCATTCCATACCGTGTTCAAAAATTCTGTCAGGGTACAGGCAACGAATAATTCTAGGAAAATTTTGCCCTATATCAATTCCACCGCCTTCTATAGAGTGATTGTAATATACAACAAAATCGTTGGCCACTAAAAATTCCAAATCATAATCAACATTGCTGGCTAGATCATCAGCAGGCAATTTCAGTGGCAAATGATATAGATCTTGTGTTGTTAGGTAAACATATTCTCTGCCACCAAAATTATTTAGAATTTCATGCTGTATATGTTTAGGTAGGGTCGTAAACTCATGTTCGTTAGCACAATCTGGCCAGCTGGGGTCTCGAATGTTTTTATAAAAATTGTTCCATCTGCTCATGGCAATACTTAGCCAACAAAAAACCCGCCTCAGCGGGTTTTTTGAACTTCCCATCCCTGGGTAGTTGTTCTCTGATTAGGAGAATGACAAGTTGGAAACTGCGATCTCACCAACATAGTCACCAGCGTTGCCGAAGCTGCTGGCAGTGTTGGTCAACTCAATGTAACCATAGCGTGTCATGAATGACACCACTGGTTCAAAGGTTGTTGGATCAAGCACAACACCACTGCTCATCAAGGGAATGTATGGGCAGTAGAATGCTGGTGCGTCAGCTTCTGAAGAACCTTTGTAACCGACCAATACTGATTGTGTGTCAGCAGCATAGCTGTCAACGAACACACGCATAGAGCCGTTCAATGTACCAACAAACTTGGTGTTTGTGGGTGCTTCAAAGGTACCTTCTGTGGTACGTGCAAATGCACTGGTTGTTGCACTTTGCAACACAGTCAAAGCAGCAGAGGAAACCACAGCGTAGTTACCAGCGCCACGACGTGTGCGTTGAGCAATCAAGTTAGCAACACGGTTGACCAACACTGCCAATGCGGCGTGTTCGTCACCAACGAATGTTGCTGTACCAGAAACAGTTGCTTGGTTGTATGTGAACTCAGTGGCAGCCAATGAGCGCAATGACAACAAGATTTCTTGGTCAATTTCAGCAGTGATCTCTTGAGCCAATGCTGCCATGATTTCTGCTTCAACGTCAATACCGTGCATGGCTTGTGCGTCTTGAGCAGATTCAAATGTCCAGCGAGCTTGCAACTTACGTGTGCGAGCTTCAACGGCTTGTTTCAAGATCTGAACGGAAATTTGCTTACCGCCAGTACCTTCCATGGTAGCTGTGTTGTTACCAGTATAGTTAGTAGCTGTGTTTGTACCTGCAGGCACAGTTGAATATGCTTGAGCAATTTTAAATGGGCTCAATGCTTCTTCACCAGCACTCACGCTGGTAGCGGCTGCTGAATTGTCTGTCAATGAGTTGGCATAACGCACACGCAAGGTGTGAATTTGACCAACTGGACCAGTCATAGGCTGAACGCCAACCAACTCGTTAGCAATAACGGTGGGCATCACACGACGGATCACTGGCAGAATCACACGGTTAAGTGTGGCAATGTTGCCAGACGCAGTAGAACCTGCACTTGCATTCTCTTTCAAATAGCGACGTGTATTCTCGAGGATTACATTCATGCTATTGCGTTTGGTTCCATTAAGACCTTCTAACAGTGCCTCTTTGGTTTCGCCCCAACGACTTTCTAATAGTTCTTGTGACATTTAAGTCTCCTTGTTAAGATTAAAGACCTGCCAGGCGCTTGAGGTCAATCACGTTGCTGCGATCTTCCGACACCGTGGGTACAGTATTTTTATCACCAGTTACTGCGGTAACAGATTCTGCAATTACTTTACGGGCTTTCACAGATCTATCTTCCAACACTGCTGGTAGATACTTTTCAAAAGCTGACTTCAAACGTGGTGTTTGAACGCTTTCGAGTAAATTACGCATGACTTCTTGCTTTTCCCGGTTCAAGGGACGCAGCAATTCATCCAGAGTACTTTCGCGCTCATTGGATTCTCGGATCATACGCAGTTCACGTTCTTTGGACTCCACCACCACTTTGGCGTGTTGGGTGAGTTCAATTGCTTTACGCAATTTTTGATCTTTCTCAGCAATAACATCATACAGTTTACGGACTTCTGCCTTCTCATTGAGATGGGTAGCACCGAACTCTGCTGCATACGCTTCGAAGATTCTGCGACCAAAATTGTTCTCACGAGCAATTTTGATGTCTTCTTGTAACTGATTCAACTCAGCCTTGAGATGACGACTAACAGCTTGACTCATTTTCTCAGCTGATTCTTTTACGAAACGGCTCTTCAATGCTTCAAGTTTGCCACGGGCTTCACGTACCAGACGCACTTTTGTCTCTACGACATCACGTTTGTCTTTGGCGAATTCTGTGATTTCACGTGCCAATGCCTGCACCACGAAGTTTTCAAGTTTTGACACTCCTTCGGTATGCATCTTGCGGTCTTTGCGCAGTTCGCCAATTTCTTCTGCAAGTTTAGAAACCATAAAGTTGTTGAACTTTGTAGCTGACTCTTTCATCTTGCCTTGGAAACGAACGCGATCTTCCGCCAGTGCTTGCTTTTCAGCAGCCACTTGCGCAATTTCTGCGGCCAAACCTTCTGTTACCATCTTGTCTAGGGCTTCTACCATCACTGTTTTGTCATGCTCGTAGCGTTGTGCAAACTCTTCTCTGAGTTCTGCACGTACCTGTTCACGGGCTTCGTTAAGTTTTCCTTCCCAAGCTTCGTTGAGTTCTTTACTAACGTCTTCGTTAATTAGGCCGCTGTCGAGCAGGGGTTTGATTGCATCAAACATTCCTGGTTCTCCTTAGATTTTGAGATCCCGAATGAGTCTTTTAACTTCATTCTTGAGGTATCTCTGCACTTTGTCGCTCTCGCCAGACTCCCGTGCCATTTCCATCAGCTTATGACCGTGCTTCATGTTCATGAGGCCTTCATAAATTGCTGTGGGATAAGCATTGGGTGCACTGGGTTGTGCAACTACATCTATAGTGACAATTTCAAAGTCACTTACATGTCCTGTTCTGTCGTCCACGTTGCCGCTGCCACGACTGCTGACGCCAAGTTTTACACCTGACGTGATCAGCGTTTTAATCAATTCTCCCATGGGAGTTGGCAATATCTTCAACTTACCGCAACCAGCATGTCCGTCCATCCACATGCCTTCAACTGTGTGGCACACACGATCTAAGTTGATTTTTAGATCATCTGGATGGTCCACTTCACCTAGTACGGAGTTACCGTTGTGGATCTGTTCGTTAATGGTTTCTACTGCCTTGATAATTTCGTGTCGGGGGTAGATACGTTCATTGGCATTGCGCTTGTCGCCTTCAATGCAAATGCCCTTGAGGTAGAGATGCTTTTTACCAGCCACATCCGCCTCTTCTAAGATTTGGATGTTGGCTTGGCTAAAAGTAAGATCTTCTCTAAGGTATCTAGATGACATCTAATTAACCCTTACGTCCGCCGGGAAGTGGGCTCTTGTTGTTTTGACCTTCGCTACCGGCGCCCATTTTAGGCTTTGGTGCTGCTGAAGGCTTTTGTGTGCCTTGTGCAGGTGTGTTACCCACTTTGCCGATCAAGTCTTTTGTGGTGTTTCTATAAGCGGCTGTGTCATGATGTCCACCTTCGCTGGCACCAGTGTGAACTGGACGGCTGGCCATGCCTGCCTGTCCGCTGTTAGCTGCATAGGTAGACTTCTTGTTTACACCGCCTTCTTCACTGGTTGTGGGCTTTGGGGCTGCTTTGAGACTCACAGCTTCCATCATGCCGGGTTCCATTTCGTCTGTGTCGTCTATTTCAATGGCGTCGCCACCTTCGTCGGGACCAAAGCCATCGCCGTCACCCATGTCATCGCTGCCCATGAGGTCTTCAAACTCGGCCATTAACTGGTCCAGTTTGTCTTCTAAATTCATGATGTCGTCTTTGGTTGCTGGTTCGCTGCCACCTTCGTCGTCGCTGACACCAATGTCAAATTCTTCTTCTTCGTCGCCTTCGGCTTCCATGTTCATGTCAGATTCTTCTTCCATTTCCACGTCATCGATCAGGTCGTCACTGGCATCGCCGCCCATGGCACCTTCTTCAATGTCTTCTTCGGCTTCGTCTAGTTCTTCTTCGCCTTCGTCGAGTTCTTCTTCTTTGGCTTCTTCAATATCTTCTTCGGCTTCTTCAGCCATGATATTTTCATAGATCTGACGGCTTTTCTCCACAACAATGTCGTGGAAAAGTTCGCGGGCTTTCGCCTCTTCGTCATTGATTACATATTCAATCAATTGTTCAAAACGGTTCATATGGGAAACTCCTATAGGTAAAGTGTGCTGTTATTTACACACAAGGAGAAAAAGACGTGGTTTAAGGGGCCAAAAGGCCAATAAATGTAAAAAATTTATTACATTGCCGGGGCGGCAGGAGGTGGTGCATATTGTTTGCGCACCAGTTTGAGTTTCTCTTTGAACTCATACATTCTTACGTCATTCATTTTTCTCAACTTGTTGAGTTGACGCAGTGTGAGACGAGTTTTGCGCAGATCACTCTCTTGTGGCTGACTGTTGTCTTGCGACAAGTTTTGAAATGCTTCTGGGTCTTTGCGAAAAAATTCAGTTAACAACATGTTGTTATTTATACTGCACCAGGGGGAGCAGCAGGGGCAGGTGCACCACCAGGAACTACAGGCACAGGACCAGCGCCAGCAGGTGCTGCTCCTGCTGCTGCCATGCCAGCAACTTCTTCACCAGTTTCAATGTCAGATTCTAATGCACCTGGAGTAATACCAATACTGCGCATATCCTGTCCTGCATTGGTTTCCAACTTGGGATCATCGCGTTCTTCGCGCCACATTTCTTCGTTTTCTGCAATTTCTTCTTCGGTTAATCCTAAAAAACGCTGCAACATAAAACGTTTGCTCATGTACGGCAGTTGTTCCAACTGTGTAAATGCGCCAATGCGTGTGGTATCTAGTTCGCTTTGACGATAACTGGCAAAGTTTTGAGGTGCATTAAACTTCAAATTAAACAGGCTAGAGTCTATATTAAACCCACGCCATTTCATAAACATCTTGAATTCGTCGTCTAATTTCTGCACAATCAAGGCCTGTAGTCGTTCGCAATACTGATTAAATCTGTACTCTTGTATCAGTGCTGTGCCTACTTTTCCATCAGTCATGGCACGGTCTGAATCGTCTGGACCAGTGGGCAAATAACTGCTGGGCACACGTAAACCACGAGCCATTTTGTTGTTGAAATATTTCAAGTCATCAATTTCGCCCAGATTTTGTCCACCTTGCAGTGTATCCACGCTTGAACCACGCCCGTCTGCCCCTTGGGGAAAGAAATAATCTTCATTAATACTGAGTGGGTTATATGACGCATCCATCATGTTGTTACCACCACCGGTCATGGTAGGAATTCTTCGCTGATGCATTTCATTTTTCACACGTTCTACAAAAGCCATGGCCAAGTGTGATGGCATATTGCCCACGTCAATTTTGAAGATTCTGCGCTCAGGAGCACGGCTCACACGATAGATCAGCACTGCATCTTCCAACAGTTCTTTCTGCTTGAATACCTTGTAGATCTGTTCCAGGATACTGCGTCCAAAAGGCCAAAACACGTCTAGGCCTTCGTTAAGGCTCATGTGTACCACGTGCTTGGCATCCAAGCAAACTTCGTTCATGGCAGTTATAAAACGACTGTTGCCCACACCGCCACCAGTGCCGCCATTGGGCATGGTGTAGTTGGCATTGCCTGAAATTGTTCCTGTCACTGGGTTGGTCATGTAGTCTGTGGTGGTTTTTGCTGCCACAGTCATGTTTTGAAAGTTGGGGTTGATGTCACGAATCACATACTGCTCGGGTCTCTTGCCTTCTGATTCGTTTACAATAACACGGGCAACTTTGCTCATGTCCACCCACATCATTTCAAAAGTTTCTGGGTCACGCACAAACACTTGATCACCGTACTTGATGGTGTTGCGGAACAGTTTGAATATGCGCTGATCCAGCTTGTTGAGTTTGACCCATTGTTGTAACTGCTTCTTGATGATTGACACTTCGTTGTCTGTGGGTTTTTCACGATAATCAACTTCAAAAGGTGTACCGTTTTGTTCGTTCATCTGTGTGGAAAACTCAGCAATGATGTCCAGGCATGCATTGATTTCTGAGTCCATGTCCATGTTTTCATACTGATTGTAGCGTTCAATACGATTGGGGTGTCCTGAGTACACTTCGGGCAGTCTTGACGCATAGTTGCGAAAGATAAAGTCTGCAGGCATACCAGTGTCTGAGCCATCATTTTTGGTGTAGCCAGGGAGTCCAAATTGGTTCCTGCCTGAAATAGGACTCATGACACCTGTAGTGTCTGCCACTTTGAAATATTTGCGCCAGCCGGGTTGTTTGGATTCTGCCATAGTTGATTATTTATTGTTAATTACTGGCCACCTGTGCTAATCGCCCACTGGCTTTGGCTGTGGCTTGTTGACTGCGACGAATTTCTTCCAACAATCCTACCATTTGCTGTTGCAGCCCTGTGTCGCCGCGGCTCTGCATTTGTTCGGCTAGTCGGTTAATACTGGTCACAGCTGACTTGAACTCTTCACCCATGCTGTCTTTTATATTCTGCCCCAGTTGTTCCACTGATTCTTTGTTGATGTCTAGTTTGGGCATGTCGCCCAACAGTGCTGCCTGACTGTCTGCTGATGTAGGCATGGCAAAGTTTTCCATTTTCTGCAGCATCTGTCCTTGCAGATCAATCATTGTTTTTTGTACAGTATCAGTGGATGGAATTTGTGAAGACATGTCTGCAGCGGCTGCGGAAAATTCTTTATTGCCCCCTGACTTGGCAGTGAGTTTTATTCCACTGGTAATCTTGTCAATTACCTTGAGCATTTCGCCCTGAGCATCCATTATTTTCTTTTGCGACTTTTCACCACTGACCATGTTGAACAACTTGGTCAAATCAGTATTTTCATTTTTGTTGAGCACACGTTCGCCTTTGTGCAACTGTGCAATGATGTCTTTGGGTTCAAACAATTTACCAAGTACTCCTGCTGTGCCGTCTTCTCTGGCCGGAACTGGAGGCGGAAATAGTTGGTCATACATGCGTGGAGGGCGTGGCGGTGGCGAAGTTTGCTCATCAGTAGTTATAGGCGGTACTGGTGGCTGGATTATCACTGGCAAAGGATTGCTTTGGCTCCAAGGTGGCATTGGTCGATTGTCAACTCTAGGATTGTTTGGACCAACTGGACCTGCTGAACTCTGACTACCATCAGGATTGCTACGTATAAATCGTCGATCCAAACGTTGATCAGCATTGTCAGGCAAGTTGTCCAAGACCCCAACACTTTCAGGGCCAAATCTGCTAGATTGACGACCCACAACTATACCTTCTCCCAAAGTTTGCCCAATCTTTTTTACCAAATCAAGTATGTCTTTTTGCACAACCATTGAAGCATCTCTTAGTAAACTGGGCAATCCAGTTTGTATAAATGCTTGTTCTGCCAACATGACTTCGTTCTGAGCCGCACGAAGTTCTGCTTGTTTTGCCACTTGCCCAGTTTTGTCTCCCAGTTGAGCTGCTTGATTTAGTCGGGCCGCTTCAAGATTTTGCTGCAAGCCACCACGGTTCATCATGGACTCGGCCTTGGTCAATGATGAATACATTCCACCCACGGATTTTCCAAACATGGCCAATTCTTCTTGGCTTTTGCTACTGCGAGCCATGCTTTTTAGAACTTCGTCAAATCCTTTTTCAAACCCTTGTTGATCTCCTTGAAATTTGCCAGCCTTTAATTGTTGTATCAATTGAAACATTTCTGGAGCCATTGACAACAATGCTTTTGATTCAGGAGTAGGTGCACCACCACTCATCATGTCTTGCATGCCTTTGAAAACGTCATCACCTAGCTCTTTTGTAAGAGTGGTCAACGCCGCCAACTGCTTCATGGCATCACTGCCCTCACCAAATTGGCGTCTAATTTTGTTTTGGGCTGCTAGAAACTTTTCGTTTCTTTGTGCTTCTTGCAGGGCTTGTTGTTGTTGTTTACGACTGAGTCCAGTTACTTTGGTCAGTGCATCTTGTTGCAGTATTAATTCATAAGCACTTTTGCCCAATTGGCCAAAATCATTGATAGTACCGCGACTGATTTTGGCTTGCATTGTGGCGTACTCTAATATGGCTTCGGCTTGTGCATCTTGATCCATTCCCAGTTTGCGAAATGACTCGTTGTAACCAGCCATGCTGCGACCAAGTTCGGCAAATTGTTGTCGTCCTTTGAGCACTGTACCACCCATGGCAGCCATGGCGTCAGCATTTTGTCCAGCCAGTGACAAGAATCTGTCAAGTTTGGTAACATTCAATCCCAACTTTTGTATGTCGTTGAACAGCCCTTCAATACCGTCGGCTCCCACAGCACCACTTTCGGCCAACTGGCTGAATGCCGAGTACATGGTGTCTGCCTGGGTTTTTGACACTGCAGCCAAATCTTCAGCGGTTTTTAAAGCATACACACCCAATGCAGTCAGTCCGGCAGTTACCGCTTTCATGATAGGCCCGCCGGGCATCAACAAACTCAGTCCAATAGCAAGCGTTGATACTGCATCGGTCATTTTGCTCATTGAACTATTGAATACTGCGGCACCCTGTTCGCCACGGTACATGGCCTTGGTATAGTCACCTACAGCATCAGCCAAATTGCCCATGACACTTGTGGCTATTTGTACTTTGAATCCAAAGTTTTGTATGCCGGTCTGTGCTTCCAGTAGTCGTCGATTGGTTTCTGGCAAAATATATCCAAACCGGCGCATCTGCTCGTTTACTTCTTCTGTGATCCTGGCGAGATTTTCTTCTGGTGTCATGGTTGTGTACCTATAAGTAGAACTATATTTATAGGTACAAAAATGACCCAATCACCCAATCCGTTACGACAATTTTTTAGACAACCTGCAATCTATCTAAAATTGCCCAGTGCTGGACGATATTGGCCAGCAGCCTCGTTGGACCTGCCCGCCAATGGAGAGGTACCAATATATCCCATGACTGCCATTGACGAAATAACATATCGCACACCAGATGCCTTGTTCAACGGACAAGCAGTGATCAGTGTGATACAAAGTTGTGTTCCTGCTATCAAAAATGCTTGGCATGTGCCCAACATTGATCTCAGTCCATTGTTGATAGCCATACGTATTGCCAGCCAAGGACACGAAATGGGCCTAAATGCCACATGTCCGTCATGCAGCCATGAAGAAGAATACGCACTGGATCTGCGCACAATCTTAGATCAACTTCGTGTTCCAAATTTTGCCGAAACTGTTCACTATGGTGATTTAGAAATTGTGTTTAAACCAGTCACCTACGAACAACAAAATCAAAGTAGTATTGCACAATTTGAGCAACAAAAGATTTTGTCTACACTGCCAACTTCAGAATTGCCTGAAGAAGAAAAAATGAGTCGACTAACTCAGGCATTGAAAATCATCACTGATTTAACAATAAACATAATCTGCCAAAGCATTGCAATTATCAAAACACCCAATGATGTAGTGTCAGACTCAGCACAGATTGAAGAATTTTTAAGAAATTGTGAAAGTAAAATATACAATCAAATACGAGAACATGTGGTGTCTCTGAGACAACAGAGTGATATACCGCCATTGAAAATAAAATGCACTGAGTGTGATCACGAATATGAACAAGCACTAGACTTGGACATTGCAAATTTTTTCGCCTCCGCCTCCTAGTCTCTTCTCCTGAGCAAATCAGTTCATATGTAGACCGCTTGGATCAGGAGGCTGGACAAATCAGGGCAGAAAGTCTCAGGTTAGCTTGGTACATGCGTGGAGGCGCTAGTTATAATGATGTTATGCAAATGAGTGCTGCAGAACGAAAACTAATCAACGAACTTGCCAAAGAAAATATTGAGACCACAAAGAAATCTAACTTACCGTACTTTTAAATGAATATTGAAACTGTCACTGCTGACATATTGGCCTGGAGCGAACGCTTTGTAGAACAACCACATCCTGCTCTGGGAGCATGGCCTCCCTGTCCCTATGCCAGACAAGCCAGACTCAGCAATCGTGTACAGGTATTGTTGGGATCAGATCCTTGGTTTGATCTCCGACTGAGATCGCGATGGGGCATGTATCACTGGGATGTGATTGCCTATGTGTACGACCCTGCAGAATGGCCTTATGAACGTTTTCACTCGGCCATAGAGTCTGCCAATCAAGAGCTGTTGTGTGCCAAGGATATGTTGGCCCTGGAAGATCATCCCAACGCAGTGGAGGATGTCAACGGTGTAATCATGAATCAAGGTCAGTATGCTATAATATTTGTACAGAGTTTGAGCAAACTCAATGCCGCTGCTGAGCAACTGGCTGCCAAGGGGTTTTACAAGGACTGGCCTGAACAGTATCTCACTGACCTTTTTCATCACAGACAGGATCCCAGATGAGTTCATATCAGTTTGCCAGGATTGATCTTGCCAAAACCAACTACTCAGCCACGACCGTGGAATGGATGTACATGACCACCCCCAACATTGCAGAGTTGAATAGCATATATCGACAGTACTGTCAGTACAGAAAATTCACCAGTGTAATGCCTATATTTGATTCGCGATACACTGATGCCATGACCGACATCATAGGTTACTATGACCATGGACGGTTGGTGGCTTTTTCACTGATTAAACGTTATGATGAACACAATGCCTTGTGCGATCAGTTTGCATGGACCTATCATAATCCACGCATGAGACTGGGCATAGAAACCATGAAGGTAGAATGTGCTATCTATCGAGCACGTGGCTTTAGGTACCTGTACCTTGAACAAGCACACGAATACAAAAAAGAAATAGACGGATTTGAAATACTAGGACCAATGGAGTAAACATGGATTTATACACAATATGGGCAGACAAAGAGGGAGACATATCAGACCTAGATTGGGTCAACGGTATGAAAAGTTTCTTTGATCATCTTGTTGAAGAAGGACGCATGGAAACCTACAGGATCACTCGTTGCAAAATGGGATTTCGTAGCATAGCTGACATGCCTGAATGGATGATCATCATGGAGTTTAAAGACATGGCTCAAATGGACAGCGCATTCAAACGAGTTGCCCCACTCAAAGGCGATCTTGAAACCAAACACAAGAGTTTCAATCAGTTTGTTTCAGGAAACATTCAACATGCACTGTTTAGAGATTGGCCAGATACTAATCTCAACGATTAAAGATCTACTTCGTAGATCTGTTGATTTCGCTATGCTCATCAACTCATTGTTTTCTTTCGAGCGAAGCGAAACAGTTTCATCTAGATTCTATAGTCACACTTTGCCCGCACAGGGCAAAGGCTGCTTCATCTGAGTTCTGATAGCACCTAGCGTTACAACAATTACAGAGGCGGTTGTCCTGTACCTCGAGTTGCGTCTTTACTACAACGGCAATCAATACAACATACGCTAACACATTGCACTGACCTGCTGCCCCGCGGCAGCGTCTTTTTAGCCTGGGAATTCTTTTCAAACAGCAAAACCGCGGCAATTTGCGATCGTCGTCCTGTCAAGGATAGTTGCTGAGTGCTCACTGGCGCGGTGAGTCTTCCATCCCTGCGATCCAAGATCCAGGTCCAGGGCACACGTTGTTGACCTGTGCGAGTCGTTACTGCCTGTTAAATTTTGTCTTTGATATGTGAGCCATGTACACGTACTTGTATATGGCCGTTGTAATAATCTGCTGATTCCAATACTCGACGTGCAAACTGTTCTCGTGCCTCAATGTAACTACATTCAGACTTTGATTTGCAATAGAAGAGTATCTCTCTGGTGAAGTTTTCGATGCCTAGTTTGATTACGTCTGCGGTTAATTCTGGGCTTGACCCGTAGTACTCACGCCAGTCTGAATCGACTTTGGTTCGTATCTTCTTCCGCTTTTTTGTGCCGTTCTTTTGTTTTACTGTCTTGTACGTTGTCTTACTGAATTTTGCTAATTTTTTGCCTATGTACTTGCGTCCAGATAGATTATTTGTGATTTGATAAACAAAACCCACACATTCTTCAGGTAAAGTCTCAACTGGGGTGTCTTGATATAACCATGTCATGTGCTTGAGCGGGATCTGCCTTTCGTGCTGTAGTTATGTTGCCTTTAGTATAATTGAAGTTTTTTCAGGAAATTTTGATTTTCAAAGAGCATGCCCAGATTATAGCGATTTTGTTGCTCGTTATATTTGCTTAGATAGTTCAATTCTTGCTGTCTGCCTGTGGCAGTATAGTTTTCACCCAGTCCAAAATGTACAACGCCGGTGGGTCGTAATCCCAAGCGTTCACACCAATATGTCTGTTGATCTAGATATTTGTTCACCATGTAGTCCACAGGGAACTGCTGTATTAGACTCAATGCTAATCCGCTACTCAAACGGTTGCAAATGTTTTCATCGTTGCTCATCTGCATGGGATCGCTGGGTTTGTGTTTTAGCATGCGCACAGCAATCTTGGCTGTTTGCACAGGAAATGTTTTGCTGAGACTGAATGTTATTTCTTTGATACAGTCTGCACTCAAGTCAATGTCCACAACATTGTTGCTGTTGGGCAAGTAGATAAAGTCCACCAACAGGTCCACACCTTGGCGGTCACACTGTTCTACCAACCACTTGAAGCGTTCATGTTCTTGACCTGTGAGTGCAAACGGCAGACTGCATATACAAGCATCGCCAGGTTTGATATCAAAATCATCGTCGATGTACCGCCAGTTGAACCCGGCCTTTTGCCAGATCTCCATGTGCCACCAGTAGTCGCCACGAAACACTCGCAGTCGCTGGTCCTTGTGCATCATGTACCAGTTAAGAAATGATTCCTGTGTGCCTTGTGAAAAGCCCACATACCGGAACTGATCCAAGTTATGTAATCGGTATCGAGTGCCAGCAGCAATCCATGCAGGAAATGCTTCTTGAAACTTGTTGACAATCCAGCAGTCTCTAAGGTGCTCACTCAAACTCAAATGGTTGACAAAATCGATAACGATTTGGTCTTTGATAGCATTGCCACTACTGAATATGCTATGGCTACGTGCTCGTACTTCCCAGAATTGCGAGTTCTGTGGATAGGCCCACACAAACTCGCCAGGCGTGTCCAAGCAGTCTTCGGCACTGGCCTTGGCCAGTGCCCAACTGATTTGTTGTATTAGATTGATTTGTTCAGCAGTCTGCATGCTCTCACATAACTTTCATAATCTTCAGACCAGTTGGGATCATTGCCATTGATGTTGTGCCTGGTTCGCAGTATCCACTGCAATACTGGCAATTCAAATGCAATCCGCCATGTACCATTTTTACCAAAGAACAGACACTTGTCTAAAACTGCGCCATCATCACAGTGATATGTACTCAACCATTTCAACTCTTGTAGGTCATAGCCGTCTACTTCAATGCTATCAAGTTCACAACTGCGGTCTTGCACAATCACACCATTCTCAACCACGGTATCTGTTGTAGGGTCTTTGCCGTAGTGCTGGATGCTCAAGTTGATCTTGTTGTCTACAGGATGGCATTGTATGTTGATCTCCGGACGCACAGAGTTTTCAAATACCAAGGCATCGTTGATCACAATGTGAATCATGGGTAGACCGTTGCAGGGTTGTATATTTTTAAATTTCAATGTCAAGTTCATGGCGACAAAAAGTCCTAAACAAATCCCAGTGTTGATACACTCGGTTCACACAAATACGATTTACGAACAAATTGGGATCAAAGTCTAATTGATAAGATTTTAACAATTCTCTACGATTGTAGCGATCCCAAGAAGAGTCACCAATGCCAAAGTTCACACTATGGGTAGGCTGTAAGTTCAGTACTTTACATACAGTTTTGTATTTACTTTGGCGAGTGGTATAAATCCAGTCTGGAGCAAAATTATCTAACAATACGTTGCCTATCATGGCACCTACATTGTTGTTATATCCCATGCTGTGATGCAGTTTCTGTCCATCAAATGTGTCTGATCGGGTGTATCGCATGCCTATTCGGGCAGTGCCCACAGGCCAGGCTTTGCTGAGACTAAACGCCACAGTGTCTATGCAATTGTAACACAAATCAACATGTAAGTCATGACTAATAGGCCAATAGCACAAGTCCAACAGCACTGGAATATTCATTGCTTGGCACCACTGCATGAGTTGAGCGTAATTATCAACTACGCCAACTGTGTCACAAAATGGCACACTTAATACCAGTGCATCTCCAGAACCAAGCGGATCTCTGTCAGTGATAAAACTCCAATCAGCACCGGTGCTAATCCAAGTTTTTGGGTGATAAAAGTATTCGCCTACAAAGCAACGAAAGCGTCGGTGTCTGTGTCTAAAGTAAAAACTGTCAAAGGCCTGTGTACTGCCTTCACTGTAGTCAGGTTCGTATTGTTCCAGTCCTGTGATAGTATTGGTTTGGTGACTCAATATCCAGCTGGCAAACCGCTGCTCTAATTGTATAAGTTGATCATTGCTGTTGGCAGCACGAACCACATCTTCTATGCGAATAGTTGTATTCAACAATGTTTCTACAACAGGATCCTGATCCACCCTGCTGCCAATGTAATATCCGTTGATGGCAGATCTCACTGCCCAAAAATCAGCATGGGGATTTTGTGCTAAGGCCATGGCCATGGCAAACTGTCTGCCTATATGTTCCATACAATGTCCGGTTGTGCCTGTATCCAGTCTTTGGTTTGGCGTAACAACTCAGTATCACTTTGAAAAATAGTGTTGTCCAAGTTCATGGCCAAATTTTTACGTTTTTGTATAATATATTCCACAAACGGTGTGTGAAAGTTCAACTTCCAAATACCATTGTGTCCCAAGTACAAATTTGGAGAAATACTGGGAGGCAACTTATGGCCTTGGTCCAACTGCTGTTGATAATAAACAGATTGGTACACAGGATAAAAATGTGCTTGCCTTAGTTCATCCATGCTGAACTCAAGGTTGTCTATACTAATAGCTAGGATTTCAACATGCTTGTCTATGATGATGCACCCATTATTGTCCAACACATGATCATGATCTTGTTTGTTATAATGACTAATCACCAGTTCATGAAATCCTGGTGCTACACCTAGTGTGGCTGAGATGTGTTCCTGTGCTGGACCGTCAAAAAATGGCGCACCTTCGTCTATGGTACAACGTATCATTGGTGCACCCAGTCGTGTTTCGCACTGCAACAAAATTTCAATTTTCATTCAAGATTCTTTCGTATTTGTTGCGAATAAAGTTCAACTGATCATCACCTTTCCAGAATGTGTAGCCCAAGCTGATGGCCAGTTCCTGTGCCTCAATTCTGCGTAGCACACGTTCTTTGTACGTGAGGGCAGGGTTGTGTTGATGCATCCAAAACACATCGTTGGGCCGTTTACCATTTACTCCCACAACATTGAATTTTTCCGGATTTTTATAGATAGGTGTGCCTTCGCCTATGGTAAGACTAGTACCAAAGTTTATGCCCATTAATGTTCCGTCAGCAACATAGCGTTGATATCTTCGCAATAAATCCAAGGTTTCATCAAACTCTTCTCTAGTTTCACTAGGCCAGCCCACAATCATTAAAAAATACAATTTTACTTTGTAACGACTGGCCATCTGCACAGTAAAGTCTAAATCATCAGCGTTGAAACCTTTTTTCATTTCTTTACGCACACGGTCTGATCCTGTTTCCACCCCAATTAACAATATATCCGCCCCTGCACGACCAATCAACTCCCAATCTTCCTCGCGCCATTGATTGGGCTTGCGAACAATGTAACAGCCACTGTATTTGATTGTGCGATCTGGCAAGTTGTTTTGTTTGTAATACTCAACTAATCTATGATTGAATTGTCTAAAGTCTGTCAAATTGCCATTGATCAAACTGTCGTTGAAATAATAGTTGGTTGTGCCATGTTGGTAATAATAGCCTATACATTCTTCAAACAACTGATCTCCAGGCTTGCTGCGGAAGCCCCCGGCATACACAGGCCAATCACAGAACGAACAAGATCTTACGCAACCACGGCTGCTTTCTAGTGGCAATTGTCCATCTGAATAGCCACTGTGGTATGCAGTAATATCATGGTCAGAAAAATCGTATGCAGGGACTGTACTCATTTCACTGCGTTCGGCAAATATATCTGAGTTGATGCCAGGGAAAGTATCATTACCACGTAACAATTCGGGCAACGCTTTTTCTGCTTCACCTTGTATGTAATAATCTATTACACCAGCGGTCAAAAGTTCTTTGGCAAAATAAGGATTTTCATTGAAGCTGGTGTTCTCACTTTTGATCATGCCTTGCCCGCCTATCACAATCTTGGCAGTGGTATATGTTCTCAGTTTACTAATAAAGTCTCGAGCAAAGTTTTGACATTGCCATGTAAAAATACTAATCAAAATCCATTTGGGGTCTAGCTCAACAATGTTTTTGATCCAATACTCCAAAAAATTTTGATAACTTTGATTTGTGGCAGCAGACAACACAATGTCGTCGTTGTACAAGTATCTATCAAGTTCTTGAAACTGTTCTGCGCCGTATTGCTCAGCAAAACAATTAAAGAAATCAATGTTTATATCCAGTAATTTATTTGATACATTGATATTATTCAACAAACTTTTGATCAAGGCAGTGCCCGCACTGGGCCTACTAGGAGCCATTCTAGGAATATTGACAATAACTGCGTCCATTTAGGTATATGCGTTTGTTTTAAAATTAGCAGGCACACTAGATGGTGTCTCTAATTCTAGTGTAAAAATTGTTTTTTTCTTTAGTTCCCGACTTTTTTCCGCCAAATTAACCAACACCAGTAATTCTTCCAACACTCTTGGCATAGGGTAACCCAATTCCACACACAGTTCGTGTATTTCTAATCTTCGACGTATGCGTTCTTGCAAGGTGTTTGTTGGATTTTTGTCCGACGTCCAACTGTAAACGCTGTCAAATTTTATATCGTTGCTGAAATTAATACCTAATTCATTAACCATGTTCATGATGGGAGTATGCTCGTAAAGATGCATGGTCAATCCCCAACGCACCATAAAAATTGTCCCCATGTCCACAAATGGTTTGTATTTTTTTAAGGCATTGATATTGTCTAGGTGATCTTGTTCAGTTTCAGTTGGATATCCAACAATCATCAAAAGCACGTTGGGGATCCCCCAACGTGCGCATTGTTCAAAGTGGTAATCAATATCGCTGTTGTTGAATTTTTTACGCATGTGATTGCGAACATTCTCACTAAAACTTTCAATGCCAGTGATCAACATATTACAGCCTGCAAGGTGCATGAGTTCATAAGACTTGTCTTGGTTAGATCCACTGGGTCTACAGATAAATTGTCCTTGATATTTGATTGTTTCCAATGCAGGATCTTTTTGTTTTGCTTCGTACAACAATTCATTAAAACGATTGAAATTGCTCATACTGCCATTGATCAAGCTGTCGGTAAATTCAAATTCAGTAATGCCGTACTCGTAAAAATGTTGTTTTATTTCCTCAACTATGTGTTCAGCTTTTCGATATCTAAATTTTGGCCAAGTCAACTCAATGTCACAAAAGGTGCAGTTTCTTACACAACCCCGGCTGCCTGTGATCAATATTTTTTGATTTTGATATCTTGCCATATCAAAGTACTCATAGGTGGGAATAGGTAATACACTGAGGTCTTCAATCTGTTGAGGATTGTTCACATTAATTCCTGGAAAGTCAAATTGTTTTTTTAGTATACTGTCAAATGACAGTTCGCCTTCGCCAAAAACAACATAAGTGGCTAATTGGTTACGCACCAATAGATTACCAAAAATTTCTTTATTAGTGGCACTAGCATCAGTTGATATTCCTGCGCCACCTACTATTGAAGGTATGTTGCTGAAGTGTTTGTACCAATTAAGAACTTTAAGAGCAATCTGATTGCTAAAATAGCTGAACACACAAAAACAAACGTATTCTGTCTGTGGGTTTATACATTTTTTTAAATTTGTTATAAAAATTTGATGTATTTTGTGTTCAAGTTCTGTAGAAATACTAGATGTCGCAAATGTATTCCACAGTTCTAGTTCATTCCACTCTGTGGCAGTTAACAATGTATGTAAATCTAAATTATAATCATAGACAACAGATTCATAATGGTTTGCTTTGGCCACACTTGACAAAATAGCAATAGCTCCCGAAGGATATGTTATTTCTATTTTGGGCAAGGCGACAAATACAACATTTTTCATTTGCTGATAAGACTTTTGATTTTTTGAACTATTTCTGGGTGTAAATTGTCAATGCCAACATATTTATCCCAATAGTGATCTAGTTTTTTTTGAGACTCAGTGAGAGAGTCAATCCGTCCTTGTATATTTTTATTCTTGTAGTCTTGAAAAAACGTTTCTGTAATGGTAAATTCAAGTTGGTGATCAAATAACTGTATGCCAGCCAACCAATAATTCAACATAAAATTGTTATATCTTACTATGGGTCGAATTTTTAATGGTCGAAATTCTACATTGACTGTTGCTGGCAATGTAACTATCTTACAGTTCAATGTTTTGCAATTGTGTGTTTCTAGCACAATCTGTTGATTAATGCTGATTTTGACATATTCCAAATTGGTCAAACTGGCAATCTCAACGCAATTCATTTTATATCAACATCTGTGCTATAACTGGTAAAACCGTTTTCTTTGACAACCTTCAGTATGTTTTCCACACGACTGGTGAGTTCGTCTCGGTGACTCACAAGCCAAATTGATTTGTTGCGTTCACGAGTCATCTTCTTCAGCAAGGCCAAGGCATTTTCCACACCCTGTGTGTCCAAGCCTGAGTCAATCATTTCATCAATGAATAGTATATTGATAGGGCTGTACAGACTTTCCCATACATCACGGAATGCCCATGACATGCTCAGTATCAGTCGATTGCGTTCGCCACGACTGAGGTTATCAAAGTCCAGTTCACGGCCCAGTTCTTCAATGCTTACACTCAAGTCATTTTGGAACTTCACAGTATGTGGCAATCCAATGCGATCCAAATAGTGTGTGAGTCTGGCATTGAGGTAACTCAAATTCTGATCAATGATCTTTTTGCGTACAAACGAATCTTTGCTTGTGAGTAGTTTGAGCAAGAACTCTTGATGGTCCTGCAGTCTTGTGAGACGGTTTAATTCATCATATGCCACTGACTGCAGAGCTTGATTTTGCATGTCTGCAATCTGTTCAGCGTAGGGATCAGTGTCATTGGCTCTGCTGGTCAAGTCCTTGCGCAGTGTTTCCACAGTGTTGCGATGATTCAGTGCCTGTTCGAGGCTGTCGTAAAACACAGTGGGGGCTGTGCCTAACTCGCCTAGTTCACTCAATGTGTTTTGATGTTCCTGGCGTTGCGTGTCATTGGCCAATAGTTGAAGTGCAGTTTCCTGTAGCGTGACCTGCTTGCTGGCACGTATCTCATCTTGCTTGGTGTCGTGTAAATCTTGTCCACAGGCATAGCACTGATGATTGTCTAGTGCTTCAATTTCTTTTTTTAGTTTTTCTATCAATTTGTTTTGTTTGACATCATCAGCAGCAATCTGTCTTAGCCAATGATTGGCTTCATCTATGGCTTTGCGTTTGACATGGAACGTTTCTAAATCTCTGTGCGCCTGCACTTCGGCGTCGATGTCAATGTGTTCTAAGTCCGCAATGGCTTGACCAAGTTTTTCAACATCTTCATCACGCTTGGCTGTCCAAAGTCGTTGTCGCTTACGCAGACTTTCTATCTGTTCTTCAATGCGCCGGTTGGCTTCTTGCACAGCACGTATTCTAAATTCTTCTGTGGTGATGGCATCCTTGGTAACCTTGTTGAGTTCTTTGATACGATCGGCACGTTCACTCAGCAGTGTGATACCCAGCAACTGTTCAATTATGGTGCGTTGTTCATTGGCTTTCAAACTGAGAAACGGCAAGGTGTAGGTGTTCAAGGCCACAACGTGTTGAAACATGTCATGACTCATGCCCATGACACGTTCTATGGCATCCTGTGTTTCTCGGCTGTCACCTTGTGCATCATCACTGGCACTTTGTTCTTCACTGTCCACATAGAAGCGCAACACATTGGGCTTGCGTCCACGTTCAATTCTGTAGTTTTTACCATTGACACTGAAATCCAAACTTACCAACATGCCTTTGCTGTTGGTTTTGTTTACAAGATTGTCTTTGCGAATGTTTGACAATGCTTGCCCATATAGAGCATAACTCAAGGCGTTGATGATTGTGGTCTTGCCTGTGCCGTTGCGTGATCCATCACCGCCTAGGTCTAGATTCTCACCCAAGACCAAGGTAAGGTCTTGACGGTCAAAGTCAATGCCCTGTGTGGCATTGCCCACACTCATGAAATTTCGAACAGAAAGATTTTTAATTTGAATCATAAATTTTGATATATCTGCAATAACAGTTTGTTGTCATAGAATTCTGATTCAATGTTGGTGAGTTGGTCTGTGACAATTTGATCCACTGACTCAAATTTGACATTGCCAGGCGCAAGGTCTACATCTACACCGGAAGTTTTGTTAGGAATCAACGCCATTTCACGCAGACCATAATCTCGGATAAATGTTTCTTTGATAAAGTTGGCTTCTTCGTATGAGATTTCAATGTCTAGGTTCACACGCACATGCATTTTGGGAGCCAGCAGTGTGGCAGCATTGTCAATGAGATTGGCCAGGCCATACACACGATATCGGGGCTGATCAGGCCAGGCATGATACGTGGGCTCCTGCCCCCATTCCAAGATCATCATGCCACGTTCGTCATCTCCAGCGTCGGCATAGTTGTGTGGAAAGCAGTTGCCAATGTAGGTGATGTTGTTGGCAGTTTGACGTTTGTGAAAGTGTCCGGTGAACACATGATCAAAGGCCTGGAAGTCTGAACGCTGTATGGTGCCATGATCTGGCATCTGCACCATGGCATTCATGTAGTAACCGGGCAATTCAAAATGCCCAAACATGTACCGACCAGTTAGTTTTGGAATACGCTTGTGATCGTCGCCACACAACCAAGGGGCAATAACAACGTCACCACTGCTGAACCAATCATTACATATAACAACGTTCGGTAGGTGTTTGGCCCACTCCACACTTTGTATATCGCGCTTGTCTCGATAATAAAGATCGTGATTGCCAGGAATAAAATATACCTGATCAAAATTGTCATTCATATGCTCCAAGGCCTGTAAACTAAAGTTCAGGGTAACAATATTTAAGCTGGCACGATTGTTGTGCCAGTCACCCAGGAACAAACATGTTTCGCAACCTTGTTCCCGGGCCTTGGCAGTGGCCCATTTGACAAATGCTAGACAATCATCATTGTGTGTTTGGCTGTTGGACTTCAATCCAAAATGTATGTCTGTGAAGACTGCGGCTTTGCGAAATAGATTCATATGGTATAGAGTAGTTCCTTCAAGTGTACACTATCAGTGGGGAACTTGTCAAGTTCATGGCATCGAATTTCATAACCTAAATTTCTCAGTTGCCACTGAACATAGGCCTCGCTGGCCAAGGGCAGTGGTTGATTGCTCCAATCAAAATCAATGCCATGCACCACAGAGTCAACAATGTTTTGACACAGCTGATCTTGTGTTTGATGCACTTGCAATGCTAGGTTTTTTTCATGATAGGGCAGCAAATCTTGAATTGGCCTTGCGAACTTAAAACCAAATGCCTGTTGTAATTGGCGCATGACACGCTCAAAATCAAACAGCAAATCTTTGATCAGTATGTTGTGTGAGCGTGGATGCATCCAGGTATCTAAATGATACCACTCAATTTGATCATGCCAGGCTGGCATGAGATAAAAACTCAAAAATTCTCTGCGCACCCACAAAGGAATTTCTGAAATGCTCTTGTTGCCAACTTGCCAGTTTGAATAAATTTTTGACTGATCAATGTCCTCGGCAAAGTTTTTAAGCCACCAGTCATCATGGCACTTTGACAAATAGTTGTTCAGCACCAACAGCATGTGATCATGGTCAGGATACAGATAAACCATGCCCGGCGCCGACTGTAATATTTCAGTCAAATTGGCAGACAGAGATTCTGAGGCCAGATTTTTGGGGTGAAGCCTGACAAATTGGTGCCGGGGTCGATTGACCTTGTACTGTTGCCAACCTTGCAGCCCTGACAGGAAGTTGCCGGTGAATCCATGGCTGTTGCCATTGGCATTGAATGGTGTAATTATGGTTTGATTAGAACACAGTGTGGTCAAACACCATTCAACATAGGTGCCGTATGCCCCGGCATTGTACACAATGGGAACAGTGCCACTCATTCTTCATAGGTTGTCACAACTGGACCACTCATGGCTTCCATGCTGGCTTTACCAGAGTTCTGACGTGTCCAAGATGGATTGAGCCCGTTCATTTCCAAAATGTCATCACGAATGTTTTGATTTTTCTTTTCAATGTTCAAGATGCGAGTAAAACTATTGGTGATAGCAGCAGTGTAATACGCAAAAGGATTCTGCGATTTTGATTCGTCGAATTGCAGTCCGATTTGACTGAGTTGTAACAGGGCTTGTCCGCGCATTTCTTCATTGTAGGTGTAGCCTCTCCAGTTGGATCTAGTGGCATAGCGTTCGCACAGTTTCAAAAACATCATGGCCAACTTGCGTGTCATGTTGCCGTGGTCCTTGCAGAATTCGCCGGTGTCTAAGTCACCCCGCCAGTGGCTCTTGCCCACCAGCACAGGATTCTTGTCTTCGTCCACACGATAGTGATAGAACGGAGGAAAGTTCACTCGCATGTGTGTGGGATCCAGCACAACATCGTCAATCAAGTCTGCCAAGGGGTCTTCCGTAACATCATCAAGGTCCAAGATGTCCTCAATCCGTTTCTTTTTGGGTGCAGTTTTAGGCACTTTCTTGGGCGCTCGGGGTATGTGTTCCCAGGTCATGATACGAAAAACCACTTCGGTATTGGGTATTTTTTTAGGGTCAATCACTACACCTGTTTCACGTTTGTGACGGTCAGCACGATTGCGGCGTGCTTCGGCAATGGTCTTTTGATTGATTTTGCTCACACTGGGTAGGATCATGTCAAACTGATGATCAGTCACAGGATCTCTAAATGCACAGTAGGTGTTTTTGCTGAGATGTATTTCCTTCAAGATGTCACGGTTGTTAAGGTAGTTGACCTTGGGTGCGGGTTTTGCGATTAAAGTCATCGGCAGGGGTTCTCCAGATATGTACTTATTGTAGCACATTTACAACAATTGTCAACCTTTCTTTAAGTGTGTGGTTTTTGATTTGGGTAAATAAGAGATAGGAACATAAAATGGCAACACCGGCTCAGTTACAGGCACAGGCAGCACTGTTAGAACAACAGATTGCACGGCTCACACAACAGATATCAGCAGCTGACACGCCGCCACAACAACAGCAAGCGTTGATCATTCAACGCAGTCAGGCTCTAAATGATCTTGTGGTTGTTCAACAAGAAATTTCATCTTTCACCCAGCAAAGCAATCCGCCTGATCCCGCAGTGCCTGTGGCCGCACCTGTAGATACTGCTGCGCCCACTGTGTTTCAACCTCCTGCTGTGCCTAGTTCAGCCGCCGCAGTCCCAACAGCGAACGAAGGCCAGATTACAATATCAACGCCGGGTGAAGTGGCTGTTGCGGACACCAATCAGAGCGTTCTCAGAGCCATTGGTGTTCAGCAACCTGCACCAGTTGATGCTGCCCAAGATCCAGGCGCCACCAGCCCATTTGGCGGCGCTGCCTTTAACAACGCGGCTGCTAGAAATCCAGAAGCAGCAGCAGATGCAGTGGCCGCTGCTGAAGCAGCTCAGCAGCGAGCAACAGAAATACAACTTCGAGAACAACAAGCCATTAAAGAACAGTTTCAGTCTCCAGCCAATGGCGACTGGCGTGTGAAATTAAAGTTGGCGCCGGGCGCCACGTATCTGTACAAAGATGATACGCAAAGGTCAATTTTAGCGCCATTGGCGGACAGTGATGGTGTAATATTCCCATACATGCCTGACATACAGACCTCATACAATGCCAATTACGACACAACAGATTTGACACATTCTAACTATCGCGGATATTTTTACAAAAATTCATATGTGGGAGACATTACCATTACTGGGGTGTTTACTGCACAAAATACAGCTGAAGCTAATTATCTTTTGGCAGTGATACATTTTTTTCGTTCGGCCACAAAAATGTTTTATGGCGGCAAAGATAGCCAGCGCGGCACTCCGCCACCATTGGTGTATTTGTTTGGGCTGGGACAGTACCAGTTCAACGCACACCCTTGCGTGATTCGCAGTTTTAATTATAACTTGCCCAATGATGTAGATTACATTAGAACCAAACCCAACAACTACAATGTAAATTTCAACAATACTTTGCCCAAAACACAGAGTGGTAACAATCCTATATCTGCTGTGATAAATCGACTGAGAAATGCTTTGCTACCCAAGGGCGCAGTGCCCAACACTCCGCAAGAATTATTAACTGTTAGTCAAAGTGTCAACAACATAGACAATTCAACTTATGTGCCTACCAAAATTACAGTGCAAATCAGTTTGCTGCCTGTACAAACACGGGACCAAGTCAGCCAACAGTTCAGTGTCAAAGAGTTTGCCAATGGTAATTTGCTCAAAGGAGGGTTTTGGTAATGGCCAATTATGATGCAACCAGTCCTTATTTTGCCACAGGGTACAATCAATTTTATCTTGACGTCATGGTGGACCGGCCTTTGCCCAAAGAAAGTGACGATTTGAGTTTTAGTATCAATATCACTTATCAATATAGACCTGATTTGTTGGCGCATGACTTGTACGGCGATGCTCGACTATGGTGGGTGTTTTATCAACGCAATCCCAATACACTTACTAAACCGCCTTTGGATTTCACAGTGGGTACCAAAATTTACTTGCCCAAAATCACCACACTCAAATCTGTATTGGGATTCTAAAACATGGCTGATGCTCCACCCAAACTGTCCAATCCTGACAACCAACCACAGTCGGCTAATCTCAATAACGATGATGACCGTACACTGGGTGAGGTCACGGTTACAGCTACGCAAACCCAGGCCAATGTGTCAGGCAATCTCTCAGCCTCTGACGAAATTACTCCGCAACCAAACGTTTTAGATAGATTTGCCAGTTACACCTATTCTGCCAGTGTGTATCTAATGAGCAATGTGCAATATCAAACGTTTTTACGAGGATCAAAAAAGAACCTTAACGGATACTTTTTGTTGTTTCAAAGCGGTGGCGCACCGGTCAACAAAGGTGGGTTTTTGGGCAAAGGATCAGGCTCAGTAGGCGGCCAAGATCCCAATGCAGATTTTGTCAATGACGGGGAGGAAGACTATGGTCGCAATCCTGCATTCCCGCAAGATTTTTACATTGATTCTATTACTATAGAAAATGCCTTGCCTGGCAAACTGACACAAAGCCCGCATTTTGTCACTGATTTAAAATTCACTGTGGTAGAACCAGGAAATATAACATTATTGGATAGATTATATCGAGCTGTACAAGATGTAGCTCAGGTAGACAACAACAATGAGCCCATAAACTACACTGCCGCGGCATATCTCATGGTCATACGGTGGTATGGGTATGACATCAACGGTAATCAGATAGCTGTTGGTGCTGCTGACCCCAACACAGGATTGACTGACCCCAATGCTGTGGTAGAAAAATTTATACCATTTATTATTACAAACATCAATTGGCAGGTGAGTTCAAGGCTGGTCACATATGACTTTGAATGTGCACCCATAGGTCAATGGGTGGCTGGCAGCACACGTCGTGGCACAATACCTTTTGATGGAGAATTTTCTGCAAAAACAGTCAGTGAATTACTAGGTGACAATTTAAAGTATGTGTCATCAACTGCACCTGTTGATAATCCGGGAGCAACCACAACCACTGGTGGCAATTCTTTAAGTGGAGTATTTGGCAATCCAAACTACTCACCATCAGCAATTTCTGGGTCAACAACACCGCCGCCGCCCAAGGCATCAACCGCACCCACTTCGTCATTGACTATCAAACAAGGTGTCATAGGAGCCATGAATGAATACCAACAAAAATTGGTCAAAGACGGCATCTATACCGTGGCTGACACTTACGCTATTGAATTTGGAAAGCACCCAGATTATCCAGAACTTGATATTGGCGAGTCGTTGTTGAAATTAACAGGCAATGTTGTAATTCAAAGTAATACTCCAATGGGGGTCGCACCTAGTCAAAACGCCAATCAAGCGTTGTCTCCAGAAACAAACCCCATGGACAGTGTGGCACGTAAATGGTCAGTCACTTCTGGTATGCAATTAGTACAGGTCATTGACCAAGCCATTAGGAAAAGCAGTTACATTTACAATCAACAGTTGACAGTGATAGATGCCAAAACAAACAAAGAAGCTCCCAATCCAAATGCAACAAAAAAGCCCATGATGTGGTTTGAAATTTCTATGGAAGCGTACCAGGGCAAGTATGATCGAAAACGCAATGACTTTGCTTATGATATTGTATTTTTTGTCACACCGTATCCTTTACAAAATTTTAATTCAAAATATTTTCCATTGACTGAGTTTCGCGGCATACACAAAGCATATCCTTACTGGTTCACTGGACAAAATACAGCAGTGATAGATTTTACTGCCAGTTTTAACAGTTTGTATAATATCACAGTGACTGGTACTAAAAAAAGCGAAAGTGGGGCAGAAGTTATACGGGAGGCAACAACTGCAAGCATGCGAGAAATTCCGTTTTATACCTATGCTCCCAGTAGTACAGAAGATAGACAAGGCGAAGAAGCCCGCGCACTTGAAGCACAGGCCAATGCTGCTGAGTATCTTTACAGTCCTGGTGATATGGGCACATGTAATTTACGAATTGTTGGTGATCCTGCTTGGATTCAACAAGGCAGTATGTCTGGTGGGGTGAGTCTTAAAGAATTCAGTTACTCGGCATTTTTACCTGACGGCAGCATAAATTTTGACGCACAGCAAGTGATGTTTGAAATATCATGGCAACGTCCAAAAGATTATGATTTGAACACTGGACTGGCAGATCCGTATGCTGGTGGTAATACAAAAGATCGACTACCAATACAAAGCACAGTGTATTCTGCACAGAAGGTTGTGAGTGAATTTAGACAAGGAAAATTTGAACAAACAATTGAGGGCGCATTGTACATGTTTCCCAAACCTGATGGCACAAACACTGTAGGCAAATCAGCAGCAGCCAATACTGGAAGCAACGAAGGTACAACAGATAATGCTCAGTTGAACAGACAAAATGCACAATCACCTTCGGCAGAACCCGCTACAGCAGAAACAACAGCGGCAACAAATTTCAATAACACTTTATATAACAATATAAAAACTTCAGCGGCATTTACAAACACTGGAACAATACCAATAGCATCCGCACCTTTGAACAGTGTCGGAGCATCAAGCGCACCATCGTCGTTGCAGAACAACAACAACTTGAATATTGGCCCAGCAACCTACCCACAAGCACCCACAGGGTCAGGAGTCACTCCAGTTGCATTCAGTGACAATGCGCCAATACCGTTGAATACCAACCCCTACGTCAATGCTGGACGCACACAGACCATAGTTAGAGAAGCATAAGGAGTAATTTTGTCAGAAGATATACAACGCAGCAGAGGTAGGCCAACCAACTACAAATTAGATCGTGGCGGCGTACCTACGGAATTTGGACCTTTTGTGGGCATAGTCAAAAACAATGTTGATCCCACTCGCAGTGGAAGATTGCAAGTTTATATTGAAACATTTACCAGTGGTGATCCCGAAGATTCATCTAAATGGACCACTGTGAGATATCTGCCAGGATTCTATGGTTACACACCCGAAGGCAACACAGCCAACACTGGAGTGGGTGATTATACACAAAATCAAAATGCATACGGCATGTGGTTTACACCACCAGACATTGGTATTAAAATTTTGTGTGTTTTTGCCAATGGTGATCGGCAGCTGGGTTATTACATTGGTGTGGTTCCTGATGACGGTATAGGACACATGGTTCCTGCTATTGGCAGCACCACTCAGTATGTGGTAGGCAACAAAAATCAAGAAACATATTTTGCTGATGACAAACTGCTGCCAGTGACAGAAATCAACACGGATAATATTGCTATTGTCAACAATGGAAGATTTTTTGATCAAAAAAAACCCGTGCATGCTGTGGCTGCTGGCGTATTGTTCCAACAAGGACTCAACAAGGATATAGAACGCGGTCCAATACGGTCAAGTAGCCAGCGGGAAACGCCCAGTGCTGTGTTTGGTATTAGTACGCCGGGAATACCTGTGTACCAAGGAGGTATGAGTCCCAATGATATCCGTAAAAAGATTCAGGCCAATGAGATCAGACCTGATCAAGCCGAAGTGATTGGTCGTATGGGTGGGCACACCCTTGTGATGGACGATGGTGATCTTGACGGCAACAATGCCTTGTTTAGATTGCGAACCCCCAAGGGTCATCAGATTACCATGAATGACTCTGGTGACTTTTTCTATATTACACATGCCAACGGTCAGACTTGGTTGGAGTTTGGCAAAGAAGGCACAGTGGATGTGTTCTCTACCAACAGTGTAAACATTCGCACACAGGGTGACATCAACCTGCATGCTGACCGCGACATCAACATGTATTCAGGTGGCAATATACAGATCAAAACTGCCAATGCCATGACAGTGGAGGCCATGACTGATCTCAGTGTTACTGCACAAAATGAATTTAAAATCTACAGCAAAAACACCATAGGCGTCAAGGCCGATGGTTCTTTGGCCATGAACAGTGCTTCAGGATCATGGAACGGAGGTGACGCCTTGTTGTTCACTGCCGGCGGCATTGACCTTAATGGTCCCACTGCGCCCACAGTGGATGCACCAGACCCCATTGCCACAATTGAATTAGATGACACAACATTTAATACCAGCAAAGGTTGGGAAGTTGACAAAAAAGCATTGAAAACTATTGTGCCTCGAGCACCCACACATGAACCATATCCGTATCACAACAAGGGTGTTGATGTAAAAATAAAATTAGAACCAGGACAACCCACACCACCACCAGGTGCTGTACCTATGCCTGCAGGATGGAATATTCAAGCCAAATGAGCAATTTTGTTTTTGATTATCTTGGAAAAAAATTCAACATTCAAGGGCCACCAGGTGCTACTGAAGCACAGGCTCGCGCAGTGTTTGAACAACAGTCAAAGACTGGTGCCCTGGTTGGCCTAGAGTCTGGTGATGTAATAAATGCAGCCAAACAAGCTCAAGGTGGTCTTGCGGCTGCATCAGGACAAGTGTCACAGGCACTCAGTGGCGTTCCAGGATTGACTTCAGGAGCATTGGGTCCAGCATTTAGTTCAGCAGGCAAAGAATTCTCCTCTGTGCTGGGGTCAGCAACATCTGTGGCACAACAAACATTGTCAGGTATAACCAAAGTCATCAGTGGAACCCCAGTTACAAACGGCATAAACTTGGCTGATTTTGCCAAACAAACACCATCGTTGACTTCTATCAGCGGACTCAGTGGCATTGATGTAAGATCAGCCATGTCGCAAGCATCAACCTTGGTAGGACAAACCACATCAGAATTTAGTGACGCTGCAGGGGTAGGTAAATTTGGATTCAATGCGTCTCAGTTAGAAAACGCCGGCTTGTTAAAAACTGGGACAGTGGCATCGTTTCTCAATCAAGGTACCAACTCATTGACCAGCGTACTTAAAAGTCCTGCAGTGTGGACCGGCAAAGATGGTATTAACAACCTTGATGGATTGTTAAACAACCCAGCCGTACAAAATTTAACACAACAAAATTTAATGAGCTCAGGACTAAACGTAGTTAAACAACTGGGGATTCCAATTGATAAACTCAATCCCAAGGCATTGGCAGGAGTCTCATTAAATGCTGCCAAGAGTCCGACAGACACACTGGCCTGGGCCAAAGGTGAACTGCCTGCAAACGTAAAATCTCAATTTGACACTGTGGCCAAAGACGCATCATTTGCTGTGGACTTTGCTGACAAAAAACTCAACGATGCTGTGGCACAATTAGCGCCACCAGGGGAAGCGGAAGACACAGTAGATCGTGCCACGGTGGACGCTGCTGTGACTCGAGTGTTTGGTAATGACAAAATACCTAATTTAGACTATCCCGGACCTGTTCTACCATCCCAGTAACGCAGGGGTGAGTAATCTATAAATATTGACATGACCACATTTATTGGCTTTAATACCATTGATCAATACAAAAAGTTCACACTGACTGACTTTGATCTTATACAACGAGACCTGCTTAATGCTTTCAGTATTCGTCAAGGTGAACTGCCTGGACGCCCGGGATATGGCACCACTTTGTATGATTTTTTGTTTGAAAATCAAGTTGAACAAATTTCACAACAGATACGTGCCGAAGTGCAGCGAGTAGCAGGCGGCGATCCCAGACTCACTGTCAATGACATACAAGTGTTTCCTCAAGTAAATGGTATACTGATACAACTTCAGATCACCATTATAAACACCACCAACGCTGAAATTCTCAGCATATTCTTTGACGAACAAACTCGTAATGCCAGTTACGTATAACTACGCCGTTTTTATTATTAATAAATAAAGCACGGACGAGACAAAAATGGCAACAACCACAAGACAAACAGCAATATTTGGTGTAGAAGATTGGAAACAGATCTATCAAACCTACCGCGAAGCTGATTTTCAGAGCTATGACTTTGAGACACTTCGCAAAAGTTTCATTGACTATCTGCGTTTGTACTACCCCGAAACTTTCAATGACTACATTGAGTCGTCAGAATTTATTGCCTTGCTGGACGTTATGGCGTTTATGGGCCAAGCACTGGCATTTCGCACTGATCTAAACACACGCGAAAACTACATGGACACTGCTGAACGCAGAGATTCAGTGGTACGTCTTGCAAATTTGGTGAGTTACACTGCCAAACGTAACACCGCAGCCGAAGGGTTTCTCAAAGTGTTCAATGTCACAACAACTGAAAATGTTGTTGACTACAATGGCGTAAATCTTTCCAACGTCACGGTGAACTGGGCTGATCCTACCAATAATGACTGGCAAGAACAATTTACTGCTATTATCAATGCTGCATTGGTAGACAGTCAAAAAGTAGGACGCCCGGGCAATCGACAAACCATACTGGGCGTAGATACTGCTGAATATGGTATCAATTTGGTGTCAGGATTTTTGCCGGTGATTCCTTACACTGCCACTGTGGACGGTATCAATATGCCGTTTGAAGCCACTACTTCTACCAGTGTAGGAAAGGATTACGTATACGAACCAGCCCCTACTCCCAATACTGTGTTTAACATATTGTTTAGAAATGACCAATTGGGATTTCAGTCAGCCAATACTGGATATTTCTTTTTCTTCAAACAAGGTATCTTGCAAAATCAAGATTTTAATTTGACTGAGCGAATTGCTAATCGCACAGTAGACATCAATATTGAGGGAGTAAACAACGACGACCGGTGGTTATTTCAGTTAGACAACATTGGTAATATCAGCCGTGAGTGGAAATACGTGGAAAATGTTTACACAGCAGCCGAACAACGCAACAATGTGCTGCAACCCATTTACTCAGTAACATCAAGAGCCAATGATCAAATCACCATGATTTTTGGGGATGGTGTGTTTAGTGAAATTCCTGTGGGTATATTTCGTGCCTATGTTCGTGCATCAAATGGATTACAGTACATTATCAATCCTGAAGAAATGCAAAACGTTGTGCTGCCCATCAGCTACACTGACCGCAACGGAAACTTACAAACCATCACATTCACTTGCGGCATTACTCGTCCAGTGAGCAACAGCCAAGCACGTGAACCCATTGCTGAAATCAAACAACGTGCTCCTGCACGGTACTACACACAAAACCGCATGGTCAATGGAGAAGACTACAATCTTTTCCCTTATACACAATACAACAGTATCATCAAGAGCAAAGCATTGAATCGTGCGTCAATTGGCACTAGTCGTTATCTTGACCTTGTGGATAACACTGGCAAGTACAGCTCAACAAACACATTCTCAAGTGACGGCGCAATTTGGCGCCAAAATATTTTACCTACCATATTGTTTTCCTATATCAATCGTAACGATATTGCAGATATTATCACCAACCAGGTGCAACCAAGTATTGGTGGTTACACCGTAAAACAGTTTTATTATGCTAACTTCCCACGTATTACATCAACCACAACGCCCAATGGTATAACATGGTTGGCCGGTTATCAATGGCACCAAAGTACCACATTGGCCAATGAAACCACTGGATACTTTACCAATGCCACAGGAACGCCGATTCCCATTGGCGATACAACCACCACAATGTTTAGGTATGCCATTGTAGGCAGCTTGATAAAATTTGTGCCACCCACAGGCTATTATTTTGATCGCAACAACCGATTGGTTCAAGGCACACCCATGCGAGCAGACGAACGCATGGAAATTTGGGCCAGCCCTCAGGCCATTGTGGGGGATGGATACAACAACGGTGTTGGAAATCTAGCCAGTGGATCAGGACCTGTAACCATCAATAACTTTGTGCCCACTGGTGCCTTGGTAGACAGTATTATTCCATTGTTTGTTACTGATCTTCCCACCACTATTGAACAGCAAATGAGTGAGCAGATTCTATTGTATCGAAATTTTGGATTGGGATATGATAACAACGGTGATATAACTGGTACACCTTACACTTGGTATCTCATAACCAGCACCAATCTTGATGCGTATTCCCAAAGCAATCCTGCAACATGGAGTCAACAATATGCTGGTAACACATCAGGTACTAATCTTGATGCTAGTTGGCTAATACAGTTTGTTGTAGAAAATCAAAATTACACCATTACATTTCGGGGACTGTCCTACAACTTTGGATCAGTGTTGCAGACACGTTTCTTCTTCTACGAAGATCAATTGGTATATGACAGCCGTACAGGTACAATCATCAAAGACTTTATCAATGTGTTGGCAGTGAACACACAACCCAACTCAACAGAACCCCTGCCGGGCGATATCTATACCACAATCATTGGGCAACCTGTGGAAAGCGACGGCTATGTAGACGACTTTCAAGTCCTGGTCAGTTTTAGAGATAGCGACAATGACGGGGTGCCAGATAATCCAGATTTCTTTGACGAAATTGTGGGACCTGCTACAACTGCTGGGCCTTATGTGTTCTTGCAGCAAACAGTGGACTTTGACAACCTGCAACGATATCTCTTGGTAGAGCCTGGTAGAGTTGTTTATCTCTACGGCACCTTGGAAGAAATTGAATTGGCCAAAACTGAGTGGACTCCGGGACAGGTATTTTATGCCTACGACGAAAATGCATTTTATCAACTCAGCATTTCAGTAACAGGAGTACGCACCATTGTCAGTGTGTCAGGTTGGATTGCGAAAACTGGTAGACAAAGTTTGTACTTCCAGTATCGTCACAACTCGCCCCTTACCAACAGAATTGATCCAGGTACCACCAATATTATTGACATGTATGTGGTTACTTTGAATTATTACACTGCTTATCAAAATTGGTTGCGCGATACTACAGGTACTGTGATTGAACCAGACATGCCCACAATTGATGAGCTGACAACCGAATATCAAGCATTGCAAGATTATAAAATGATCTCAGACAACATTGTGGTAAATTCAGTGGTGTTCAAACCCTTGTTTGGTCCCAAGGCCGCAGCAGAACTCCGTGGTACAATCAAAGTGATTCGTGCTCAAAATTCTACCGCCAGCACTAGTGAAATCAAGAGTTTGGTGCTGGCCGAAATGAATAATTATTTTTCAATTGACAAATGGAATTTTGGTGATACATTTTACTTTTCAGAACTGGCAGCATACTTACACAGGCAGTTGGGAACAATTATTAGCTCGGTGGTGTTGGTGCCATTGAATCAACAAAAAAGTTTTGGCGACTTGTACGAGATACGCAGTCAGCCCAATGAAATTTTTGCCAATGGTGCTGTCATTGACAACATAGATGTAATAGAAGCACTGACCAGTACCAACCTACGTACTGCACCAGGCAGCGGAGTAATTTAATGGCACGCACAAGATCAGTTGATTTTCTTCCACAGATATTTCAGACCCCAGTTAACAAACAATTCTTGGCGGCCACACTGGATCAAATGGTTCAGGAACCCAAGTTTAAAAAAACACAAGGTTTTATTGGCCGTACTGTGGGACCAGGCGTCAACCCCAACGACAGTTATGTTGTAGAACCCAGTGCAACAAGACAAAATTATCAACTCGAGGCCGGAGTCGTCAGCCTCAAACCTGACACCCAAGATGTAAAAAATGTTATAACTTACCCAGGCATGAATGATGCCATTGGTTTTCAAGGCGGTAATCAAAACAAACCAGATCAACTGTACAACAGTGAATACTACACATGGGATCCATTTATTGATTATGATAGTTTTATTAACTTTAGTCAGTATTTTTGGTTGCCCAGTGGCCCAGAAACTGTTGATGTAAAATCTCTTGGTACTCCCACTGCCAATAACTTTGTGGTAACCAGAGAAAATGGGGTTTATACATTCTCAGGCCTAAACGGAAATAATCCCACAATTGATCTAGTGCGTGGAGGTAGTTACACGTTTCAAGTAGCACAAAATGCCAAAGAAACTGTGAACTATCGGGTTACCAACAATGGAACTTCCTCGTACTTGATTGATTTTCAGGCCAATCCTACACTGACCTTGGCACGTGGCAATACCTATGTTTTCAATATCACACTAAATGGCGTTTATCCTTTCTGGATTAAAACTGCCGTGAGTCTCGGAACCGGCGATGCATACAATTCAGGGGTGTCGCGCAACGGGAGCAGTTTTGGTCTAGTGACGTTTACTGTGCCGCAAGATGCTCCCGACACCTTGTACTACGTTAGTCAAAATCAAACCAACCTACGTGGTACCATTAATATTGTTGATGGTACTCCAGGAACTGGCCCAGGCTTTTGGATTCAAACTTCACCAGGAGTAGCAGGGGTAGTTCCTACTACACCTAATATCAGCAATCGAGATGTGTATGGTGTTACTGACAATGGTGAAGATCTTGGTGTTGTTTCTTTTAATGTACCACAAAAAACAGCCCAACAATTTTATTATGATCTTCCTGACGTAGGACCAATTGATCTGTTGACTGATTTAAAATTTGATCAAATCAACAATCAATCATTGGAACAGTTTATTGCCACTTACGGCGGCATTGACGGGACCACATATCTTGACGGTCGTACTCTGGTGTTTACAAATCCCATTGCAGATGACACTGATGGTGGCTGGTTGATAACATCATTTTATGACCCACTACCTCGATTAGATTCACAAAATGGTCAGGTGGGCAGTTATGATACCGTAACATATGATCAGACTGATGTTGTACCCGTGGCAGACCGCTATCAGGTTTGGCAAATCAGTGTTGTAAATCGCAGTGGTATTGACTACATCAGTTTGGCTAAAATTGCTGATATTGGGCTAAATCAAAAGTTTACCATCAGTTACGGCACCACATACAGCAATACCAGTTGGTATAAAAACTCCACAGGATATTTCCAACGCATACCTTTGCTGACAGCAGTGCTTAATGAATTATGGTATCAAGATGCAACTGATCCAGAGATTTTTGGAAAAATACGGCTACTGGATCAAACAGAAACCAGCACAATTTTTATCGATCAAATCATTGGACAAAAAAATTATGTCAGTCCCAATGGAGTAACATTTACCAACGGGCTCAAAGTAAGATTTACTGGTGATGTGTTACCAGTTTCATATGGGTCCGGTACAACTACATTTACTTGCACAGCCACCCAAGCAGGCAGCAACTATATTACCTGCAGCTCAACTGCTGGACTGTACGAAGGTGAAGAAATTATTTTTTCAGGTACCACAGCCGGTGGTATTGTAGTTGGACAAAGTTATTACATCAAAACTATTTCAGCCAATGGTACACAATTTTCCATAGCCACTGTGGTTGATGGAGCAACTTTTGAATTGAGCACTGCAACTGTGGCAGGGTTCACTGCTGTGGCATTTGCTAACAATGAATTTTATGTAGCTGGGGTGGGCACAGCTATTGAGCTATTGCCAGTTCGCAATTTTGTCACACCTGAAACTTACGTGGTTGATGCTCGTGACAGTACTATTGCATCTGAACCTGGTGAAGTAGATTATCTTACAATTGATCGTGCCAGCAAAGATTTAAATGCATGGACTCGTAGTAATCGCTGGTTTCATATTGACGTCATTCAAGCCACTGCCAGATACAACAATACTCAAATTTCTTTAGACAATAATTTTCGAGCCAAGAGACCTATTATCAATTTTAGACCAGGTCTTCGTTTGTACAACATGGGAACCGAAGGCAAGCAACCAGTTGACATTATTGACTTCTCAGAAACAGATGCTTTGAGCAACATAGAAGGAAGTACTGGATACAGTGTTGATGGTTATGTGTTTACCGATGGTTCACGGGTAATTTTTGCTGCTGATGCAGATTATGAAGTACGAAACAAAGTTTATGTTGTACAGTTCATTACTCCAGACAGTGTGCCACCATTGATTGCACAGCCTATTATACATTTAGCAGTGGCCGATGATGGCGTAGTACTGATTGATCAATGTGTGGTGAGTCTTGAAGGAAACACACAAAAGGGTGTGTCATTTTGGTACGATGGTATTGAATGGACTGAAGCACAACAAAAAACTGGAGTGCAGCAAGCACCATTGTTCAACGTTTATGACTCAGCCGGCATCAGTTTTGGTAATCGTGCCAAGTATCCATCAAGCACGTTTATAGGCAGCAAATTGTTTAGTTATGCTGTAGGCGACACCGGCATACTTGATCCTATATTACAATTTCCTTTGCAGTATTTGAACATCAACAACGTCGGTGACATTGTGTTTGAAAACAACTTGTACAAAGATACTTTTTTGTACGTGCAAGACAATGTGTCAATTACTTCAGATATCAGTTCTGGGGTGGCCAGAGAATATGCGAACCGCACCACCTTTGCTAAACTCATTGGGTGGCAAACGGCTGCTGCAACCAGTCAACAATATCAGCAATTTAAATTCACCTATAGTGGGCAGACACTGAAACTAGATGTTGCTGTGGGTACTGCCTCGGTGCTGCCTGCCATCAAAATCTATGTAGGATCAAAATTTATCCAACCAAGCCAATACACCTACAGTGTAGATACCACCAGTACGACAATCACGTTGATTGACACTTACTTGCCTACTGATGCAATTGAAGTACTGGTACTGAGTGACCAAATTAGCAAAATTGGATTTTTTCAAGTACCAATAAATTTACAAAATAATCCACTGAACACCAATAGCCCTAGTTTTACACTAGGTACAATTCGTACACAATACGAAACTATTTGTGAAAATTTATCAACGCTTTCTGGTCCAATCAACGGAGCAAATAACACTAGAGATTTGGGAAATTTAGTGCCCTATGGACTAACCATACTACAGCAAAGCGCACCTCTGACTCTGGCTGGGTACTTTTTACGTAGCGAAGCATACAATATATTTTCAAGTTTGCAATTTAACAGCAATGAATATTTGAAATTCAAAGGTCAATTGTTAAACACTGCAATTCAACAAGTTGTTCAGTATCAAACTGCTGGTGAAATATTAGATACTGCATTAGCAGAAATTACTCTAGGCCGAGTAGAATCACAACCGTTTTATTGGAGTGACATGATACCTGCTGGTGCAGTGTATCAGACCACAACATACACTATATCAAATACCACTAATAACACATTTGATACCATTAATGTTTACAATTATACATCAGCCAACTATCAAGGAATGAATGTATATTTAAATGATGTAATACTCACTAGGGGACTGGACTACACCGTGGCCACTGATGGTCCTCGAATTGTTGTATTATCACCGCTGACGCTGGGCGACACACTGATTATAAATGAATATTTTCCGACCTATGGCAGTTTTGTTCCAAACACACCTACCAAATTGGGACTGTATCCGGCATACCGGCCAAAAATCATTACACAAAAAACCAGTTCAGGGACACAAACAGTAATTGTAGGACATGACGGCAGCATCACCAGAACATTTGGCGATATTCGAGATGATGTGTTGTTAGAATTTGAAACTAGAATATTCAACAACTTGAAATTAGATGGAAATCCTGTGCCAATTAGCATAACTGAAGTTCTTCCAGGTCAATTTAGAGACACTGGATACAGTTCACAGGACATTACCAATATTTTGAGCACTGACTTTTTGAGTTATGTTGCTTGGAACAAACTTGATTATAAAACGCAAGATTACTCAGCTACCAATGACTTTTCATGGAATTACAGTGGCAGTAAAAGCAAGTTAGATAACGACCAACTGTTGGGGGCCTGGCGTGGTATCTATCGTTATTATTATGACACTCAACAACCTGAATTAACACCTTGGGAAATGCTGGGATTTACAATTGAGCCCACATGGTGGCAAGACAATTATGGTCCTGGTCCGTATACACAAGACAACTTGGTTCTATGGGATGACCTTGAAGCAGGTTATGTAGCTGATCCTGTGGCTCCCTACTACCTACCAGAATATGCAAGACCTGGTCTAACAAAAGTAATACCCACAGGCACAGAAGGTGAATTACTCAGTCCATTTTATTCAGTGGTTGGCTCTTACCAAGATACCACATTCCGTAAAAGTTGGAGTGTCGGCGACGGCGGTCCCGTTGAAGCATCATGGTGGAACAGCAGTGCGTACCCCTTTGCTGTAATGAGATTGCTTGCCTTGACGCGTCCAGCAAAGTTTTTTGCACTGTTTGCGGATCGTGACCTATATAAATTCAACACTGATTTTGATCAATATGTGTACAATGGACGCTACAGACTCAATGCCAAAGACATTGAAGTTTATGGCAATGGTGTCAGCAAGGCCAGTTACATCAATTGGATTGTGGACTACAATCGTCAAAGCGGAATTAACAGCACCGCTGACCTAACTGCTGACCTTGGCGCACTGGATGTGAGACTGTGTTATCGCATGGCCAGCTTTTCAGACAAACAATATATCAAAATTTACACTGAAAAATCTAGTCCTAATTCAACCAATACTACTTTTTTGATTCCAGATGAAAGCTATGACCTTGTTTTGTATAAAAATCAACCGTTTGATCGTGCCAGCTATTCATCAGTGGTGCTACAAAAAGTCGCAGGTGGATACGCTGTGTTTGGTTACAGCACCACACAACCATATTTCAATGTAATCCAAAGTCTATACGCTGGTCGTTTACAAACTTACAGTGCAGGTGGCATAAGTGTGCAAGTCCCCACATTTTACACAGACACTATTACACAGGTTCCTTATGGTTTTATTTTTGCCAGCGAAACCGCCGTGAGTGATTTTTTGTTGAGTTATGGACAATATCTAGAGAGACAAGGACTGGTTTTTGACACTCAAGATAATGGTTATGAACTAAACTGGTCGCAAATGGTTAATGAATTCTTGTACTGGAGTCAGCAAGGTTGGGATGACAATGCACTGATCAATTTAAATCCCTTGGCATTTAGACTCAGCATCTCTCGTGAACAAGCTGTGGTAGATAGTATTTCTGCACAAACTGCTGAAAATATATTGTTAGATCAAAACCGTAAAGAATTGCCCACACGCAATTTAATTATCACTAGATTAGACAACACATTCACAGTAGAACCTGCAACTGATCAAATACTGAGTTATATTGATTTAAAATATACATCTTACGAACACATGATTGTGTTCAACAATGCCAGCGTATTTGGTGATTTGATCTATCAACCAGTAACTGGTGCCCGCCAAAGTCGTTTGAATTTGGTTGCGATGACCACCACTGAGTGGAATGGTTATGTTGATGCTCAAGGATTTATTCTTAATCAAGACAATATACAGGAATGGAATTCATACACTACGTATACCAAAGGCCAAATTGTCAAATACAAAGGTGCTTACTGGTCTGCTGGCAGCATTATACAACCCACAGCAGTATTCAATGCCAACGACTGGTTGACAAGTGATTATACACAGATTGAATTGGGATTGCTGCCTAACTTGGCCAATAAAGCCAATCAATTACAAAACAGTTACAATATAAACACAGCAAATCTTGAAGGCGATAATGACCTATTGAGTTATGGTTTGATCGGATTCCGACCACGTCAGTACATGACATCACTGAATCTTGACGACGTCAGTCAATTGAATGTGTATAGACAATTCCTTGGCAGCAAAGGAACCATACTCAGTGCTGAATTATTCTCTCAAGCCAATCTTGGCAAGGAGTCTGCAGATTACAGCATCTATGAAAACTGGGCAGTACAACGTGCAGTTTATGGAGCCAATGCCAACCGCAGCTTCTTTCAGTTGCGCTTAAATCGAGCATTACTTGACGCTAATCCTGGATTGGTACAAATTATCAATCCACAGGAATCTAGTCAAGCCGATCAAACTATTTTGGTATCTGATATTTGGAAAAAAAGTTACAACATTACTTCTCCAGATATATTGCCTGTAACCACTACCTTGCCCACAGACATTGCGTTACCTACAGCAGGTTATGTGAATTTTAATGATGTCAACATCACAGTTTTTGATATTGACAATACGGATAGTTTAGCAGCAAACATCAACAACATTGGTGTTGGCACAACTATTTGGGTAGCAAAAGTCAATGCATACGATTGGGCAATTTATCGAGCTGAATCTGTTCCTGGTGTAATTGCGCATGTGTGTGACAATCTAGATGGGACCAGCTTGGTTATATTTTCTAAACAACATGGCCTTGCTGCAAGCGACAAACTAGTGATAAGATTTTTTGACTCAGAAGTAAACGGTGTATACACAGTACTTAATGTAGTGAGTCTTGACACAGTCACCATTGCTTTTAGTTTTACAGGCGATCGCACAGTAGTCAATGGCACAGGTCTTGGTTTCACATTGAAAACTCAACGAGTATCTCAAGCCAGCGATATTTTAAATTTGCCTTATGCCAACACTATTGAACCTGGCGCTAGAGTTTGGGTTGACAACAATGGCAGTGACTTATGGACCGTGCTGGAAAAGCAAGAAGTATTCACTGAATTATTGAGCCTTGCCCCAGGTCAAGTAGACGAAGGTGAGCAGTACGGCAGCAGTGTAACGCAAGCTCAAAATCGCTTTGCTGCTTTGGTTGGTAGCCCACGATATCGATTCCCAGTAGGCGCTACACAATGGAACATTGCTAATGCATACGCAGAAGATGCTATTGTATATGTTTCTGATCCTTATCAAACTGAATTTTACATTGCCAATGTTGGCGGAACACCTGCACCAGTGCCACAAGGTGTCAGCATCTACAATACTGCATATTGGACCCCGTACTCGTTGAATAGTTTGCCCCGCCGTGGCGGTGTGTATGTATATGTGAAGAGTGACAATAATAATTATACGCCAGCCAGTCCATTGGCTCCTGCTGACTCAGTCCTGAGTCTGACTATCACTGACAAGAGCGGCGGTCCATATAATGGCCAATCAGCAGCAAGAGAATATGGTACCAGCGTGGATTTTGGCAATCAAACCTGGGCAGCCGCTGGTGCACCGGGCAGCTTGGGCGCAGATGGCATACCCAACAACGGCTATGCTGTGGTTATCTTTAAAGACCCACAATTGGCCGCACCTGGCAACATACCTTATGGACAATGGCAACTGCTTACATCACCAAATTCAATAACTGCCCCAGAAAAATTTGGACAGAGTGTAGCAGTAAGTCTTGACGAACGTTGGTTGTACGTTGGTGCACCAGGTGCCAATGCTGTGTACGCATACGGACGAGTTGATTGGGAAACACAGCGTGTGCAAGCATTGGGTGATGGCGTAACGACTTCTTATGCCATTGGCGCAGATATTAAAATTGACGCTGATACGCAGCTTACGGTGAGTGTGGCCGGCGACGAACAAATCCTTGGCATAGACTACACAGTGGTCAATTCATTTACCATGGTAGAGTTTGCCACAGCACCTGCGGCAGGGGATGCAATTGAAATCATTAGAACCAGTCGTAAACTGCTAGACTATCAAGTCTACTACGGACTAGCAGGCACTGGCGGTACAGGTTCCAATGCAACTTTTGTGGTAACAAGAATTCGAGGCACAGTGACCGTGAGTGTGGAAAATGGCGGCACAGGATATACCACTGGCAACACCATAACAATTCCAGCAGCAAGTTTTGATGGGGGCTCAAGCCCAACCAATGACATCACATTTATCGTTACAGCAAACAGTGGAGTCATTATAGCCATCAACGGCACACCAAGTTACACTCCGCCGCCACTGACAGTGTCATTTTCACTAAATGAATACTTCTACACGGTAGATAATCTCTACAGCTTCAGTGTAATAGTTGACGATGTACTACAACGGCCCGAAATTGACTACATCTTCAGTGGCGACAGCACCTTGGGCAATGACTTGACATTTTTAAATTCTCCACCAGCCGGGTCAAGTATTCTAGTGCGTGCTGAAGGATACTTCCAGTATGCTGGTGCAATCACCAATGCTGGCAGTGCGGCAGGAGATAACTTTGGCTACTCAGTCAGCACCAGTACAGATGGACGTCAAGTGTTGATTGGCGCACCCAACAAAACAGTCAATGGTAAATCGCAAGCAGGCACCGTGTATGTATATGATAGAAATGTGCAACGCTTTATCTACGGCACTGATGCATCAAGTGTAACATTCACAGTGCTAGGCTCAGTGTCTGAACCAGTGGGTGTATTGGTGAATGGTACATTCTTGGTCAATGAAAAATCAGCAACTCCTAATCAAAGCAACACATTTGCCGTAAATGGCAACACTATCACTATTTTTGCTGACCTGCAGATAGGTGACATTATTGAAATTGAAACCAATGACTTCCAATTGGTACAAGCTGTAAATCAAAGCACAGTTGAAGAGTTTTCAAGTTATGGCTATGCCACCGACTTGTGCAGTTACAATTGCAGTCTGTATGTGGGCGTACCCAACAGCAGTGTGCAGCAATTCAAAGCTGGTGCAGTGGAGCGATTGGTCAATCAAAGTTTGACATACGGAATCACACAATCTGGCAATCCTGGAGCAGACCTAGACAATGGCGACACCCTGCGAGTAAACAATCAAGATGTGACAGTACCCAGTGCATGGAGCAGTACCATTGCCTATCCTGTCAATACTGTGGTTTACGCCACCTTGACTTCTGTTACAACCATATACGCCAGCTTGCAAAGTGTGCCGGCTGGCACTGCGTTGACCAATACAAGTTACTGGCGTGTGGTTGACACAACCACTGTGTTGGCATCAGTGGATTATCGTGCTCTAGCAGCACAGATCAACATTGACGTGCCCAATGTAACAGCATCTGTGGATGACCAAAACTATCTAACCATTTCTGTAAAAAATTCTGCCGCAGCACCCGTTGGGGCCAAACTTTCTGTATTGCCCGGCAGTGTAGGAACAGCTTTTTATGACATTGATTTTACCACTTACAGGTTTACTCAAACCATTGTAAGTCCTTACCCTGTGGACTTTGCTGGATTTGGTACCAGTGTCAGCATTGATGATTCGGCTGTGAATTTAGTGGTTGGTGCGCCGCGTGGTACACTGTACCTAATCACAATGTTTGATTTGAATGCCACAGACTTTGACGAAGGAGCCACTGACTTTTTTGATCAAGTAATTCAAAGTGGATCAGTTTATACATATGATCTATTGCCAAGTTCTAGTTCATCAATTACCAACCCTGATAAGTTTGTGTTTGGTCAGCAAATCGACAATCCAAATGTTCAAACACAAGATCAATATGGTGTTGCAGTTGACTACACTGACGGAGTATTGTTTACTGGCGCACCAGGTAATGAACTAGAAGACAGTACCATGTTGGCCAACTATGGTCGAGTGTTTGTCAGCGTCAATCCTGACCTTACACCTGCATGGACAGTGTTGCGAGTACAACAACCGGTTGTAGATATTAGACTTCTAAACTCAGTGTACAGTTACGATCGGGTAACTTCATCAGTTACTCAATACTTTGATTTCTTCAATCCACTGCAAGGTAAAATTCTTGGAGCTGCACGTCAAAACATAGACTTTATTGGTGCAGTAGATCCTGCCAGCTACAATGTTGGTCCAGTTGGTATTCGTGGCACAACATGGGGACAAACACAGGTTGGGCAAGTATGGTGGAATACCAGTACAGTGAGATTCATTGACCCCAATCAAGATGACATTGTATATGCGAGTCGACGTTGGGGACAAACATTCCCTGGCAGTAGCGTAGATGTTTATCAATGGATAGTCAGTGCCACACCTCCTGCCACTTACACAGGCCCAGGTATACCTTTGACCACACTGAGCTACGTGATCAATACTGTGTTGAGTCCGCAAGGCATTTTCAACACTGAATACTATTTTTGGGTTCGTGGCATCACTGCCACTGCTACACAAAAAGGAAAAACTCTGCCAGTGAGCACAGTGGCCAACTACATTGAAAACCCCCGTGCCTCAGGCATAACATACATTGCACCCATCAATGCCAGCACAATTGCGCTGTACAATGCTGGTGATTATATCCAAGCACAAGATACTATTCTCAGTATCGAATTTGACAAACAGCTTACAGATGACAATGTACACGTTGAATACGAATTAGTTGCTCAAGACCGTGAAGATTCATTTATCAGCAGTAATTTGTATCGCAAGATGCAAGACAGTTTTTGTGGAGTTGATACAAATGGCAATTTGGTGCCAGATATAAATCTTAGTCCAGCAGAACGCTATGGGGTACAGTTCCGGCCACGCCAAAGCATGTTTGTGGACAGATTCGCTGCATTGAAAAATTACCTAACACGAGCCAACTCAGTGTTGGCACTGTATCCTATAGCGGAAAGCAGACAATTTGTATTGTTAAACAGCAGCGAACCTGAACCAAATGCAGGATCTGGAAAATGGAACAAACGTGTAGCTAATTTAGAGATATTAGGATTCCAAAATCTCTATGCAGTGCCACTGGGATACAATTATCTAGTGGTCAGCGATTCCAGCAATCGAGGATTATGGACCATTTATACTGTTGAAGAAAAAGTCACCATTGATGGTACTGTGAGATTATTGCAGCTGATTCAAGTACAAAACTACGATACCAAGCAATACTGGAACTATGTCAATTGGTATCTACCAGGATATAACAGCAGCAGCAAAATTATTGCAGAAGTTCCAAATGTTTCCGGACTAAACACATTGGATGTTCCCGTAGGCAGCAGTGTCAAAGTCAGTGCCAACAGCCAGGGCAATTTTGAAATTTACCTGCGAGGCGCCACAGGATTTGATCGTGTGGGTTTGCAAAACGGCACAATTGAGTTTGCTGCAGAATTATGGGATTATGCACTGGGACGGTTTGGCTTTGACCTTGAAGTTTTTGACGCACAGTATTATGATCAAGAACCAGTAATTGAAACACGAAAGATTATACAGGCCATCAATGAAGAATTGTTTATTGACAATTTAGCAATTGAACGTAATCGCCAATTAACTTTGATGTTTAATTTTGTACTAAGTGAATTTGCTGCACCCGAATGGCTTATCAAGACTTCTCTAATAGATGTAGAACACAGAATTCGTAGCTTGACTGAATTTCAAAACTACAGTCGAGACAACCAAGAATTTGTGTTAGATTATATTCAAGAAGTTAAACCCTATCATGTGCAAATTCGCGAGTTCAACTTGCGATACAATGGTTTTGATCAGTGGTTTGGAGATATGACTGACTTTGACTTGCCAGCGTATTTTAACACAAGTTTGACAGTGCCTGGATTCACTAGCCCAATACTATTGCCATATGATCACAGCACTGCTTTTAATTCTGAAACTAACAATTTAAGTGACTTACCAGCTAATTCCACAGTGTGGAGCTCTTGGCCATACAGTCAATGGTTTAATAATTATTTGTTAAGTCTTGATTCTATTGAATTAATTGAAACTGGGTCAGGATACACAGAGCCACCTATAGTTGAAATAACTCCCAACCCCAATGATCCTGCTCCAACTGTTGCAGCACAAGCCACAGCAGTATTGAATAGCGTAGGACAAGTAGTTGGCGTGAATGTCACTGCCAACGGTGCTGGATATCGTTCAACACCCACTATTGTGTTTAACGGCGGTAATGGGTCAGGTGCTGTGGCGTATCCTCGTATGACCAACGAGTTGATACGACAATTTCGTACAGTGATTAGATATGATCGCTTCCAATATCAAACTACGATTCAGACTTGGAGTAGTGATGGCACTTACGAAAATGGAACATTGGTTCGTTACAATGATCGTGTATGGTCAGCGCAAAATGCTGACGGCAGTTCATCAGTGGTTGGCCCAACATTTGATTTAGAAAATTGGAACCTGGTAAATCCAGCCACATATACCTATCCAGGCAGCACACAAGCCACTGGCCTAACTGGTGTTGACCGTACTATGGGATTGTATGTGCCCAACTCTAATGAATTTGGTCTAGAATTACCACTGCTGGTAGACGGAGTAGATTATCCAGGAGTTCAAGTTTGGGGCGAATATTTTACTGGTACACAAGTATTAGATGCCAATTACCAAAGTGAATTTGCAGACATTTATCTTGGCACACGTCCGTCAGACATCAATATTGACGGCGGTGAGTTTATTGGACCATACGAAGGACATGCGCCTGAAGAGTTGATCAATGGTGCTGAATATGATACCATGGACTTACGTGTGTACACACGTCCAGGGGCTGACTGGACTTCTAATGGGCACGGTTTTCAAATTGGTGCAATTCGTTATACTTTTGAGCCAGGGATTACATTTGACTACAGTTGGGCTGGTGTTGTAGAACACCCATTCAACATAGTGGTTTCTAATTTAACCACTGGACACGTATTGACTGAAGATATTGATTATACTGTAAACTGGAACGAACAATATGTAACCATTGTTAACGTAGGTAGTGTATCTGCCTTTGACATTATTGTCATCGATGTTTATGAAGTTGGTGGCGGTAGTCAGTTGTTCCGAGGAAATTATGATGGTGCCACAGTGGTGGCAAATGACAACATTGTAATTCTACCAGTAAATTATGCAGAAATTGTACAGGCATACGTGTTTATAAATGGCAAATTAGTTGCTGAACCTCAGTTACGTCCTTACGCCGCAAGTCAATCATGGAACTTGAATAACACATATCAGGCCTTGGATATTATCTTTAATGATAATCAAATTACAGTTACAAACACTACTGGCGGCTATAACGTATTAACTTGTAACAACACCAGTGCAATGACAGTGGGGCAACCTATTGTGTTTTCAGGCACGGTATTTGGTGGCATTGTTGCTGGCCAAACATACTATGTGCAAAATATTGCAAACAGTACACAATTTTACATCAGCGAGATCGCTGGTAGCACAACTACATTTTTGTTGTCTACTGCAACAGGATCAATGACTGGTTCTCCTCAAGGAAATTATTATAGAGCATTACAAACAGTCCCTGCAGGAATAACATTGACCAATACCAATTATTGGTTGCCATACAATCCAACCATTAATACTAGACTGGCCATTACTGCCACTGTTTCGGCAGCTGATGCAATAGCAGTCGTAGTTCTAGGAAATGCTACCAGTATTGTAGTGTCTGGCACCGAAGCCTCAGGTAATGCTGTTGTGTTATTGGGATCAACATCTAATTTGTCTGTTGGACAAACAGTGACATTCTCTGGTTACAGTCTAGGTGGTGTCGTAACTGGAACAAATTATACAATTCACAGCATAGTTGATGACTCTATTACGATCACGGAAAATGGCATATCTGAAGTTGCATTAATTAATGATCAAGCCAATTGGGTTGGCGAATTAACAGCAAAATTTGTGCCTACAAATTATCAAAGCTGGAGCACTCCAGTAATTGAAACATTTATTGTTGATCAAGGAATTCTTGTCAATCAGAACGTGATTTTAGAGAGCCCACCAACTACAACCAATCCAGCCAACATGATTGTCATGGTCAACGGACAACGACTGCTGGGACCAAGTTGTATTGAATGGGTCGGGGATGGCACCACCAACAGTTTTGGTCTGCCGCAACGTATGGGCTCTAGTTTCTTGCAAAGCAGCATTTATGCTCCCAACGATGTTCAAGTCTACGTAAACGGTGTGTTGCAAAAACAGGCATTTGGTGCCGAAGATGGTGTGTACAGTGTGACAAACTGGACTGGCAGCAACACACCAGGCCGACAAGTTGTGTTTGAAAATCCTCCACAAAGTGGCGATACAATATTGATTGCAGTATCCACATTAGCCCAATGTTTGTTTGATTACAACGCATCCGTCCCAGCATTTTCTTCTACATTGCAAATTGGGTCACTGTTGAACCTTGATGATGTTGTCACAGTTATCACTTGGAATGACACAACACAACAAAATATTGCGACATTGACCTTCCAAGGTCCAGTTGAAACAGGAGTGGTAATATCACAACCTTATGACACTACTGACTACGACAGTCCTACATTGAACAACCCATTGCAGCCACTGCCTGGAGATTTTTCTGCAGAAACAGGAATATCAATCCCCATCAATGATTTTGACTTGCTGCGGGAAAACATTAATGGCAGTAGATTGTGGGTCACATTGGATGGGATGAGATTGTTTGAAGGCATTGATTATACCATTCAAGGACAATATTTGATACTGGCACAGGGTGTAATTGGCGCCAATCAAACATTGATTGTTACTGAATTTACAAATTCAATTGTGCCCGAATCAGCAGCTTTCCGAATCTTCCAAGACATGCGCGGTGTACAAGCCACATATAGAATGACTGCCGGCACAACCACAGTGTTGACACAAGCACTTAGTGCCACCGATGATATTATATATGTGGAACAAGCAGCAGCTTTATCTGAGCCTGATTTGTCCGCGGGTGTATTTGGAGTTGTGTCAATTGATGGCGAACGTATTATGTATCGTTATCGTGACCTGGCACTGAACACGATTTCAGGATTACAACGTGGTACTGCTGGTACTGCTGCTGCTAGTCATTTGGCTGGCGCCGAAGTTTATGATTTTGGTCGGGGTAATTTGTTAAACATCACTTATCAAGATTATGTGGTCAAGGATACTGGCATTGGGGATGGTACCACTGCGGTATTCTATGCACCCAACATTGACATTGCTGATTTTGGTGATTCAAGCACTGTGTATGTGGAAAGCATTGAAGTATATGTTGGCGGGATACGTCAGTACAATTACAGCAACACCGCAGCTGATAGCCAATATCGATATATTGTTTCGCTATTTGATCCCTTGGCTATTGAGTTTATTGTTGATGGCACTTACTCTGCGCCGGCAGCTGGCAGTGAAGTTACAATATTGCAACGTCGTGGTGTGACCTGGTATCAACAAGGCACAAACTCTGCCAGTAACGGTGTAGCATTGCAAGAAACTGATACCCAAGCCGCAAGGTTTTTGTGTGACAGATAACACGGATAAATAAATGACCATGGCAAATATACCACAAGATCAAAAAAAACCGCAGGCGCAACAGCCTGTGCCGCGCCGCCCAAATGAAACAGGCACTATCAGTGTGCAGGCACACATGAGGATTTTTGACCCCAAAACCCAAAAAACTTATGTGGAGGGCAGAGCATGACAATACAGCCCGGACTGTGCAAAATTGAAGGATTTGTCAAGATACACGATCCTAACACTGGCGAAGTGTTGGTGGACAAAAAGAACGCAATCCACTACGAAAACATCAGTTTGGCCATGGCTCAAACCTTGAGCGATCGCAACACCGGTTACATATATGAAATGGCCTTTGGTAATGGCGGCAGTTCAGTAGATCCTACTGGAGTGATCACTTATTTGCCACCAAACACCATAGGACAAAATGCTGACTTGTACAATCAAACTTATTCCAAAGTTGTAAACGATAATTCAGCAGCGGACACAGACCCTGAAAACAACAAAATGACCCCGCTACACACCAGCGGCAACGTTTACAGCGATATTCTTGTGAGTTGCTTGTTGGACTACGGTGAACCACCAGAACAGCAAGCATTTGACAATTCAACAAATTTCAGTGGTGAATTTGTGTTTGATGAACTTGGCTTAAAAACATGGAACGGATCTGTAGATAATCTACGCTTGATTACCCATGTGATTTTTCACCCTGTACAAAAAAGTTTGAATCGACAGATTCAAATTGATTATACCCTGCGTATACAGACGCTGAGCAACATAAATGCTGTATAAATATAGCAACTAGGAACTTTTGACATGGCATATACAATCAATCTCACAGACGGCACAGTTTTTGCTACCATTGCTGATGGTACCATTAATACATCAAGTTCAATGATCTTGGTGGGTAAGAACTACGCCGGCTACGGTGAATTTTTGGACGAAAACTTCATACATTTATTGGAAAGTGGTTCAAACACCACAGCTCCAGCTTCGCCTCTGACAGGCCAATTGTGGTGGGATAAAACCAACAATTTACTCAAGGTTTACAACGGCACCATTTTTAAAACAATCAGTGCTGCCACAAGTTCTGCCAGCGCACCCAGTAGCAACGTCACAGGCGATTTGTGGTACGATACCACAAATCAACAGTTGAAAGTGTATACTGGCTCAACATTTTTAGTGGTTGGACCAGGTTATTCAAGTGCTCAAGGTACTTCTGGTGCTATTCCAGAAACTATTTTAAACAATGTTGGTGCAACTCGCTATATTACCAGTTTGTATGTGAACAATGTGCGAGTGGCTATAATTTATGATGGTGCCAGTTTCACACCTGAAGCAGCACTGGTCACTGCTTTCCCAACCATCTACCCTGGCGTCACGTTGAGCGCAAGTGTGTCGGGTGCGGTGTTTGCTGGGTCAGCCACCAATGCGCAGTTGTTAGACAGCTTGGACAGCAGCCAATTTATGCGTTCAGATACTAACACAGCCACTACAGGCACTTTACGTGTTCAAAACAATACTGGCATGTTTGTAGGCGTAAGCAATGTATTCAGCGTCAATACCACAAGCACAGATGCAAATGTATTGAGCACAGTGTCAAACGGCAACCTAGTAATTCAAGCCAATGTTGGCGGAACTCTGTACAACGTGGCCAGAGCTCTTGGTGCATCTGGCAACTTTGCCATCAGCAATGCTGCCACAGTGGGCACAACTCTCAGTGTCACAGGCAACACCACAGGTGGTAACCTGTTGACAGCAGGTTTGGTTTCAGCCACAGGCAACGTCACTGGTGGCAACGTCAACACTGTGTTGGTGGCCGCAACCACAGTCAGCGCCACAGCCAATGTACAAGCAGGTAATCTGCGCACAAGTGGATTGATATCGGTAACTGGTAACATCACTGGACAAGGCAATGTGGACATTGGTACCAAGTATTTTATTGGCAACGGATCACAACTCACTGGGGTCAGTGCTGCTGTCAGTGTAACCAAGTTTGTGAATGGGAACACACAAGGCAACATTGGCGTGCCTGATGGCAATATTAACTTCAATGTGGGTGGTACCAGTAATGTTGTGGTCATTGACTCCTCAACATTGTACGCCAACATAAGTGTGAATACCATAGACAAATATGGTCCAAATGCCTCAGGCAATATTGGCTCAAGTTCTAATTATTTCAACCGTGTGTTTGCCACTGCTACCACTGCACTCTACGCTGACGTTGCAGAACGTTTTGCCGCAGATGAACTGTTAGAACCAGGTACAGTGGTAGAATTAGGTGGTACCAAAGAAATTACCAGATCAACTCAAGATTTAAGCGACAATGTATTTGGCGTTATAAGTACAAGACCAGCCTATACAATGAACGGTGGAGCAGGGGAAGACGACACCCATCCAGCTGTTGCAATGACAGGTCGAGTTCCTGTAAAATGTGTGGGCGCAGTTCACAAAGGTGACAGATTGGTCAGTGCTGGCAAAGGTGTTGCAAGAGCAGCCAAGCCTGGAGAAGCCACAGCATTTAATGTGATTGGGCGTTCACTAGAAAACAAACACACACCTGAACTGGGAACGATCGAAGCGATTGTAACGATCAAATAATTAGGAACGAGATATGACATATTCATCAGGTAGCACAATTCTTGCAGCAGATTACAATGGTTTTGTAAACGACACTGTTGGCGCCAACATCAATGCCACATGGAACACCACATATGGGCAAACCGCACTGGCAACTGTTACCGCAGCGGCCAACACAGTGACAGCAACACAATGGGCCACTTTGGTCAATACCGTAACCAACATGGCAGCGCATCAACCCACAACTGTCACTGCAAGAACAGCCCCTCAGGCAGGCAATACCGTTAATATTTTAGCCAACGTTAACACTGACATCTCCAGTTGTTATACCAATCGCTATAATGCCTATGCACAAGGCACACAATACACTGCATGGACTGGCACCAACTCTAAAACCACTGCCACTTCGGGGGCTGCATGGACTATTACCTTTACCAACACAGTGACATTTGCCAATGCCACCGCGGCTACAAATTTTTTCAACGCAGGCGGTACAGTTAAAATTGACGTAGCAAAAAGTTCTACAGGAGCCACTGGTGATCCCGAATGGAATGACTTGGCCGGCAACTTATGCGGTGACATCTATATTTCTGGTTTGGGTACCAGTCACACCATTGCCGGTGTGGCCTATACTGGTACCACAAAAATTGGTGGCACAGGTACCCCAAACACACTGTTGACCGCTACCGGATGGGATGCTTTGGTAGCCGGCGCTGCTGCTACAATTGTATATAAACAGTTTGCTGACACAGCACCTTATACTACCAATTTCATTCAGCACAGCATTGCCAAAGGTGCCGCTTCAACCACTCTAGTAATCACCACACTTTGGTCAGCTAATGATGTGGGCCCGGGCAATCCTGATCCAATTACTGGTGGTACAGCGCCAACAGGAGCCACCCCAGGCACAGCTCCTTGTACTATTGTGACGTATTTTCCACCAGAAACAACCTATCTTACCAACACCTGGGGAACTCCCACAGTGGCTGCCACAACAGTGTAACCAAAAGGGGCAACAGCCCCTTTACTTTTTCCCACTTTCTCTATATAATACACTATGGATACTGAAGCCCTAGTAGCTCACGCACGAGCACGATTTGATCATGCAGCCGCAAGACGGGTGCTCAAAGAAAAATACGAGTCAAAAATGGTTTTTGCACACGGGGGTGGCATGTGGCGTGCTGGTCCCGACTTGCTGACCACACTGCTGGCCTGCGCACAAGATAAAGATGTTGTGTTGTTGGACTTGTATGAAACTCCGGTACGGATCACAGTGACAGACTTGTTTGCTCTAGCGCACGAACGTTGGCAAGAACAAATGAACGCATGGAAAGTGGAATGGGACGAACTAAACAAAAAACGCTGAGTCAAGGTGTTGTAATCTTTGCATTCAACAATGAAGCCACAGACTACATTGCCATGGCAGCATGGAGTGCAAAGAACGTTCGTCGCCATTTACACTTGCCTGTGGCAGTGATCACAGATGCTCCCGGAGCGGCTGCACAATATGAATTTGAACATATCATTGCAACTGTGGCAGACACCGGCGGTACAAGACATTTTGCAGACTACGGCACCACGGTGACCTGGCACAATGCTGGACGAATCAATGCCTATGAGTTATCTCCGTTTGATCAAACCATAGTACTGGATGCTGACTATGTTGTGGCCAGCAATAAGTTATTGGACTTGTTGGCACTACCGCAACAATTTGCAGCCTTCCGGGAATCATTTGATCCTGCCAGCATGATGAATCTTGCCACATTTGGCGCACACAACATGCCCATGTGGTGGGCAACTGTGATGATGTTTCGTCGTGGCAATATTAGCCAATACATATTTGATTCAATGCAAATGATACGAAACAACTGGCAGCACTACCGAGACTTATATGGTATTCATGAAACCAACTATCGTAATGACTATGCATTGAGCATTGCTCTTGGGCTGGTAGCAGGTGCCGACCAATCAGTGCATGAGATATTCATGCCCATGATGAACGTCATGCCAGAACACGGGTTGACCTGTGTTGAACAGGATCATTATGAAGTTACGTACACCAACACAGAAGGCCGACTCAAAACCATGAGTTGGGCAGGCATAGACTTTCATGCTATGTGTAAAAAGCACCTGGAGGCCATAGTTGCAGCCACTGGATGAACAAGGTTATGTGATTGTAGCAGTCAACAGCGACACAGTGAACTATATTGACTGTGCCCGCACCTTGGCCAAGACCATACGCTACTGGGATAAAAATGCGAGGATTTGTCTAATCACAGACAGTCCCGACATTGATTCCTTGTTTGATCATCACAGACAGATTATACCCATGGCCAATCCCTATGCCAATGATGCACAACTGTTTGCTCTCACACCATTTCGCGAAACCATCAAACTAGAAGCAGACATGCTGATAGTGAGTCCCATTGACCACTGGTGGACACAATTTAGACATCGTGATGTCGTGATATCCACAGGCTGTAGAGATTGGAAAGACAACGTCAGCACAGCACGACACTATCGACGTGTGTTTGATATCAACAATTTGCCTGATGTGTACAATGCCATTACATACTGGCGACGCAGTGAAACTGCTCATGAATTTTTTGGTTGGGTGAAACAAATATTTGCCAATTGGCCAGAGTTCAAGAAACTGCTAAAGTTTGCCGATGAAGTGCCATCTACTGATTTGGTATATGCCATGGTTGCCCAAATCATGGGACCAGAACGAGTTACAATGCCATTTAGCACATACCCAAAAATTGCACACATGAAAAGACACATAGCAGGTACCAACACCGAAGCCTGGCTCAATGAACTTGTTTGGGAATACCAGGACTGGAGACTACGTATACAAACTGTGCCGCAAACAGGTGCGTTTCATTACCATGTCAAAGAGTGGCAAGCATGACTTCTGAAGAATTAATTGCACTGTTTCAAGCCGTGCCTGAACCACAACAACCATTTTATAGATTATACTACAATGACAATGGTGTTCCACTATTCTACAGCATGGCTGATGAGCCCGGTACATATATTGAGGTAACACCAGAAGAATATCGTCGCCGCAATTCCAATGTGCGTGTACGTGATGGAAAGATAATTGAAGTAACATGGGCAACCACTGCAAAATTGGTCCCCGGCAACAGTGGCACCCCTTGTCATCCTGACAATGTCGCTGTAATCGTTGCCGAGGACCAACCTCATACTCGCTGGAGCAAAAGAACTTATGAATCAAATTGACGTTGCAGATTTAGACTGCATTTATCTAACTTATGATGAGCCTGATCGAGAAGAAAATTGGTTATTGATCAAGAACATGGTGCCCTGGGCCACCAGAGTAGATGGTGTCAAAGGATCAGATGCAGCACACAAAGCCGCTGCCGCTGCCAGTGCCACTGAACGATTTATCTTGATTGATGGTGACAATTTGCCCACTGCTGAGTTTTTCAATCAAACATTGACATTTGAGACTCCAGAGTGGGAGCAAGCCGTGTACCGTTGGCGTGCCCGCAATCACATCAATGGACTTAGGTATGGCAATGGTGGCCTAAGTTCATGGACACGAGAATTTGTAAAGAACATGCGCACACACGAAGCCACAGATGGCAGAACTGAAACAGAAGTTGAGTTTTGTTTTGATCCATTGTACTGGGCCATGCATGATTGCTACTCAACCACATATCCCAATGGTTCACCTTTTCAAGCCTGGCGTGCAGGATTCCGCGAAGGGGTAAAAATGTGTCTCAACAAAGGCGCTCGACCCACAGTGTCTGAGTTTCAAGATCGTGTGCATCAACGTAATCTGGACAACCTTACCATATGGCACAACATCGGTGCTGACGTCAACAACGGACAGTGGGCCATGGCCGGTGCTAGACAGGGCACATACATGACCATGCTTACCAACTGGGACCATCGTGAAGTACAAGACTTTGACGCTTTGGCAGAAATTTGGAAAACTGTAGAGGATAGTGATCCAAGGTTGCTGGCAGGACGTGTGGCAGATGAATTATATCATCAATTAGACTTACCAATGATGATTTATGAAGGTGAACAAAGCCGTTTTTTCAAACAACATTATCTCAGTAACTGGCAAAATCGTGGTGTAATGACTAGAGAGATAGATGTTATTCGTGAGCAAGAAGGCTGGTAATGAAGAAATTATATCTTGATGGATGTAGTTTTACCTATGGTCTAGGATTGCAACAATCAGAAACACTGGCCGCATTATGGCAAAATGAGTATGAGGTAGTGAATAAAGCTCGTCCGGGCAAATCTAATTTAGCCATTGCACTTGACACCTACCAGAATTTTCAGGAATGTGACGTCATTGTATTGGGTTGGACATACTCATCTAGAAGTTATTTAAAATATGGCAATTATGATATAGATTTGTTGCCTTTCAGGACTGTGACAGAACTGCCTTTTGAAAAGGACACAAAAATTTTGTCAGACATTTACACTGATTTTCACAAATTGTTTTATGCGATTCATGATACTAAATTTGCTGGCCTTTACAGTGATTTTTTAGTGTCTAGTTTAAAGTCAATGTGTGAAAAATACAATAAGATTTCTGTGTTTTTCTCTTGGGAAAGAAGAGCAGTTGATGCCAATATGTATTATCCTGTAATACATCCACGAATGCGATTGTCTGACGGTCATCTTAACAGCCATGGTATGCAACATCTTTTTAATAACATACAACAAATGATATATGAACAAAGGTGATAAGTCAGTGTATAACAAGAGCAAATTTCTTAGCTCTGCCGAACATATGAAAACTCAATTGGGCCCTGCTCTATGCCTGGCCAAATGGAAGCAGGTGAGCCTACATCTTACCACAGGCATGAACAATTCATGTTATCATCCTCCACTACACCCAATTGATCCTGCGGAAATTGCTATAGATGTTTCTGCGCTACACAATACTGATTATAAAAAACAACAACGTCGATTGATGTTGGCAGGTGAGCGTCCCTCAGAATGTCAATATTGCTGGAACATGGAAGACCAGAACAAACTAAGTGATAGGCACTACAGATCAGGCGAACCTTGGGCAGCCATAGACTTTGAATCAATTAAAAATAGCACAGGAGAAGAAAATGTCATTCCCACTTATGTTGAAGTTAATTTTAATCATGCTTGCAATCTCCAGTGCAGTTATTGCAGCCCTCAGTTTTCAAGTTCGTGGGCAGATGAAGTATCACGCCTGGGTGCTTACCCTACTGCTGTGCCACACAATGCTCCTGAGCACTTTGTGGGTAGTCGTAGAACTATTCCATCAAGAGAAACAAATCCTTATGTTGAGGCCTTCTGGCAATGGTGGCCAGACCTGTACCCTCACCTAGAACATTTTCGCATGACCGGTGGAGAACCACTGTTGGATAAAAACACCTATCGTGTGTTTGATTACGTGATTGAAAATCCCAGTCCTAAGTTACATTTGAATGTGACCAGTAACTTTTCGGTAGACGAAAAATCATGGCAAAAGTATTTGGGGTATGTCAAACAAATATGTGACGGACGTATCGAACACTTCATGCAGTATGTGAGTTTGGATGCATGGGGTGCGCAGGCAGAGTACATCAGACATGGATTGGATTTCAACTTGCTGTGGGACAGAGTAAATCAATTTTTGACTGAAGTTCCTAATTATTCAAGCCTTACATTTATTGTCACAATGAACAATCTCAATGTGACAACATTAGATCAGTTGTTTGCAGGTATCCTGGGTTTGAGAAAAGTCTACAGCAACACCTATCAACGTGTGTGGTTTGACACACCGGTGTTGCGTGAGCCTGCTTGGCAAAGTCTACAAATCTTGCCTGAAAGTTATGCTGATCGATTGGAACTATTATGGGCATGGATGATACGACAAATTGAAACTGACGAGGCGCCGTTTAAAGGATTCAAAGACTATGAACTGCACAGACTGGATCGTGACATTGCTTGGATGAGGTCGCAACAACATATGGACCATGCCGCAGCCAAAGCAGACTTTTATCGTTTTTTCTATGAACATGATAGCAGACGTGGCACAGATTTTTTAAAGACATTTCCAGAAATGCGCAGCTGGTGGGAGGAGTGTGCATACCATGCTAGGCAATCGTAAAATCATCGTGGATGAATGGGCCGAAGTTTGGGATCTACTCAAGTCTTCAGCAGATGGCAGTTTTTGGCAATGGCCCAATGAATTAGACCCTCAAGCAATTTACATTGTAGGCCGAGTGGTACTAAAAGAAAACTGGGTAGCCATCACTGACTGGGCTACCAAATATCCTGGACATATTGTTTTTTCAAATCCTGCTGAAGGCAGTGAAACAATATTGTTACAACTGCGCAGACTGGTAATCACTGACTATGTGCGTGATGGCCGTATTGGATTGTTGACATCAGGTGATTTAGAACCTGGTTGGAACTATTGTAAAACAGACTGTTACTTCTCCAACATTGTAGAGTATCTGGAAAACATACGTGCACATGAATCTTATCCGCAGGTGTATCATAAACAAAACAAACCCTATGATTTTTTGTTCCTAAACGGCAGACTACGACCACATCGCAAATACTTGATAGATGCATTTAGATCGCGTGGGCTGTTGGATCGAGCACTGTGGACAAACCTCAATGATCGTGTGGAAATGGCCTGGAGTAGTTGCTTACAAACTGGCGATTTAGAACCCATTAGATTATTGCCCCCAGAATACGAAATTGATCGTGCACTGCCCAACATGCAAAACGTGCCCACAGGATTTATAAAACATCACTTGTTTGGCAACACCTGGGGTGATGCTGAAGTCAATCCTGCGCCATATATTGACACATATTTTTCAGTGGTCACAGAAACAATATTTGATTACCCATATACATTTCGCACAGAAAAAATTTGGAAGCCCATGATCATGGGACACCCATTTGTGGCAGCGGCCAATCGCGGATATTACAGAGATTTACACGAGTCAGGATTTCAAACATTTGGACATTTGATAGACGAATCATTTGACCAAATAGATGATCCCACCTCACGTGCAGATAGAATAGTTGACACAGTCAACGATATATGTTACAATGGTGCTGCTGATTTTTTACAGGCTGCACGATCGGTATGCAAACACAACTATCAACAACTGCGTGAACACAATCGCAGGGAACGAGCAGAATTGCCTGCAAGATTGGCACAGTACATAAATGAATGACTTAGAATTTAAACACACTGTATTAGACCAACTCTCAGCCAGTTTTTGTGCAGCGAAATGGTATAACGCTACCATTTGGTTAGGAAGTGGGCAGACCACAAGTTGCCATCACCCGCCAGCCCATTTGATTGACATTGATAAAGTCTCTAACAACTCTAGGCTGTTGCACAATACTGATCAGAAAAAAGCAGATCGCGATCAGATGATCCGTGGTGAGCGTCCCGCTGGCTGTGAGTACTGCTGGAAGATAGAAGACATGGATCGTGATGCCATATCTGATCGTGTGTACAAAAGTAAAATTTATCCCATAGAGGCCCTGCATGAAGCAAAACAAACTCCTGTCACAACTGATGTCAATCTTAGAACTCTCGAAATTAGTTTCGATCGTACTTGTCAATTTGCTTGTTCTTACTGCAATCCTGCTTTTAGTTCCACTTGGGTCAATGATATACGCAAGCATGGACCCTATGTCGGGTTGGTTAGCGATGGTAGGAACCATTTTACTCACACTCATGATCATAGTCAACTTTATAAATTCGGTGAGACTAATCCGTATGTGGAGGCCTTCTTCGACTGGTGGGAACGAGACCTCCACAGAACACTGCAAGAACTCCGAATAACCGGCGGTGAACCCTTGATGTCAGGTTACACCTGGCAACTTATAGATTGGTTTAAAAACAACCGGGGCAAGTCAACCACACGACTGGCCATAAACTCAAATCTTGGCAGCGCAGTTGACATAGATAAACTGTTGTCAAGCACACGTGGCATGGCAATAGATCTTTACACCAGCAACGAAAGCATGGGCCTGCAAGCCGAATACATACGTGATGGCCTTGTGTGGGACGACTGGGCCAACAATGTAGAACGACTGTTGGATTCGGCACAGTTCCGTGGCATACATGTTATGTGCACCATAAATGCACTGTGTTTGGATAGCCTAGTAGACTTTCTTGAATGTATGTTGCAGTGGAAAATTGAGTACGGTAGAGATGCATTGAGTTTTACATTAAATATCTTACGCTTCCCTAGTTTCCAAAGTGCATTGGTGTTACCTGATAGTTTGCGTAATCGGTATAGAGTAGAATTACAAGAATGGTTGTACCGCAATCAACACAATCCTGGTTTGCACGAGCACGAAGTCAATCACCTGCAACGTTTGATAGACTATCTTGATATGGTCAAAACTCCACACTCTGAAGCCTTTGATCGGCCCAAACTGTTGAATGATTTCCGACAGTTTTACACACAATATGATCAACGTCGTGGTAAAAATTTCATGCAGTGTTTTCCTGCACTAAGCGAATGGTACAACAGTTTATGACACTAGATGACAAAATTGCTGAGTACAAAGGCCAATTTGACGTATTGGCATTAGTTGACCTTGATCACTGGCACCAGTTAACAATATATCAACGTGATCCTTGGTTGCGTAGCCAGTTGCATAGATTGTATCAACCTGCATATCAAAACAATCAGCGCATATTATTCAGAATTACGCGATGTAAAGACATTGCGACAATATTGAACCGACTACAGCATTGGTTATTTAAAATAGATATTTCTAATTTTTTTGCTGTAGTATTAACAAACGATCCTGATGTGCGCACAAATTGGCAATCGGGGCCTGATACCTCTGACATAACTTTTGATGTGTATCACAGTGAAGAATACATTGCTGACCAACTGTCTATATATCAATACAACAGTACTGATTTGGTTCGTGCTACAGATTTAACCATGCGTGAACAATTTTTGTTGACTGAATCAAAAACATTTTGCATGTATCCCTGGATACATTTACATGCTTATCCCACTGGTGAAGCATATCCTTGTTGTCACGCAGAAATGGGGGTTGGGCTGATAGGCAATTGTCGCACTAATACACTTGCAGAAATTTGGAACTCAGACAAACAAAAACAACTGCGTCAAGATATGCTAAGAGAAACATTTAACTCCACATGTGGACGCTGTTATGAACAAGAGGACAATGGATTTTTCAGTGGAAGACGCAGTGCAAACAAGCACCATGGACATAATATCAGTCGTGTGGCACAAACACAGACAGATGGTACCTTGAACAAGTTTGAAATGACATATTGGGACATTCGTTTTTCAAACCTGTGCAACTTAAAATGCCGCAGTTGCGGTCATATATTCAGCAGTCAATGGTACCAGGACCAGGCTCGTTTAGCCGGTGAAGACTGGCGAGATCGCAACACAGTGTTGAACTATGCTGGTCGAACCGAACTAGACATGTGGGAACAGTTAGAACCGCATTTGGATTATGTAGAGCAAATATACTTTGCTGGTGGTGAACCCTTGCTGATGGAAGAACACTATCGTATCTTGGACGAGTTGGTGCATAGGAAAAAATTTGATGTGCGTTTGATTTACAATACCAACTTTACACACACGGATCTCAAAGGTCGCAGTGTGTTTGAGTATTGGCAACAGTTTGACTCAGTGGCAGTGGGTGCCAGTTTGGATGATTCTGGTGCACGTGGTGAGTACATTCGTAAAGGCACAGACTGGGCAGTGGTAGAACAAAATCGCCGGGAAATGATGCAGGTATGCCCTGGGGTAGATTTTTATATTTCACCAACGCTGAGCATAATGAATGCCTGGCACCTACCTGACTTTCATAGAGACTGGGTTGAACGCGGATTGATACGTGCACAGGATTTGAACGTAAATATCTTGCAAGATCCCTTACATTATAGGATAGACATTGCACCCGCTGAATACAAACAACATCTGGCTACAAAATATTTTGATCACATCTTGTGGTTACGTGACCGCGACTCATTGGGTCGAGCCACACAAGGATTTGAGTCAGCTATAACTTTTATGATGGCCACAGACAACACACACTTAGTAGATACATTCTGGCGCAAGACACACGAGTTGGATGCAATCAGAAAAGAAAACATCTTGGATGTAATTCCAGAATTGGCAGCATTGAAATGAATATACCACACGGCCAATTCTGTGTGCTACCTTGGATCAGCATTGAAGCCTCACCCATTGGCACTGTGCGTCCGTGTTGTCTTGCTGACGATGAAATCTTAGACAATGAGGGCAACAAGTTTGAATTGAGCACTGCTGACTTTGCAGGCATACAAAACTCCAATCACATGCGTAGACTACGTGAGCAATTTCTAGCAGGTGAGCGACCACAAACTTGTCGTAAGTGTTGGAATGAAGAACGTGGTGGCCGAGTCAGCAAACGCATGCACACTTTGGACAGACTCAAACATTCAATTAAGGACACTAAGTGGACAGCAGATGCCAAACCTTTGATGTTTTTGGATTTGAAACTGGGCAACATCTGTAACTTAAAATGTCGTATCTGCGGCTCATGGAGTTCAAGTCAATTTGCCACAGAAGAAATCAATCAATTGCCACGTGAGCAACAGAAGTCCAGCCATGCATATCAAATGCTACGTGCTGGCGCATGGCCCAGAGAAAATGCTCAGTTTTGGCAACAGATTGATAGTGTTCTAACATACATTAGATATATTGAATTCACCGGCGGCGAACCATTCATGATTGATGAGCACTTTGACATGTTGCAAGGCATCATTGATCGTGGCATTGCTCACCAAGTTGAAATACATTACAACACCAATGGTACACAATATCCTGCCCGTGGCGAAGCAATATGGCGGCATTTCAAAACTGTAGAAGTAGCATTCTCAATTGACGATGTAGGTGCAAGATTTGAATATCAACGAACCAATGCAGATTGGGCTGTGGTACTAGACAACATCACAAATTTTCAATACTTGAAAACTAAGATGCCCAACCTGCAGTTACAATGCTGCTCGACTGTGAACGTGTTCAATGTACGCTACATTGACGAACTGGCTCATTGGATAGCACTGCAACAGTTTGATTTTGTGTACTGGAACATGATGCATGATGCATGGTACTTTTCCATTGCCACACTGCCTGACTCTGCCAAGGCTGTGATCACTGAACATTTGCGCACAGCAACGGTGCCGCCCGAATATCGTGAGGAGTTTGATCATATTGTTGATTTTATGAACACAGGTGCATCAACTGACGGATTCATCACACGCATGAAGATTGCAGATCTAGATCGCAAGCGCAATCAAGACTTGCGTGAGGTGGCACCTGAACTCGCTGAAATATTAGGATACGTTAAAAATGCGTGAGATAGTTTTCATGTACAAATTAGATACTGCCCCTAACTGGATCAATCAATTGTTTCCACCAGACTATCCTAGAAGTTTCTATGATTCCAACCGTAATTATACCCAAGACACAGTATTTTATTATGATCATTATGGCCCTTATCATGACACCATAGTTGATAAACTTGACCGTGGACATCAAATCATATATGACGACAAAAACGAACACTATATTCCACTGACATACAAATGGATAGTAAAAGAATTTATGCAACACCCAGGTCAAGGTATGTTTTTAATTTCAGGACACAAACCACAAACTATCCCAGGAGTAACTATACAGGCCACTCCTTATTGGTATTGGATATTAGAACAAATGACTTATCGTGATTTTGGATATCACACTTTTGTGCCAGAGCCCACAAATCAACATAAATTTTTTATGCAAATACAAAATGACAGGCCTGATAGAGATGCCTTGTATGAAAAATTAAAGCCAGTGTTGCACGACAGCTTACATAGCTATCGAAATCGCGGTGTATACTTGCCCAATGATCGCTATGGTTTTGGTAATTGGCAACGATACATGAATTTTGACTGGATCAATCAAACTTGTTTTTCACTCACAGTAGAAACTTACATGGATGACGGCTTAGAAAATGTTGGCGAAAGTTTGACGGAATGCGACAGTTGGTTTTTGTCTGAGAAATCTTACAAAGCCATTGCGGCGCATCACCCGTTTATATTAGCTGGTACACATAGCAATCTTTCTTATTTGCGTAGTCAAGGATTTGAAACTTTTCCTGAGCTATGGGACGAAAGCTATGACAATGAACGAGATTTTCAACGCAGAATAAATCTCATCGCAGATATCGTAATAAAGTTTGACAAATCAAGTTTCAATCAAAACATAGTAAAACAAAAGCTCGAACATAATCGTGCTAGATTTTTTGATAAAGAATTAACTAAAAAATTCTGGCAAGAAACTGTGCTTGAACCAATATTGAAATTTGTCCAATGAGTTTGTGTATGGCACCATGGGTTCATACATACTTGAGTCCACAAACCGAACGACGCATGTGCTGTGCGTCAAGAGAACCTGCACAGAATTTTGAGCAGTACATAGACACAGCAGCAGGCACTGGTAGATACATTCCTATTTCTTTGGAGGAACATTGGAACAGTGAACACATGCGCAGTGTACGTCGTAGGATGATGGCCGGCGAAACCTTGCCTGAGTGCGAAGTGTGCAATGACCGGTTGCTGAACACTGACGTTTACCGCACGTATTTTTGGCAATTGTTCAAGCATAAGTACCCTGACATCTGGGAAACCACCGACGACACAGGCCATACCACCATGTTGCCTGTGAGTTGGGACTACAGATTTTCAAACCTATGTAACTTCAAATGTAGAACCTGCGGCGATATGCTGAGCAGTGCCTGGGAAACCGAACAGCGACAACACTCAATGGTTGACTGGTCCAATCTCAAAAATGCCTGGATGAAACCAGAAATACGTCAGGATATTTCAGCATTTCAAGACACAGTGATTGAAAAAGAATTCTCTGACGCTGTAGAACAACACAGAGTTGAAGAGATATACTGGGTAGGTGGTGAACCCTTGATGTACGAGCAACATTGGCGGTACATGCGCAGGATTGTTGAACTAGGAGATGGGCCCAAAGTTTATGCTAGATACAATACAAATCTTTCCCGAGTTGATTATCGAGGCACTAATTTATTTCGTGATATTCTTGTGCGGCTTAGGGATTGGCAGATATGTGCAAGCCTCGACGGTACAGGCCCAATTGGTGAATACATTAGAACAGGTCTCGAGTATCATCGCTGGCTTGACAATTTTGGTAAAGCAATTGAGATCCAACGTCACCGACGTCAAGTCAGAATTGACTTTACGCTCACTCTGCCCGGAATGTTCGAAGTTACACGAATTAAACATCTCGCCAGAGCCCACGGAGTCGACGTACTGGCCAAGGTAATTTTTGCATTTTCGCCAGACATTGTAATGAGTCCCTTGGCATTGCCAAAACACCTGTTGCATGAATGGATAGATGAACTGATACCTGAGGTAGATGGTGCACTGCGCGATGTACTGACACAATTAAAAACGCGGCCCACATTTGAACAGCAGTGGCCTGATCAATATCGTGCAGGTCTTGCAAAAGGCAAGGCACGTGTGTTACAATTAGAAAGCATCCGAACACAACCCACGGTCATGGCTGAAATATTGGCAACCAGACCCCGGGTGCTAGAATGGTGGAACAACATTGCTTGATAGAATTGAAATAGATCTGCGTGGCGCAGACACGCTGACATTGTACATTGATGTAGAGGACAACAGTCTCAGTCGTAAATGGCTGACTGCATTGAATGATATTTTACGACATGATTTACATCTAGAGAAAAATTACTGTTGGTTGGGCTGGACTGAAAGCAAACGCAATGCTGAATACATCATTGATCAAATCAACACCAGCATTGGCGCAATCAATGCAGCCAATTTGGGTTACATTATAAATGATCATTTCACAGTGGCCGACACAATACAGGACAATTTAGGCATTAATCATGAGCGTTTAAATTGGTTACACAAATACTTTGAAGATCTACAAGGGCATTCTGGGCACATGAGTCCCTATTGGCAGCAAGCCGATGCCAGGATACGCTGGCATATTCGTCAACTCAACTTGTTGTGTCATGAGTATGAAAGTCTTGTGCTGAGCATGCGCAAGGTCCTACAGGCACCTGAGTGGCGCAGACCCAGTCAGCTGATGTGTTGGCTTAACGCACCAAGATTCACATTGAATCAGGAAGATTTTGAATTGTTTGGCATAGATACCATCAATCGTCAAATGGGTGCAGTATATGTGGGTGTAAACAAAGCAGTAGGTAAAACTCATTGGGAAGTATTCAATGACGAAGGGCGCAGTGTTGATGAATTGATAACTACCAATATGCGTTGCCAGACTGAGGCTGCAGGAGATTTTGACATTGAGTGGGCCAGAAATCCAGGAGCATATGAATGGCAAATTAAGAAAATTGCCGAGTTTAAGTCCTGGCTTACTGAAAACGGATTTGATCCTGCAGATCCAAATCTTACAATAGGGCACCCAAAGGTAGCACAGGTAAATTTATCCAAGTCATTTGGCACATTAGATTACAATCAAATTTGGCAACAGATTACTGCTCACCTTGATGTACATAAAATACGTACTAGCGACGCTGAGGCTACATATGAATATTGCTGGAGCGATCCAGACTATGCTGAACAGCAAATAAGGAGATTGAGATGAATTGGATACGCAAACTTTGGGCTAGAGTAACACTGGAAATACGCTATCGTAAAAAATTACGCGAACTTCGCAAACGAGATCCATTTATTTACAAATGAATATTTTAGGCATCTCGGCCGGATTTCATGATGCTGCTGCCACTGTGATCAATCGATCAGGCGATATCTTGTTTGCCGGCCATAGCGAACGCTACAGCCGAATCAAGAATGATGCCAATATCGACACAGGGTTGATCCAAGAGCTAGAACAGTATAATCCCATAGACACTGTGGCCTACTATGAACGTCCTTGGGCCAAACAACTGCGCCAGTGGTATGCAGGACAAGGTGTCGAGTGGAACAAGTTGTCGGTCAAACGCATTGTACATGATCAAATTGGTCAAAGGTGTTGGCAAGATGTAAGAAATTATCATAATTACAATCATCACCTATCACATGCAGCCAGTGGTTTTCAAACTTCACCATATGACCGTGCCACTGTGGTTGTGATTGATGCCATAGGTGAGTGGGACACTATTACAATCTGGGGAGCCGAATATGATGGAAAAGGAAGAGCAAAGTATCAACGATTGTGGGCACAACGATATCCGCACAGCCTGGGTCTGTTTTATAGTGCAATTACTCAGCGTGTGGGCCTACACCCACTAGACGAAGAATACATCACCATGGGCATGAGTGCCTACGGCGACGATCATTATCATGAACTCATGGAATTAATTTTGGTCAATGACCCTGATCTCGTAGAGTTCAAACAAAATTTACACACAGGTCTAAGCAATAAATTCATGCCGGGACTTGAGGATGTAGATATTGCTGCCAGTGCGCAGCGAATGTTGGAACGCTTGATCGGCAACGTCATGCGTAGGGCCAGAGACTTTGAGTGGTCAACCAATCTTGTGTATCAAGGTGGTGTGGCCCTCAACTGCCTGGCCAATAGAAAATTAAGGAGATTTTTCGATGATATTTGGATTATGCCTTGTCCTGGTGATGCTGGCAGTAGCCTTGGCGCCGCAGCCCTTGCCTATCGTGGCAGGATTAATTGGACTAACGCTTTTTTGGGTCATGACATCCCTGGTGGGTATCCTGTTGATGATGCCCTTGATCATCTCTGTGGCACTGGCATTGTTGGTATTGCGAGTGGTCGAGCAGAATTCGGACCTAGGGCACTAGGAAACCGCAGCCTACTGGCAGACCCACGTAGGCCTAACATAAAAGATCAAGTCAATGAAATCAAACGCAGACAAAAGTTTAGACCCTTCGCCCCTGTCATATTGGCTGAGTTGGCTGATGAGTACTTTGACATCAAGCCTGGCTGGCATACTCATGCTTACATGCAATCAGTCGCTGCTTGTCGCCAACCTGGCATTTACCCTAGTATATGTCATGTTGATGGCACCAGTCGAGTACAGACGGTGGCGGCAGATGGATCAGGGATCCGACGACTGCTAGAAGCATGGTACGCTCGTACAGGTTGTCCTATGTTGCTTAACACCAGTTTGAACATACGCGGCGAGCCCATGGTCAATGATAGAAACGATGCTGACAGATTTCAAGCACTGTATGATGTAAAGGTTGTAAGTTAAATGTTAAAATCAACTACCACAAGATATGTTCAAGACTTTTGGTTTTATGACACAGATGAAATGATTGGTGCCAGTCTGGATCATTATGGGGAGTATGGTCAGGCCGAAGTGGACTTGATGTTGAGTTTTTTAAATGCCAACTGTGTGGTCTATGATGTTGGTGCCAATATTGGATATCATACCACTGCTTTTGCCTCAAAAGTAAAAAAGGTCTATGCATTTGAGCCCCATCCAAAAAACTTTGCACTATTAGAAAAAAACACAGCACCTTTTGACAACGTAGATATTGCTCAGTGTGCTGTTTCAAATCACTGGGCCACATGTTACATCAATGATTATGACGAAAATACATTTGGCAATTTTGGTAATGTATGTATAGTAGAGGACGAGTTAGGCATTGCTGTGCCTGCTGTGGAATTAGACACCGCAGATTTGCCGCCGCCAGACTTTATCAAAATTGACGTTGAAGGTCATGAATTATCTGTGCTTCAGGGTTGTAAAAATATCATTGCCTCAAGGTCACCAGTGATATATTATGAGGCACATGAATCTAAACATTTGAAAGAAATATACAACTTGCTGTCACCTGAAAGATACAAATTTTATTGGGCGCAGGTCAATAACTACAACCCCAACAACTTTAAAAATAATGCTAAAAATATTTTTGGTGCTTCGGGATTAATGAGTATTCTGGCATGGCCTAAGTTTTTACCTGACTTGTCCTTGACACCTGTAACAGGTCCTGATGATTCTGTAGCCAAATTTTACGTAGGCGGTCGGCCCTAGAGATAAGTTTCTAATCCACCACGACGGCGAATATCTTGGGTGCAGCAACTGATGCCACCATCCCAGAAATAACTGTGCCTTAGTTCACTAATAATAGGTTCAATTTTATGCTTGCGACAATAATCAAATACTTCTCGGTTGTAGGCACTGAATATCACATGTGATTCGTCCAGTACAAGGCAGTTGACATCAAAAACAGTTTCAGCAACAAAGCCAGTCCATTTAGTTAGATAAGTGTTGACAAAGTCTGTGAATTCAGGTGTGGGTGTTTGTCCCTGTACATACCAAGCACCGGGGCTTTGTTCATACTTAAACTTACCTACCTCCATGGCAGCCCATATTGAACTATCCCAAATTTTACAAACGTCCCAACCAGGAAAGTCAGCAGACAGATTCAAATTTACATCGTGTTTTGAACTCAACAGTACCCCTGGTTTAAGTATGGCAAATACAGCATCGCCATGTCCATCAGTGATGGCTTCGTGAATTCTGTATTCTGATCCCAACACATTGTCTACAATCCAACGTGTTTGATCGGGTCTTAAAAAATCTGAATTATCAAAAAACACATCACGGCCCACCCGTACTATACAACTGGCAGATGCGCCGTTGAGTATACAAGTTTCGTCCCAGCCTGAGGAACCGTGTGGGTTTACCACCGAGCCGGGTTGTGCAGTTTCATACTCATTACACAGTTGATCAAGTTCTTGTACTGCTAAAACACGTAGCAATCGATCTCCCAAGGTAATTTGCCAATCTCTTGGGGTAAGTGGTGGCAGTGGAGCACCGTGACCTTTGATCTGTTCTTGTTGAAAACGATGCTTGTTGGGTAAATTAGGTCGACGAACTTGAGCCCCAAACATTTCAATGGTTTTTTGCAAGTTAGCCAAATCTTCTTCTGTTTCCGCAAGAATCTGTTGTAGTTGATTACGCACTTGCGCATTTTCAATAAAATCAAAATAGTCTGGTGCGTAGGCACGGCCCACAATGACTTCTTCTAGTGGTTGCCAACTGGTATACGAGTTAATGAGATTCATTGATTTCCTTGATAAGATTATTTAAACGTTCAGCCTTGCGGGTTTGAAATAACTGTTGATTATGTTCTATATCGGCACGGCACAATTCAAATAGTTGCGGCAAATCCAATCGAGCAAAAAAAATAGATCTAATCAAGGCCATCCATCGTTTGGTAGCATCAATTTCTAAATCATATCTGTTGTTTAAAATACCATCAAATACACGGTATCCCAAATCTCGTAGAACTTGTAAACTTCCCGCAGCACCTGCTACAAAAAACATTTGACCATGTTTAATAGGTTTGAATGTTTTTTCACTCAAGAGTATCCCGCCACCTATGTCAAAATGTGTTTCCATTACAATATTACAATAACTGTTGATATGATACTTAGATACCAACATGCTATGATTGTTTCGCTGATCGTTATCAAGCGTATCACTCTCATAAGGTGCTGACTGAAGAAATTTGGCAGTTCTTGCCCGCAATTTTGGAATACTGTCAATTTCAATAGGGCAGTCTGCATCCACAAACTCGCCTGGTTGGCAATAACTCCAATAAGAGTTGTCTAATATGCCATTGTGGTGCAAATCAGCCATGGCCATGGCACGCCAAGATTTGTGCAATCTGTTGAGCACTGTAAAATCACGTTCTCTTGGTTGATTGTGTATGGCCAATGGCGGAGAATAATGATTGCGTTGCCAGTACCAAAGTTCACTGTCTTGGAACGCCACAAATCCTGGAATGTTGCTGGCTGTCGAATTAGAGCTTACAAACACATAGCAATTGTTGCTCAAATTGTGTTTGATGCATAGTTGGTCTAGTCTGGACTTGATTCGTTCAGGATTGTCACCTTCGTGATAATAAAACAACACACGCACTTTGCTATTGAACAATCCTTTACGTATGCGCTCAGGCATTAGTTCAAAATAATCAATGCCAAAGTCAAAGAAACCCAAGCCCACAGGATAAAATGCATCAGTGGGCCATTCAGCATCAATGTTAATGATGTTGAGTTTGACACCATGATGGTCACAGTATTCTTGCAATCGTAATGGTGTGGTGTGTGGCCAGTGTTGACCAAACTCACGCCAACCTTGTGTGTAGGGATATGCTTCGTGACGAGCCAAGGCAGGATATATTCTACCCTTGATTACTCGATCTGCTATCAAATTCAAGCTCATTCAACATGTCCTTTAGTTCTTCCCATAGTACTGCTTCAAAGCCACCGTTATAAAAATGATTCCAGTTGTGTTGGATGATATCCCAGGCACTTTCAAATATGGCCTGACGATCTTCTTCCAAGCTCTCCAACAGCGACAATACTCGTGCAATTTTTTCTATACGCTTTGAGTCATCAGGTTCATCATCATAACTTTCATCCCACAGGTCACCAAATGTCCGGAAACCGTAACTGCGCAAATAACGCAAGCTGCCTTGTGTGCCCACAATGATAAATGGCATGCCCATGGCAATGGGCTTGAAAGTTTTTTCAGTCAAATGATGTCTACGACCAGTGGCCACGGTTTCAGTCACCAAGTATAACAAACTTTCAGCTGATTGATCAAACAAATCAAGCCAGCAAGATTGCATGGGGTGACCAGTTTCGTCTTTGAAGTTCATGGGCAATGATTGTTGGGAAAAAACTGTTTCTATGTCTGCATACTTGGCTTTTAGCGGTTTTATAGCATCTAGTATAGCAATGTTTTCGGCAGGGCACACAGCAGGACATGATACGTGATTGTTGCTCATTTTAAGTTTGAATATCCAATATAGCATTTCCAATCTATGCTTGCGTTCTCCTGCTACTATACGATTTGGTGCTAAAAATGTTTGATTAATTGTTCTTTCAGTCCAAGGCTTGATTAAAAAAGTTCGGTCATATCCACGATACCAATCCAATGCGGCCCAGCCATGAAAAAAATAATAGTAACTGCGCCAGCCAAACTGTTTGCACACTGTATCAACTGTGTCACTGTCGCGTTCGCTGGTAATAATTGCACCCACTTGTAAATTGACATTGAGTGGTTTGCTATATCCATTGTTAATTGCTAATTGATTAAGTCGGTTACGGTAATTTACTGTTAAATGCAAATTTTTATTGTTGCTAACAACTCGTTCAAATGTGGGCAAATGCAAATTCAAATGAATAGGCTCTTGGTCCCATAATAGTGTATAATTGTGTTCGATTAAGTCGTCACTGCCATAATTAACTAAGCTGTCAGGATCTGTTCTACCAAATGGTTCGCACCACCAAAGCCTTACACCAGGATGATGACGTTTTATCCAAGGCCAGATTGTATTATCATAAATTTCATCTATTCTAATCATGTTTGACGTATTTTATTTCAGTGATGGAGGTAAGCCAAATTTGTTCCCGCACGAGCGGCGGGTAGATTCATTCCAGCATGCACAAAAGTTGAGTGGCACACGTTTTTTTTGGATTGTGCACTACTTAGCGGATTACAATGATTGGAATTTTCTTTGGGAGCCGGTGCCCTGGGAGTCCAAACAACGGCATGCATGGGCCAGTCAATGGCAGTCAGATTCGGGTACCTATCTCGTGCCACGAGCAGGCTATGAAACCACCAATTATCATACCGACCGTGTGATTAAGAGACTGAGCAGTCGTGATGGTTGGTGTATACCCCCAAACATAGACACAGACAGTTTTGACTTTTCATGGCATCCATTGCCCAGCGATCACTATCAACATCATTTTCCCACACAATGGCAACCAGCAGGTGGGCCAGTTTATAATCCTAATGTTGACAAAATTAAACTAGAAACAGCGCAATATGCTGTAGCACGGCCTACCAAAAAGTTGTGGACTGTGCCAGCAGGCGTAGAGCCAGTTGATCAGTCTTGGCACCCAAATCCCTTTGATCCGCCATACATCTATCAGTTTGGCACACAGCATCAACGCACAGGCGGACCTAGATATACTGTGCCTGGTGCCACAGACATCAAGTACGTGGATCAAATACGTGCTACAACCAACCGCGTGGCCACTGCCATATACGAAATAGATCACTTGTGCGGCAACGCAGGCAAGATCGCCAACACCACACGCACTGTACGCTACTTTGACAACTACAGAGACACCTTGATTCGCATTGCCCGGAGCATAGGCACTGAACATGAGTTTGTGTGGATCTGTAGCAGCATCTGTGACTACAGCAATTTTGACTTTTCGTGGCATCCTGAACAGTGGCAGGCCACAATGTTGCATGTGTTTGCCAGCAATGATCAAAAGTTTGGCGACACATTTTTCATGCATGTGCCTTCATTTGCGGCTCGCGCAGAAAAGAAAGAGCTATTGGAATGGACCGAGGTGAACTTTATCAGCACCTCTGTGCCACGACGTGCTATGCCTGTGATCTTGCATGACAACGACAGCCAAGTAGATGCAGTAAAAAACACTGCCTGGGCTGGGCCCTTGGCCACATTCACTAACTTGGACTATGTGCCCGGTAACATGATCACTGTGCCACTGTGGCGCGAACAAACCAAAGCCATTGTGCCTGTGAGTTCAGGTGCTGGCACAGTGATAGTGCCACGCACTGCTGTACCGCATATAAAAACACAGTTGTATGACTATGCCTACATAGACCGAACACAGAGAATCTTACAAGACCCACCCTTGGACATTGTGTTCATTGAAAATGGTGAACGCATGGCTGACTACAATCTAAATCATCTAGCCTGTACAGTACGCAAACACAATGGTGCCAATAAAATTCATCACATAAAAAATGTACAAGGCCGAGTGGCTGCTTATCATGCTGCTGCCAGAGCCAGCACTACCCCATGGTTCTTTGCTGTGTTTGCCAAACTGGAAGTCAGTGATCGTTTTGATTGGTCATGGCAGCCAGATCGCATGCAACAACCCAAGCACTACATATTTCATGCACACAATCCAGTCAATGGCTTGGTGTATGGACATCAGGCCATGATTGCCTACAACAAACGATTGGTGCTGGCTAACACAGGACCAGGATTAGACTTTACCTTGGACCAGCCACACGAAGTAGTGCCCATTGTTTCTGGGCAGGCATTCTATGATCGCACGCCTTGGATGGCCTGGCGCACTGCGTTTAGAGAAGTGATCAAGTTGAAATCCAGCCTGCCTGATGTTGAAAGTGCTTATAGACTAGACAAATGGCTTACGGTGGACCACAGTGCAGATCAGTGGAGCATCAAGGGTGCCCAAGATGGCATAGAGTATTGGGACAGTGTGGCAGGCAACTTCGATGAGTTGAAAAAGAGTTATGAGTGGGAGTGGTTGGCCACTTATGCGTTTGTCAAACGGAATCTAACACCGCATCAATAACATACTCTACTTCTGAATCTGTGAGTTCAGGATACATAGGTAGGCTTAGACATCTACGTGCCAAACTAGACGCCGCACTCAACAAGTCTGGACCTACATAGTGTTGATACGCTGGCAATTCATGCATGGGTGTGGCATAGTGTACTCGTGTTTCCACCCCACGCAGGGCTAAATTTTTCACCACAGCATCACGATTGTCCACTGTGATCACAAACTTGTGAAAACAATGATCACGCATGTTTGAGTCATCTATCAAGCACACAATGCCTTCCCGGTCACGCAGACCTTGGCACCAGTGTTCAGCAATCTTTCTACGTCGTGCTTGCCAAGCATCAATGTGCCGCGTTTTTACCAACATCTGCGCACAGTCAGTTTCGCTCATGCGACTGTTGGTGCCCAATTCACCGTGATTGGTTCGCTTGCCATTGCTGATCCAGTTTCTAGCAAACTCCATCAGACGTCTTGAACCGGTGATCACAGCGCCACCATTGCCGTAGTTGGCTAAGTTTTTTGTGGGATCAAAACTGATGGCAGTGTCTCCGGTGCGTATGCAATGATCTGCCAGCCAATGTTGTGCAGCATCTTCTACAACTCTGGCAATGGGTTTGTTGGCATTACGAAGCATGTTGGTGATGCTTTGTCCATACAGTCCAACAGCACACAGCATGTCCACTGATTCATCTGGTATGCGATTGATGTCTAGTTGTCCATATCTGTCTGTGTCAGCAATGATCAACTGCCAGCCGGCTCTGGCAAATGCATTCAGTGTTGCGGGATAAGTCATGGCCGGCACCACTACCACGGGTTGACGAGTACCCCATGCTGTGACAAGTTCTAGGTAGTAATAGGCAGCAATGATTTCCAAGGCCTGTGTGCCTGAATGACAGGTCACGGCATAGTCAACACTGTTGCGTCGAGCCAACCAACGTTCAAACTCAAAGGTCGAATTGCCATCCATGAGTCGTCCTGAACGCAACACAGTATCGGTTGCATCCAGAATCTCAGTGCGTAGGTTGTTATACTGCCTTTGGATTCCAGTAAATGGAATTTTCAAGCCACTCATGATACTTTTGAAATCCTTCTTCAACATCTACCTTTGGATCGTAACCTAATATTGTTCTTGCTCGATCAATATTTAAGGCACCGCGGCTGGGAAAGTCTGCGTCTTTGTCACGTACTTCAATTGTGCCCTGACCCACAATCTTCACAATCATTTCAGCGGCTTCCAGCAGGCTTACACTATGTGACTTGGTGATGTTGAATGTCATATTGCGGCACATGATGCGTGTGGCTGCTGCCACAATGCCGTCGGCAGCATCATCCACATAGGTAAAGTCCAAGGTTTCACTAGCACCATTTACCTTGAGCACACCACCACGCCGGGCTGTGAGCATGAATTTGGCCACCACACGATCTTCCACATCCAGTGGTCCGTACACTGCTGATGGGCGAATGATCACATACTCAAACCCACAACGACGTGTATAGTCCTTGACCAGCCACTCTCCGGCCAGTTTCATAATGCCATACTGTCCTTGCGGATTACACTCATCATCTTCCAGCACATCATCTTCAAAGTCTCCGTACACCATGCTTGAACTGATGTACACAAACCTTTCAATGCCATGTTTTTTGGCACTCTCAAGCAGGTTGATCAAACCCCGCATCATGACGTCTGCGCCGTGAGCAGGGTTGGCATTGACAACTTTCTGCCGGGGAAAACTGGCACAGTGAATGATCACCCGGGGTCGGTGCTCACCTATTACAAAATCCATATCCGACTCATCTGTGATATCGTAAGGGTAGATGGGTGTGTCTGGAGCAATCTTTTTCTGCCGTTCCTCCATCAAGTAGTCAATCTCTGCTTGCGGGATGATACCATACGTGGTCTTGGTGTCTACAACCACAACTTTTTCTTCACGTGCTTGTAGCCGTGCCACAACGTTGTGCCCAATAAGACCTAGACCGCCGGTTACTAAAAATGTCATGACATGCTCCTTGCTTGCGCCAGTTCTGGAATGTAATCAATCAGACGGCTGCCACGTGCCTTATCCAATTTATCATTGAGTTCATAAAACTTGTTTAATTTTTTTGTGTCGAGTTGATATTGATTTGAATACCAATTTAACATTGCATCCACTTGCGTTTTGCAAGATCTTCCGTTTGAATAGTAAATCTTTGTTTGTGTACATCTTTTCATGGAGTCTATCACCAGCTCAGGACAGGGATTATTGTAGCAATCCATTATGTCATCACGAAATCCTGCAGTTTGCACCAGCAGGCCTGAGGTAGGAAATTCTTGATCATAAAATTCAAAAATTTCATGCATTCGTGTAGCATTGTAAACAGAAAAAACAGTTTGTAAACCTACTTTGTGTCCATGATTCAGCAGCATGTGAGTGTTTGCAACCACAGTGTCAAAGTTGCTGCCCCAACGAATGTAGTCTCCTACTTGTTTGTATCCATCAAAACTGACTGAAAAACAAACGTCGCTGAAGTGACTGAACAAACGCATGATCTTGTCACTGAATTTCACACCATTGGTTCCGATAACCAATTCAAAATCAGTGTGACCATTGGCAATACACTTGTTTAAAAAATCATAAAACTCTGCCATCACAGTTGGTTCACCACCTCCAACATATATTCTTTTTACAGTGTCAAAATCAACATGTTCAAAAGTAATGTTAGCGGGTTGCCAATGCCATAATGGAATGTTGATGGTTTTCCATTCTTTTTCAATCAAATGACTACGACCATTGTCACAAGTACGGCACATGATGTTGCATTTATTGCTGGGACGAATCTCATAGTATGCTGGAGCATTAATTTTTCTTAAGTCATCAATAGAAGTAAAATTTAATCTTGTCATCCATTCAAGAGTTTCAAATTGTCTCGTGCTTTCTTGCCCAAGTGATTCTTGTTGATAGCAATCTTGACACCATTCTGTCACCAATTCTCCGCGCAGCATTTTTTCACGCATCATATTATATTTGTGGCTACTGCGCCAATCTTCAATATTGTTTATATGAGTAAATCCGTCAAAATTTTTGGGACAGATCCCTGTGCTTCCAAGATTGTCTATTAATCCTAAAAATGGATAGAAGCAAACACTTTTGTTTTCTCTTAACAGAGTGTGCCAAAAACCAATGTCCTTGTTGCACTTGTTGTTACGATAAACCACATTGTGCCCAGTTTGTTCTAGATCATACATTAGTCTAAATGTTCCAACAAATGACTTCCAATGTGGATAAGATTCTTTGGGTTGATCTAACATAATTATTTGATCAAAATTCAAGGCCATGTGTGCAATTGCACCGGGTGGCATGTCTGCTACGCTGACATGATAGTATCCAGACTCAACAGGAACAAACGATTTGTTACATATGAGTCCATGATTTATAGTTTGTTGATCTTCTGACAACCGAGAAACCTGATGGTCAGTATCTTCAGTCTCGTTGCCTATGCACAAGATTTTTTGATTAAACATAGTGGGAGTTTGTGTTGGGGGTGTTTGATATTTATTGAAATTTCAATTTAAAAAATGTTTGCATTGGTTCGCTGAGTCTGGCTACAATTTTGTACCTGTATCCATAACTGTGTTGATCGACTTGGCGAATCCAGTAAGGTTGTTCTACCGCATGTTCCATTACCCATTTACCTGCTTCGCTGTTTTGCCACTTCCACAGTGGGTCGGCTGCGTACAAGTCTGGATCTTCAACATCGCCCATGGTGAACTCGTGCACACAGATGTCACTGAAGCGCACAACACAGTTGTCGATGATTTGGTATTCTGGTTTTTGATAATGTGTGGAATTGATTGGATCGTTATGCAATGCCATCACACATTGTAGCAGATTAGTCTGCCAGTGTCGATGCCATTGGAAAGATTGCTGCAATGGCTTCAGCACAGGCTCGGGCCACTGCTTGATGCTCTTTCTGTGTGCCATTGGCACTGCGCAGTTCGATAAAGTGAATCCATGATCTCAAGGTACCATTCATGTACAGACGACTACTCATCATGCCTTCGGGCAACACAGCACGGGCCTGTTCTTTGGCAATGCCATTGTTGATGGCCCAGTTGTATGCTTCAACTGCGGCCAATTGCACTCGCTGTTGAGCACGTTCCCAGCCTGTGGCCAGGTTGCGACTCTGTGGTGTGTCGGGTATGAGTTCTATGCTGTTCTGTCGGTTCTTGGGGTCTTGTAGTCGTGCTTCTCTGAGTACGAATTCAAGATCCTTTGTTGGGTCAGCATAACGTTGCGAAAACTCTTGGAAGGAGAAACTTCTGTGGCGTAGGATCTGTCGTGCAATATCTCTTGTTGTCGTAATTTCCATGCAAGCACTGACCATTTCAAGGGGACTCCAGTGCTGGTGTCGAACAAGATACCTGATGAGTTTTTCTGAAGTGTCTGTGTTGAATTGGTTTGAGGGATTGCTGACACGGGCGCAGTATGCAATGAGTTCCTGTGCATCGCCAATGCCTTGAGTTGCAAATTCCTGGGTAGGTTGACTATAGCTGAGTAAGCGAACATTCATAGATCTTTTAATAGTTTATCTGTTTCGGGTTGTACAATAGTGGCAATGGCGCCAACGTCAAGAATAAAATCAACGTCGCGCACTGCTGGGCCAAGATCAGTGAGAGTACGAGTCATCACAGTTTCTATTTCGTCAATGCTTAGACCTTGACGTCTCAGCAGATCAAGATTGATGGTGCGCTGACGCTTGCCTACCAACTTGACTATGACTTTTTTGATACACTCAAGCGGCACATCAGTGATGTCTACTTCGTCGATGATGTGTTCCCAACGTGCCAAAAATTCATCACTGAATTGCATCTGCTGTGGCCGCTTTCTTACGACCACGTGTGCTTTCCACGGGTGCTGAGGCTGATTTCATGTTCACAGTGGGAAACATTTTTTGTGCTTCCTTTTTCATTCTAGCCGCTTCAGCTATGAGTCCTTTGGCATCTGCTTCCATCTTTTTGGCCTGTGCCAACATGTTGGCCGCAAGAGCTTTGTCATCCAAGGCACCAGTCTGTGGCGCAGCCAATGGGGCTACCAAGGCCTCTGCGTCAGCGAGTCGACCTTCTTTGAATGCTTTCTCTGCTTTGCGTTTGGTAGCGGGATCAACAATGCCAGCACTGGCATCAAGTTCTTGCATGCGTTTCAGTGCTTCGGCACCGCTTTCCATTTCTTTCACAATCCTGTTTAGTTCATCCAGTTTGACCGAACTCTGTGCTGTGGGTGTGACAATGACCTGGTTGGTTTGAATTTTCTTCAACATGCCTTCGTTGTGCAAGGCCTGTAAGATCACTCTGCCATCAGGCAACAAGTTACGATGTAGTACATCAGCCAAGTTGGGGCTTTGTTGTCCTGGAGCTGATTCCAAGATGTTCATGATGGTGTTGTGTATGTGAGTGGGCAATGTTTCAGGATAGATCACCAAGCACATGTGTTCTTCGCCAGGTAGTTCTCTAAATATGATTGCAACCTTGCGGTCACCGTGTCGGCCTATGTGTTTCAACATTGTCATTCTCCTTGTGTGGGTTGGGCTGGTTGTTGTGCTTCAGCCTGTTGTGCCAACTGTGCTTGAGTGGCTGTTAAGAAAGCATCCAGTTTGTCATAGATGCTGCCCACAGTGGTCATTTCATTGGCACGGAAAGCGCCACGTGCAGTGGCAGCTTCGATTAGATTTTTTAGGGATGCCATATCGGCTAGGGTAAGTGATGTGTTTTCCATGCAGATATTTACTGCCTAAAAAACACCAGTGAATATTTTATGGTGTATTTTGGAAAAATTCCTCAGCACGTTGCTGTGCTTCTGCTTCAGTGTGAGCCCACACAGTGACCATGGCCACGGAGCCTGTGATCTCCATGTCAAAGGGCACTGCACCTGTGAAGCGAAATTCTTCAGGAACAGGCACTCTCACCACAAACTGTTTCAAGCCTTTGATTCGGTCTATGACCTGCCGCACAGTGTCAATCATGCTTTTTCCAATCGCGGCGTGCAATCTGAAATTCTTCAATGCAGGTACGTATCAAGGGCCAAGCATAAGGAGCCACTAGGCCTGCCATGGCACCGTAAACAAACCACTCAAATTGAATCATGCTACTCGTCCCAGCGCGGCGTAGATCAACCCATCCAGTAGGTGTTCGTAGGCTTGGCCTTGTCTACGCAGGTAGTAGATCTGTTCCAAAATGGCCTTGGCATCCTCACTGCCTTCAATGGGCAAGTTGCCACGACGTTCCAACTCTTCCAACAAATCGTCAGTGTCAAAATCGTTGAGATCTACATCAACTTCTACTTCGGTGTATATTGTGGCCATTTAAGTCTCCTTGCCAAGTGTTTCAGGTGAATGATCCAATCGCTGTCCCAGTTCGTCATCGTACAACACAGCATCATCATCGTCTACTATGACCTGCAGATCACAATGCCGCAAGTCATAGTCCACAAATGTGTGATCGTCATTGTACACACGGAAATAATGGTTGCCATCAAAACTATCAATGATGCAACCTCGTATGCCTCGTGCTGGTTTCATTTGATTTCTTTCATGCGTCGGATGTCTTTGTGTCGGACAATTATAGCAGTTTTTACAACACCTTCATACCGGATAGGCAAACATAAATGCACTGAAATTCTTGGACCCTCCAAGGGACTGATCAGTGTGTCATTGCCCACTGTGCCAGCGAACGGAATACCATTCCAGTGACCAAACACATGATCACCTATTGAATACTCGGGCCGGTATCCTGTGCGGTTGAAGTATTCTGTTTGACTGCCCATGTCATCTCCGCCACAACAGCACCACTGCAATGCCTATCACAATGCCCACTATCATGCCCAGTGCAAATATCATTGACGTTCCACGCACCACAGTGGTGCTTCTAGGCCGCGACGTTTCAACACCGCGGCCAGTTCACGACATTCTTGATAGGTCTTGACTCTGGCCAGTTCGGTGTATTTGATTTCTGGCGGGGTTGTGTCAAGCCACAGTGCAATGATCAGTGTCCACATATCAACTCCAATATTCTATAAATCTATCACAGTCTGCTTTGTGTTTGAACCAAAATCTTGTGTTGTCAACATACACACGCTGGCCCAACACAGGAGGACGCCCAACAGTGCCCACAATACTGCGTTCAAAAGACGTGACCTTGCCAAACTCTGACTCGGCATAGAACAACAGATCCGTCCAGGATTCAATACGCATGACCGCTGTGGGCCTCACAGTGTGATAAGGTACCCCATGTATGTGTTTGATTTCACACAGTAGGTCAGCATTGCGTTGAGCCACTGTCATGTTGCTCTCCAGTAGTCACTGGCAGCTGCCATGCCACTGCCAGACCGGATGTTGACACCGCAGTCTTGCATGGCCATTTCGGCCCCGGCAATGGCTGCCATTAGATGTATCTCGTTCATGTCACCCAGGTGTCCAATGCGGAACAGGCGTCCGGCCATGCGGCTCAAACCTGCACCCAGTGAAAGATTGTATTGTGTGTAAGCACGTCGGATCACATCAGCACCGTTGATGCCCTCGGGCAACATCACTGCTGACACAGTGTCTGAATACCACTCAGGAGCCTGAGCACACAATTCAAGTTGCCAGCCCTGTGTCACAGCCCGACGCACACCCTCGGCCAGTCTGTGGTGTCTTGCTATGACATTGTCAAGACCTTCTTCTTCCAGCATCTTCATGCCTTCACGTAGTCCGTACATCAAGGTCAAGGGAGGTGTATAGGGAAAGTAACCGGTGCGGTTGCTGTTCAACATGTCGTTGAGGTCAAAATAGCATCTTGGCAATAGGGCTGATTGTCCGGCTGCCAGGGCCCGCGGACTCATGCACAGTAAACCAATGCCTGCCGGAGTCATAAGACCTTTTTGTGAACCACTCACAGCCACGTCCACACCCCAGCCATCAAAATCAAACTCCAAACAGGCCAGGCTGCTCACAGTGTCCACAAACAACAGTGCTGAATGACCCAAGCGATCCAAGATCTGTCTTACTCTGGCCACATCACTGGCCACGCCAGTGGCTGTTTCATTGTGTGTGACCAACACAGCACGAATGGTGGGATCTGCGGCCAAGGCCTGTTCAAACTGAAGATATGGCACTCCGATGCCCCAGTCACAGTCCACATTGATCACATCCAGTCCCAGTCGCCGGCACATGTCACACCATAAGTGACTGAACTGTCCAAATGTTGCTGTGAGCACTCGGTCTCCCGGACTGAGAGTATTGGTCAGTGCGGCTTCCCAACAGCCTGTGCCCGATGAAGGGAACATAAAGGGCACTCCTGTTTGGGTTCGAAACACACTTTGCAACCCATGCAAGATGTCATGAGTGAGTTGGGGGAAATCCGGGGATCTATGATCCTCCATTGACACCATCATTGCACGTTGCACACGATCTGGCACATTGGTGGGCCCAGGCACAAATAAAAAATTACGTCCAGCCATACAGTCTCCTTGGTAGTCACTGGACAAGGCCAGCATTGTGTATTATATGCAGATCACAGTGACTTGTCAAGTTTTTGTCAGTTCAAAATGTTCTGTGATACGCTGATTGATAGCGTGAGCAGTATGCATGGGTTCTATGGCCGTGGTATTGGCCCGACCAACCCAGGAGGAACACGCCATACATTCCCCTACAATCAACTCGGCGAACTTTTCTACATCAAATCCAAGGGCTCTCATCGCCGCCTTGTTTATCATGTCATAGCCAACAGCCTTTGCCAGTGTCTCAATACGTTCGTTCATTCTTCAACTCCGAAATGTTGTCTGAATGTCATAGCATCGGTGGCATCTTTGATTACAATACTAAAGTTAAGTTTGTTTGCTTCTGCCGAATAGTAAAACTCACCTGAGCCATTTTTACGCAACCAATCTAAAACTTGTGCCTGATCGGGTTGCCCTGATTCCCAAGGAATAACAGTCCAACCACGCTCTCGCATTTGATCAAATGAGGAGCGATAGTAGCGACCAGTTTCTTTCATTCTTCAACTCCGAACCGTTCTGCAAATCCAAAATGTAGTGCGATGTTGTGGTGTGCATCCATCAACGCTTCATTGACACATTCAGTAGTTTCTTCATGTTCATACAACAGTTCACTTTCGTCAACCAAGCCCGCCTTGATTTGTTTCAGACAGTCAGCAACAATCAACTCGGCGAACTTTTTCAATTTCTCTGGAGTAAATTCATAGATTTGCGGATCACCGCTGGCATGCCAAATGTATCCTGTTTGTTTAGCAAGTTCTTTAATTCGTTCGTTCATTCTTCAACTCCAAAATGTTCTAATACATCTAATGCAGACTTTGGTCCAGTCTTTTTATTAATGACCAAGGCACATTCCCGCACAATCAACTCGGCGAACACTGTGGAGAGTTTGATCATTTGTTCATGGCTCAACTGGGTCCATGTTTCAGGCACTGCTTGATCCAATGCTTGATCAAATAGTTTTTTAGTGTGTTCATTCATAGTAGATCTCCAGCATCCATGCTCGCCACTCGGCAGTGTTGGGTTTCATTTCTTGTTTTCGTCATAGTAGGCATGTGTGCCCCAGGGTGGAACAATGGTTGTTGTACCATGCAAGATCCATGTAGTGTCGCAGTATTCAGCGTCACCCCATGACCCAAACGGGTAGCCGTCTGTGAACACTATGAGTCGGCGTGGTACAATTTCTTCGTCTTTCAAATACTTGAAGATACAATCAAAGTCTGTGCCACCACCACCTTTGACATCATAGTCAATCATGCTGTCAAGATTGTCTGAGTCGTATTGTGCAGGGTTGTAGCAGTCAGTGTCAAAGGTCACAACATGGATCTTGAACGCAGGGAACGAGTCCATGATGCCTTGAATCTCACTCAGGAAGTCACGCAACATAGTCTCTGAGATCGACCCTGATGCATCCAGAGCCACTGCAATGTCAATCATTTCATCGGGCTTGGCACCTGGCATCACTGCATCCATGTGCCAACCTTTGCGGCTGGCTCGCATCCAAGTGTAGTCGGCTTTGATGGTGCTCTCCAAGTTCATGCGCAACAGTTCACGCCAGTTCATCTGGGGTTCGGTGAGTTGTTGGATCAGGCGTTTGACGCCTGCGGGCAAGTTGCCAGCACCGTCCACAGTAGCGGCAGCCGCCAACATGGCTTCTTTGATCTCGTCCTTGATGGCTTGACGTTCTTCGGCACTGAGTCGGGGGCGACCCGAGCCTTCACTGTCTTCATCGCCGTCGCCGTCGCCGTCCAAGTGCTCGTCGATCATTTGATCTAGCAGTTTGCCCATGTCAATCTTGTCAGCCTTTTCATACAGGGCATCGTAGACTTCTTCTGAACTCATGCCGTCATACTTGCGATCATACAAACACGGCACTGAAGTGATCTTTTCACCCACATTGTGTTTGACGAGGTCACCGTTGACACAGAAGTCATTGGCAATGTTCCACAACTGTGGATCACGGTCTCCGCGACGTCCAAAGTGATCATACACACAATGCAGGACCTCGTGTCCAAACAAGAACTCAATTTCTTTGGGACGCAACATCTCAATGAAGCGAGTGTTGTAGTAAAAATTACGTCCATCTGTTGCCGCAGTGGGACACCACTCATCAGCATTGATCAGTCGCAGTCGGGTGGCCAGGTTGCCAAAGAAACTAGCACGAAGCAACAGGCCCACACGAGCAGTGACCAATTTTTCACGCACCACGCGATCCAGTTTGGGATCTGTGGCACCGATCAAGTTGGCAAACTTCTTGGCGTCCTCTTTTGTGGCAGTGGTGCCGGCTGTGGCATGTAAGATGTCAGGGTTAAAATATTGCATGCGATTCCTTGTTTGTTTCATGTATTATACGACTTTTTGAATTATTGGTCAATGTAATACTTGAGTATTACTTTTTTTCTATGACTAATCTTACATTGCCATCCAGATGTTCGTCAATTGGGTCAGTGAAAATATCAACCACTAAAAAATTTATATGCGTGAGTTTTGCTAACTCATCTCGGCAAAATTGTTCTACAGTGTCATGTGTAGACGTCATAAATTTAAGATCGCACTCTTTCATTCTTTGCAAGTTTAAAGTCAAAAATCCCCGACCTTGCGGCTTCAACATAGAGAAAAAATCACCAACAATTTTTGAAAAACTTGACAATGGATGAAAATGTAAACTGTTTATTGCAAACACGGAATCAAAATATTCTTGATGCCCTGCAACAAAATCATCATCAACAAAATCGTGTATATCTGCAAAAAAATACGCACTGTTTGGAGTCTCGGCACCAATGCCTATGATATTAGGAATGTATCTTTTAAAGATATTCCACCCACATCCTAAATCATAGATATGCTCTGGATTTTTTTCCAATAAATAATTAATGTAGTAGAACGGTGCAGCCGAAAATTGACTTGGTAGAGACGAACACCTGGCCAGGTGTTGTCTTGGGGTGACTTGGCGATCTAGTAAAAAATCGGCGACCCGGCCAAATGTTACAATATCAAAATCTTTGATAAGTCTTGCATAGGTATCTGTTTTACTAAAACTTTGTAAAAAAACTTCTTTGTTGTATTCATTAATATTTTTCATTTTTCGTCCTATAAATATTTAAGTATGAACCATGACTGTGCAGGCTCACTGTAAAAGTCCAGGTGCACCTGTGCTTGGTAGTGGTAGCCTCGGTCATACTCTCGAGTGGTGATGATTTCGGTTGGACCCAGTCGGCTATTGGGTTCAAGTCCCATGTGGTCTCTGGCAGTAAAGCCCAGTTCACGTTTCATGATGTGCCGCATTCTGTATCGCTCGCCAAAGTCTTGGGCAATGCGATCCAGCACCTGCTCCCACTCATCGGGACTGTGAAAAATAATGAGATTCTTCTTGACTGTTACCCTGTAAGACATTCCAAAATCTCCAGTGCCGGTCGTACAACACAGCATCCTCATCGCTCATGATGTATATCACCATTGCCTTTTTACTACCCCAAAACTCCCAACGTTGACCACGTTCACCCAAATGCTTCCTGCACCAACGCACCCGATCTGTGCCATCGACCTGGATATGATATTCGTGTCGCCAGCGTGTCATTGGGTGCCTGCATGAACTAGTTCAAACATCATGAGCTCCCGGTCTGAAGCCACGTAGATACGATAGTTTCGGTATTCGGTGCAGTAGGCCCAGGCCAGGTTCAAGTCTTCCTGTTGGTGGTTTTTGTATTCTTGGATATTGAGTTGGCCAGCGATGTCATTCTGTGTTTTAACATCTTGACTCCAACCATATGTGCGGTTGAACCAACGTCGGGCCCGGTCAAAATCCAGCACACCACTGCTGTATGTGCTCTTGGAGAACTCAATGGAATATCGGTAGATCTTGTTGTAGTTGTGACGATTATCTAGTCGAACAATTTTATAGTGCATTTTTTACGTAGTCCAATAATTCACTTGTGTCCTTAAAATAATGTTTTGCTTCTTCTGGCATTAGTACACCATACCGCTGTTCAAGACAATAATTCACATAAGCTTCTTCCAAGACATTCAATTTGATTTGAAAATGTTCAAGAGAATCAATTGAATTTATAATTCTTTCACAATTTGATTTTGATTGCTTGTATGGAACCATGTCTATAAATTGTTGATGCACTTGACTCGAAAAGTTGTCTAGATTCATTTTAATATTGAAAAATTTTTCTATATTGACAATTTCTTGCCTAAAAGTGTCAACGCCATACAACTTTCTAATTGGCAGTTTATAAACATAATTGTATTGATCAAGGTCTACCATAGCACTTGACGGACGACTCAATTGGTTGTAAAACCAAGATTTAAATAAACTTCGCAATACCCATCTAGGAGCATCAGGTCGAGACTCGGTTATTTGTACTGGCTCGAAACCAAATACATTTATGCATTCGTCTAAGATGTGTTTTGGCAAATTATAAAAATCATCAACTGAGTTGATTGCAGGCCAAGATTCATCTTTAATATTCAAATAAGGTGATAGGTCAGTAAACTTGTTTATATCGTCTATCATTTTGTCTGGACCGTGATATTCTTTTCCGTAAGGCCCATATTTTCCAAACAATTTTTGATAGGTCATGTGTTCTAACGTATCAACATCAATATTGAGATCTTCTGATCTTTTTAAATTTAGTTGTATTACAAAAATGTCTTCGCTTGAATCAAAATCTATCTTTATCACCGGTTGGTCTTTGTTTATGACCGGTTGCTGATCTATTGTCACAGCACCAAACGAACGGTGCATTAGATAATTTTCGTCATCTCGCTGAGCATGACTGGTACCAAGACTACCTAATGGGCTGACCCTGTGAATTTTGTCACCATGGATGGCTTTATTGAGTGTAAACTCAATATAATTTCCGTGTGTACCTGGGTAAAATAGGATAGGAATCATAGAAAAAGGGTGGTACAGCCACAGCCCATGTAGACTGCACCACCCACCCCCAATCAGTTAGCGGCCAAGATGTATTTGCCGTAGCGACTGTGGAACTCGTCAAAGCACTTGATCTTGGTGGGCTGGATCGGCAACATGTAAGTTGTCAGGGCAATTCGTGCACCCAACACCACCAGTTCAGTTTCAAAGTTCTTCATCATGTATGTCAAAAAGTTGTTGCTCATTTCATGGAACTCTTTGTCACCAACTTTTTTCTCCACAGCGTCTTTGAGTTCGTAGCACATGGAGATTACCAGGCTGTACATGGCACTGACTTCTTTGACATTCAAGTCTGTGACTTTGCCTGTCAAGATGTCTATGGGTTTGGGCATGCGTCCTGCTACCTTGCGGTGAGCCATGAACTTCACTGCCAAGCCTTCGCCCACAGTACCTGCAAGCAAATTGGTTGCAGTGTCATCATCCATGGTCTCATCTGCCAGCAACTCACTGACAAAACTCCAAGAACGCGGTGTGGCAAACGCACGTGAACTGGACTTGGCATCAAAGTCATACAAGTCTTGTTTGGCATAACTCAAGTAACCCACAACGTCTTTGTGAATGTTGTGGTTCACGGCCCACTCTTGCCAACTGGGGAAGTCCACTCGCATTTCCAAGTGAACAAAACGATTTGCCAAGGGTGTTGGCATGCGGAAGGTTACACCTTTGTCCGACTCACGATTACCAGCCGCAATCATCACCACATTGTCGGGCAGTCGGTACTTGCCAATGCGTCGATTCAAAATAAGTTGATATGCGGCACTCTGCACTGACGCTGGAGCCGAGTTCATCTCGTCCAAGAACAGCACCACCACAGGATACTGGCTTGCCAATTCTTCATCGGGCATCTCCACAGGCGGAGCCCAATCCATCTTGCCCGAGTCCTTGTTGTAGTACGGGATACCACGAATGTCTGTGGGCTCCATCTGACCCAAGCGAAGGTCAATCATGACACCGCCCAGTTCGTCGGCAATTTCTTGCACCAGTTCCGACTTGCCGATGCCGGGAGGACCCCACAAAAATAGTGGGCGTTGTTTTTCAAATGCTCGCATGATGCCTTTGCGGGCCTGCGAACTGGTGACTGTACGTGCGTCTGACACTGCTGACATGGGCTGTTTCCTTTCGGGGGTTAAAATAAGTTAAGTCGTTATTGTATTTGAAGTTGAATTTGTTGTCAATTGTAGCCTGTGGCTAAAATCATACGTTCTTCTTCATAGATAAATTCAGCAATGAGTTCTTGTGCCTCACTGCGGCTGAAGCCGTACTCGTTTACAACAAAGTCAATGACCTGTTCTTCGGTGCAGTTCATACTGATCATTTCTTGAATGTCAGTGTAAAGTTCTTTCATCATTCCCATTATACAGTCTCCTTGTCCATAATATAATTCATCAAAACAAATTTGGCACGGTTCAACAGTTGACGCTGATCTTCGATGGTGTTGAAGTCGGGCTGTTCGTATGCCATCATTTCTTGTGCATCACTCATCATTGACGCCACAACCATGGCAGGTCCTGAAAAACGAAATGTTGCACTAGACTCCACTGCTTCACGCATGCCTGCTTCTGTGACGCCGTACATGCGAACTTGGCGTTGTTCTTGTTCTGTTAAATCTGTGTATCTCATCTCTGGCTCCTTTGTTTCAAACTATGCCTATATTATAGCAAATTGGGAATTTTTGGTCAAGTACTACTCAAGTATTACTTTGGGCTTTAGGGATTCTATATGTAACGCCCTGCTCGGTTACTACTTTTTTAATACCTTCTGCTACATAGTCTTGTTCCAACAGTGCCAGCATTTTGCGATCACGCACCTGAGCACTGTCTATTTTGACAGCAATGAATTTGCCACGTGGGTTAATAAAGATTCTGCCAGCATACACTTGTTCCAGTCCCAGCTTCATGCGCTCGGCACGAACACGCTGTCGGTCAGTGTAGTGGCTCCACATGGCCACGGCCCGCATACTGGCATCACGTGCTGCCGCATAAGCATAATAGCCGGCGCTTTTTGTTTCGAGTTCTTGTGCTTTCATCTTGGCTCCTTGTTATTTCAATATGTGTGTAGTATAGCATATTGGAAATTTCTGGTCAAGAAAAACCCTGCACAGGGCAGGGTTAAGAGTAATACTTGAGTATTACATTGTGGGACCGTTGCCATTTTTGAAGCCTACACTGCCGCCTTCTGCTTCAATGCGCTTGTATACATCATCCAACAAGATAGGTGCAAAGTCTGTCTGCTCTACGCACACACAATGGTATCTTGGGTCAATTTCCGTGCTGTACAACATGGTACCAGTCTTGATATCATACCCACGTGGCTTTTTCACACGACTGGCATGCAAGTGTCCATGAATGTTCACCCCAAAGCGACCCAACGAAGCCTCGTGCACAGGAATGTGACTCAAGATCATTCCGTTCATGACATGATATGCCCGCAACTCACGAAAATACTGTCTGTATTCGTCATCACGAAAAATGTCATGGTTGCCACGGATCAATACTTTGTCCCCGTTCAGTCGTGCCAATGTGGGCAATGCTCGGCGGTTGATCACAACATCACCCAAATGGTATACCTTGTCCGAGGGACGCACACGATCATTCCAACGACGGATCATTTCCTCATCCATCTCTGCGGGATCGTCCCAGGGACGCAACTTCACAGTGGCATCATCGGGGTGTGTGAAGCGACACACGCCGGCATGGCCAAAGTGTGTGTCACTGACTAAAAATACTGCTGGCATACGTCACTCCTTTCTTTGTAGTTGTAATTTTAGCAGAAAGGTAAATTTTGGTCAATCAATATCTGTAGGTATCTGCTTTGTAAGGCCCGTCAATTTTAACACTAATGTATGCCGCTTGTGCAGAGGTTAGCTCAGTCAATTCTGCACCAATTTGACCCAGATGTAATCGTGCAACTTTTTCATCAATGTGTTTGGGCAATAGGTACAGTTGGCCTCGTTTGTATTCACTGTGATTTTGCCATAACTCAATTTGTGCCAGCACTTGGTTGGTAAAACTGTTTGACATCACATAGCTGGGGTGTCCAGTGGCACAGCCTAAGTTTACCAATCTACCACGGGCCAGCACAATGATTTTACGACCACTGCTCATGGTCACATGATCAACCTGTGGTTTGATTTCGTCCCACTCACAGTCGGCCAGGCCGGCAATGTCAATTTCGCTATCAAAGTGTCCAATGTTGCACACAATGGCATTGTGTTTCATCTTTTCCATGTGTGCTCGTGTGATCACATCAATGTTGCCAGTGGCAGTGACAAAAATATCAGCTTTGTCTGCGGCATAGTCCATGGTGACAACACGATAGCCTTCCATGGCAGCCTGCAATGCACAAATAGGATCAATTTCCGTGACCCACACTTGGGCTGACAAAGCTCTCAAGGCCTGTGCGGATCCTTTGCCCACATCACCATAACCTGCAACCACAGCAATTTTACCGGCAATCATGACGTCGGTGGCACGTTTGATACCATCTACCAGGCTTTCTCTACAGCCATACAAATTGTCAAACTTGGCCTTGGTCACTGAGTCGTTGACATTGATGGCTGGCAATTTCAGTGTACCTGCAGAAATACGTTCTAACAATTTGTGAATACCTGTGGTGGTTTCTTCAGTCACGCCCAAGATATCAGGCAGCAATTCTGGTCGACGATCATGTACATAACCAGTAAGGTCATGACCATCATCTAGCAACATATTGGGACGCCAGCCATCAGGACCCTGCAAGGTTTGTTCAATGCACCACCAGTATTCCTCTTCGGTTTCGCCTTTCCAGGCAAACACCGGAATGCCTTGCTCGGCCAAGGCAGCGGCAGCATGATCTTGAGTGCTGAAGATATTACAACTGCTCCAACGCACTGTGGCGCCAAGTTCGATCAGTGATTCCACCAACACTGCTGTCTGAATGGTCATGTGCAAACTGCCAGCAATTCTTGCCCCGGCCAAGGGTTTTTGGCCTGCAAGTTCTTTACACACAGCCACCAAGCCTGGCATTTCATTTTTGGCTATGGCAATTTCTTTGTGACCCCAGGCTGCCAGGCCAATGTCTTTTACTTTGTAATCCATTAAAATCTTTCTTGTTTGTTGCGTCTACGTGGTTGTACTTCAGTTTCACGATAGATGTAGTCTTGACCAATTTTGCCAGCTTCAATTTCTAACAGTGCAGTTACCCCTGCGCTGTGTGGAAATTTCAAAGTAATTCTAGGTAAGTCACCTCGGCTGAGTTCGCGCATGCGGCGAGCTCCGGCTAAAATCAAGTTGTATCGGTTACCGATCATCTCCACTGCTAGTTCTGAGTTGAGGCCGGCTGTTCTGTCTGCTGGGTGTTTCATTCTTGGTCCTTGGTTGATAGTCCGTTTGAGTGTCTGTCTCGTTGCTGTTCTAAATCTTGAAATAGTCTACGTTCTTGCTGTGTGAGTCGTTCTTTGTGTGTTTTTCTTGGGTTACCACACAGGAAACATCGGGGATTGCCACAGTCCATGGCATGATGTTTGTTAAGTCTGTGCGGCTGCCGGATCACAGGACTGGGTACAGCACCAGGCCAATGCGCATTTTTGGCAATTTTGAGTTGTCGGGCCACAGCCACATCATTTTTGTGTCTGCGTCTACTGTTGATGAATCGGGCCTGTTCGTTGCTCATCCACCGCGTCCCACTGCTCGTTGCACTGGTCTACCCGCAATCACGGGAGTGCCAGATCGTTTGGCTTTGCCGTCTTTGCCTTTTTTGGTCTTGGCATCAGGATGAGCAGCGGCATGTTTTCGGGCTAATGCATCTTTCAATGCATCGGTAAATTTTTTGGGTTCAGTTGTGTCAGTCATACTGTTATTTACGTCCTTGGATCACAGTATAACAAAGATTCCTTTGTGTGTCAATGAAAAAGGGCTGCAAGGCCCTTTTTGTTTAACGATTTGCAATGTACATGGTGATTTCAAAACCGAAACGCATGTCGCTTGCTGATGGTGTAGTCCATTTCATAGTAGTCTCCTTTGATTAAACATACAATTGTATGTATGATCATTGTACTACACAAACCACCAAGATCACATACTGAATATCATGATTCTGAGTCAGTAGTACTACTGACTTTGCCCCAGTGGACCTTTAACCACACCCGCTCATGAACGTAGTGCAACACTGTCAGTACAATATTGGCCATGATAGCACCACTCCATCCAGCCCAAATAGCAGTGACCAAGGTGGCAATCACACGCCAAACAATGGCTCTTACTATGGTTCTTTTGTGTGTTTCTGTCATTTGTTGTCCTAAAAAAAAGCCCTGCGGTGCAGGGCCGGTGTATTTATTGTACCAATTGGTACTCTTCCTTGCCGCAACCACACTCGGGACAGATGTGGTATTTGTCCAATTCAGCAAACACACCATCTACGGCTTCGTCATGAATATGACCACAAACTGAGCACATGTATTGTTGCATGGTCATCTCCTTATTGTGCGGCTTTATGCGCTTCTAAGGCCTTGGAGAAGCGATTGGCATGACTACGTTCGGCTTTGGCCAGAGTTTCAAACCAGTCGGCAACTTCGTCAAATCCTTCGTCACGTGCTGTTTTGGCCATGCCAGGATACATGTCAGTGTACTCGTGTGTTTCACCGTGGATAGCACTTTCCAAGGCTTCGGTCACTGTACGTGCGCTCATGCCTGTGCCAGGATCTCCGGCGCCACCTTCGATCAAGTACTCCATGTGTCCATGTGCATGTCCAGTTTCACCTTCGGCAGTGCTGCGAAACAACGCAGCCACATCGTTGTCGCCGGCCACGTCGGCCATGTTTGCAAAATACAGGTATCTACGATTAGCCTGTGATTCGCCAGCAAATGCTTCTTTCAAATTCAATTCGGTACGGGTTCCTTTTACGGATTGTGTCATGTGTTCCTCCTATTAGTGACATCACTAGTATATAGTATAGAAACCACCTATGTCAAGCTATTTTGCCATTGTATTTTTTAATGTCGTTGTTTGGTACAATCTATTGCAAAGTCAACTAAATTATAGTACAATACACAATGAATTTGCTCTCCGTTCCTTACTTTGTACCATTTGAATCTGGGCGCATCTATGTGCATTCAGTTACACAACCCGGCAATGATCATGCTGTGGTAATTTTGCCAGGACGAAGCATGAGTGCCAGAAACTTTTGGCATTTTGACCCAGGTACTGGTGTCACACATGCTGAACAGTTGGCTGCTGGTGGTATAAATGTATACATGATTGATGCCTTGGGCTTTGGTAACAGCACAGGTGTACCACAAACTCACTATGATAGGCTGTACTTTGCAGAACAAATATCAACTGTTTTGTACCACATGCCAAGATATCACAAGGTATCTGCACTGGGTTTCTGCAATACAACCATGGTGCCTTTGGTGCTTTTGGCACAGGGATGGGTGGACAGTGCTGTGGTCATGAGTCCCACAGTGTTTGATCGAGCCTGGTGTGCGGACAATGCATCACTGGTTCGATTGTGGCAACGCACAGCCACCGAGTCTGGTTTTTGGAGCACCAGTCTTGAACAATTAATTGAAAAACAATTAAATGCCATCAGTGACACAGAAATAGGTGAGCCACAACGTGTGCCAACTTGGCACAGCGAAATGCGCAGACTCACACAAGGCTATACTTCATTCAATTTTGATTCGTGGTCAGCCCCCAGAACCTGGTGGCTGGATCGCATATACTGGCCCATGTCACATGACAATCCAGGATTTGATACAGCCCAGTTGAATGGCAAGCGCATGTTGTTCACACGCGGTGAACATGACGTAGAAGTGCCTGCGTCATGGCTACACCGTGCCGTAGATTATTTTTCCAACGGTGACATTGAAACTTATACCATACCTGATGTCACACATTTTGCACTGTGGGAACATGGCTATCAAGCAGCAATAGATCGTGTTGCGGAATTTTTACTAACATGATATATGTTCCAGATTCAGTAGGCGAGGTATTGTACAGTCCACTGGGGCACTACACCGTGGGCAATAGTTGGTTTTACTCCAACAGAGATGCGCTAGAAGCCAGTCACCGTACCGGTGAACCTGTGGCCTGGCATTACTACGATGATGTATGGACCTCGGCGCATGCAGCAGGACATTGGCGCAATCAGAGTCTTAAAGAATTGTACTATGCTAGAGCCAGACAGCTACGTGAGCAGTATGACTACGTGGCAGTGATGTTCAGTGGTGGGTGGGATAGTCGCAACATCATTGAAAGTTTTGCCGCACAAGGCCTGCGCATAGATGACATCATTGTGTTCGTCACACCTGAGTTGGAAAATTCAACCCCATTCAACAATCTAAATCCTGACAATTGGTATGGCGAGATCATGTACCATGCTGTGCCCTATGCTGAACGCTATGCACACGAGCATCCAGGTACAGGTGTGATCAAAATAGAGTGGTTGGATCGTGTGGCTGAATCATATAGAGATGCTGAACAAGTGTTCCTGGACAGCAGACCCAAGCCTGGTGTGTTCTTTGGTCGTTGGCTCAGTGTTGCCACCAATGCGCAATTGCAACGCCGCATTGGCAATCAACGTGCTGCATTACTGGTGGGACTGGATAAACCTTGTGTGATGCAAACAGGCAACAACTATCAAGGCTTCTTTCCTGAAGGTCTGATACGTAATTACACTTATTGTACCCGAAGCAATGGATTTCCAGACAATGTAATCTGGGAACCATTTTATTGGACTCCCGACTTGCCTGAATTAGCCATACGCGGTTGGTATGAACTTATAGATTTATGCCGTAAAGACGCCACGGTGGCAAAGGCACACAACATTTCCACAATAGAAGACTTGCGAACTGAACTTAAATTCAGCAGATACGTACAGGATGCCATGCGTAGACATTTGTACCCAGGGTTTGATGCTAGGGCATGGCAAGCAGACAAGCAAAGCGACTATGGATTTTTCATGCAGTTTGAACTACCAATATTGCGTGTTTTAGAAGAACAGCACCCTCATGTTCGCGCTGTATTAGGCGAGGTACTAAATGAAGTTGCCAATTGTGTTGGCGAAACATCTTTGTTGATTGGAGATATCACCAATAGTGGACTAACTCCTTGGGTTGACAAAACACTGTACGACAATTACACAGTGTTAAACTACAAAACTTTTGCCAGCAAGCCTATACTATTGAATGGCCGGCCCTGACGGGATCGAACCGCCACCCCCGGGTTCGAAGCCCGGTATTCTATCCATTGAACTAAAGGCCGTGGTGCTCAAGTACAGAATCGAACTGTCGACTGCTCCTTACCATGGAGCCGTTATGCCACTTAACTACAAGAGCAATTGGAGCGGAATACCAGAATCGAACTGGTGTATGAACCTTGGCAAGGTTCCGTTTTGCCATTAAACTAATCCCGCAATATTCTATGCCGCCTGCAAGCCTTTGAATCTATCAGCAGCGTAACTTGCGGCAAAGGCGTGTGGTTTCACGAAAGGTATGACATTACATGTGCCTTTGATGTAGCCTATGGCTTGACTGACCACACAACTTGAACCATAGTGTTCGTCGGGGTTGATGTCCAAGTGAACTTCCACCAGTCTATCTTCCAGCACATCAGCCAACTGCAAGTACAGTTCTGACACCTTGTACACTTCGGTCATGAGACGCATGGCAGGCTTGTTGACTTTTTGATCCCACACAGGTTCGCGTTGCACTTCGCCAAAGATTCGACAACCGTTGTTGCCATTGATGTGTACTACAATGGCCAGCACATAGTCAGCATACCAGCGTCCGTCTATTCTGATGCGTTCTGAATCACAGCCCAGGTAGATGCGTGTTTCAGGCGTCTGAGCCTGGATGAATTCTGTGACTTGTGCTAGATCTAGTTTTTTCATAAGTGCTTTCTTTAGTTATCATTGGTCTCTGTAGCAAGATTTGAACTTGCGACCCCTGGTCCCCCAGACCAGTGCGCTGACCAGGCTGCGCCATACAGAGTAGAGTGGTGCCCTGGGTGAGATTCGAACTCACACTTTACACCCCCTCAAAGTGGTGCGTCTACCAATTGCGCCACCAGGGCTTGATACTTGGTACCCCCACTCTGATTCGAACAGAGAATGCTCTTCCTTTTGAGAGAAGCGACTTTGCCAATTTGTCCATGGGGGCAGTAAATACATTATGCAATCCAATGAATTACGAGTTGAAGTTTTGTATCAAAACTTTTCACATCAGCCATACGTGCCTGCGGCCTACTGGACCACAGATCGTGGTTTCCTGGTGAATCTTCTGTATCAAAGTAAAAAACCTGAGTTTGTACCTGATGTTAAGCCACCGAAAAAAGATTTTGCATTGGATTGTAGTTTGGTGCCACCACCGGGTATCGAACCAGGATCCTCGGATTTTCAGTCCGGTGCATAGACCATCTTTGCTATAGTGGCTGGTACCTCGTGACAGAATCGAACTGCCGTCTGCGCTGTGTAAAAGCGCGGCCCTACCATTAGACGAACGAGGCTTTTAAATTTGTTGTAATGCATCTAGGCGCATGAGCAATTGACGAGTTTCATTGGGTCGATGCACAGAGATATACTCAACACCTTCAAACACTCGCCGGAATCTGATGTCATCGCAAATGAATCTTTCTCGAGTAATTTTGTTTTCAAACTGGATTGGCTTCATTTTTATCTCCTCTATGTACTTATTTGGCGGAAGACGGAGGAGTCGAACCCCATCCGATTTCTCGGAACCTGGTTTTCAAGGCCAGTCGGCGCACCATCGCACCTGCATCATCTTCCATTTTAAATCAAAATTCCATATATAAATATCAGTCCACATGGACCAATCAAAAACTCACTGCGTGATGCCGCACAAAGCATTGGCAATACAAAACAACGGCGATTTTTGTGTTTGTAATATCAACAACATGAGTTTTGAAACCAAAACTCGAGAAGTTATGTATGCACACAGCACCAGTCTCAAGGATGCATGGAATAGCCATACACGACGAATGGTTGCAGCCGCTCTTGATAGAGATCGAGAACTACCAGCCTGTAGTCATTGCTTTGATTTAGAACAATCTAACAGCAATAGTCCAAGAAAACAATTTAACAATAAATTTGGCGCATTGCCAAATTTAACAACTCAACCACAAGTTTTTATCATTAAACCTGGAAATACTTGTAATCTTGCATGCCGTATGTGTAATCCAGCGACTAGTAGTGGATGGTACAAAGATGCCTACCAACTAGCGGTAAAAAACGAAGGCTTTGTTGGCACCGCTACTGAATATTCTCAAACGTTTGAGCACATACGCAACAGTTTCAATCAAGACAACATAGAATTTTGGGACACATTTGTTGAATGGTTGCCCAACATGGTGTATGTTGACATTTACGGCGGCGAACCTTTTTTGAATCCTGCGCTGTTTAATGCACTAGAACGTGTTGCTGCCGCAGGACAATCTCAAAATACTGCATTACAGTTACATACTAATATTACAATATTTAATTCAAAATATTTAGAAATACTTTCAAAATTTAAATCAGTGCAAATTGGATTAAGCATTGATAGTGATCAAATTAAAGAATTAGAATATATTAGATATCCAGTCAAAGCTGACTTGTTGTTTGACAACTTAGAAAAATTCAAACAAATACATCAACAATATCCCAACATTAACTTGGCTATTAATATTACAGTTAGTCCAATAAATGTGTTTGACATAACAAAAATTAGAACTAACTTAACAAAGCATAGATTGTCAACTAACTTAAATTTAGTGACCTCGCCAGGGGAATATGATATACGACATATCCCGTTATCAGTGCGAAAGATTATTGCCAATCGCAACCCCAGTGTTGCAAATTTTATAATGCAAACAGTGCCAGGATGCGATACCTACTGGCCTAAGTTTTGGCAACATACCAAGGACCTTGATAAACTGCGAGGACAGAGTTTTGAAGATACGTTTCCAGAATTCTACGAACTTATTGAGCCTTACGTCAATAACGTTTTCAAATCATGAGATACGACATGTATTTGTAACAATTCTCGACTTTCAAATTTTTTATATTTTAACCAGTTACTGGTACAATGCAATTGTCGACCATTAAACAGTACACCACTTCCGGCCTGATACTCAAAAATATCATCCAATGTTAAATAATCACACAAATAGGCCTGTGCGTTTTCATCATATGTGTGTTCAAGATCTTGCTCAGTGCTAATAGTTGAAGTTTTTGGCAACTTGTGTCGCTTCAAATTCCAAAGTTTTAAATAGTTTGGTATGTCTGCATTGCTTTTCACAACTTCCCTCCACACAATAGTCTTAAATTCTGGCACAGTATCTAGTGCAAAAATATAAGTGTACATTGGAATATCGGGATATTTTTCTACACCATAATCATCAACATGAATGTGATGTGCAAATTTTTGACTTTGTAATGCACTCCAAATTTGTACAGTAGATGAAAAATCTTGACTTACTATATCAGTGATAATTTTCCATAACACAGGGTCATGCATGACTTCTAACCTATAATCTAATACTTCATCACCAATTCTCCAATTTACATAGCGTTGATCGGGATTATTGTCCCAGTATTGTTTGAATAATTCAATTTGTTTCGCACTTAAGACGTTGTTTAAAAGTTTCATAGTTCTTTATTTTTTCTTGATTTCTGGAGCAACGGGTCAGATTCGAACTGACGGTTTTTGGGATTTGCAATCCCATGCGTTGGGCCACTCCGCCACCGTTGCATGTTTGGTCCGAGTAGAGAGATTCGAACTCCCGATCTTCTGCTCCCAAAGCAGACGGATTAAACCAGACTTTCCTACACTCGGATAAAAAGGATAGACCGGAAGTTACTTCCGGTCCAAAGGAGGTTCTTGACTGCGATCCACAGTCTGATATGGGTAAGGATCACGCATGGCTCTGAGACTTTCTGGCAAGTTCCAATGCAGGTTTTTCCAGTAACGATGCAACATGTTGTTGATCAACAGTATCACACCCACAATCACTGTGGCACCCGAGCCCAGTAAAATTGTACAAATCAAAAACGTTGCGGCACTTTCAATCCCCATGTCAGTTCTTTCTAAAGAGTGGAGCGGGTAGGGAGAGTCGAACTCCGCGATCTTCAGCTTGGAAGGCTGCTGGTGGCCCCATCACCTGTCTACCCGCAATACTGTAATTATACAACATGTATCACTACATGTCTACGGAATTTGGCAGGGGGTATAGGATTCGAACCTATGCATGTCGGAATCAAAATCCGAGGCCTTACCACTTGGCGAACCCCCAATGACTGGTAGCCAGAGCAAGAATTGAACTTGCGATAATCGCTTATCAAGCGACCGTTATACCATTTAACTATCCGGCTATGTTTTTTAAAATGTAATTTGCAAATGCTTGATGAGCAGGGAGAAAATAATGTCCCCAATCAGTGTGCGGAAAATTGTGTTCTTGACAGAACTGCACAAACTCTTGTGACACAGGCCAACTTAGAGCCGATGGCCATACGTAGTCGATAACTGGCCAAAAACTGTCAATGTTGATCACAGGTATATGGTGTGCCTGTGCCAACATGTTCAGAGCCAAAATATTTTTTGTCTTGTTTAGTCGACCGCGCTGATCATGCCCTTCGTATATCAACCACTGTCGACCAAATTGTTCAAATGGCTCAGCATGTGCGATTTTTTCTGGAATAGATCTGCCTTGCTGTAACACTGTGTCTGATTGAATTCGAAGCGTGTGAGTGTCACCGTGACTGATAGGCAACCATCTCTGCTCGGATTCATAAAATACTTCACTTCTGTTGCCTCCAGTCCAGCAGGCAATCACAATGTCACTGGCAGTGAGTTGTGGCAGCTGATCACAGAAAATTCGATACATGGCATCATTGCTGCCACCAGATATAGCATGATTGTATGGTGTATAGCCCAAGGCTTGTGCCAACAGCACTGGATAACTATTCATGGCGCCATAGGCATCAACATTGTCATATTCTGGTTGCAATGTCCAACCTGGTTGTTTGTGCATTTCTGCACCCAGCGCATGACTGCAACCCAAGATAATTGCCTTTTTCATAAATCTCCTTTGGCGGTAATGGAAAGAGTCGAACTTTCACTGGACACCGTATGAAGGTGGTGCACTGCCATTATGCTACATTACCATATAGAAACACACTCAGTGGAGGCGGTCTCCCCCCGGCGCCGGAGTACCAGTCTGATCATAAATGTGTTTTTATATGGTAGGGGCACAGAGAATCGAACTCTGATTAATGGGTTAAAAGCCCACTACTTTAGCCGTTAAGTTATACCCCCATAGGTTTGCCACTCTTGTCACTGTTCATGACAGAACTCCTTTGTAAAAAAATTGGTGCCCCATGACAGAATCGAACTGCCGTACCCGGATTACAAAACCGGTGTAATACCATTATACTAATAGGGCGTGAGTGCTTAGGACTTTTTGAGTCTAGCGTCTATTGCACGTTGAATCTTGGCACGATTTTTTGGTCTTGCACTTTCCAACATCTTGGTCAATTGTGCTACGTTCAGTGGGCCCAGTCTGGGCTTGCCACTGTGATGTTTCATTGGATCGTTTGTAGTTCTAAATGTGTTAGACATTGTATTTCCTTTGTGTTTGGCTCCTCAGGGTGGGATCGAACCACCGACACCTTGATTAACAGTCAAGTGCAACTACCGCTGTGCTACTGAGGAATGTCTTTGGCGGAACGTTAGGGAGTCGAACCCTATCAGCGGCTCGTCACCACCGCGGGATTAGCAATCCCGTGCCTTACCATCCGGCCCACGTTCCTTGTGAATACTTATATCATGTTTGGTGGACCGTGGGAGAATCGAACTCCCACCTAAGCCGTGCAAAGGCCTCGTGCTCCCATTATCACTAACAGCCCAAATTTCATGGCTCCGGTGGAGAGAATCGAACTCCCACTAGTGGTTTTGGAGACCACCGCACTGCCATTATACTACACCGGAATGCATTTTGACACACTGAGACCAGTGTGTGTATTAAAGCAGACTATCGTTGCACACAACTTGGTGCCTCCTCACTGACATAATCTGCTTTAATACGCTCGACTTTTACCAACTGCGTTGTCGCCACAGTCTTCTCATCCTCGAGGCCGCCCACATTTGTAGTTTAGAGTGATACCGGCTCGCGTTGCCGTTGCACTAAATGAAAAACCCTGGAGTGTTTAGTTCCAGGGTTCATGTTAGGTATACGAATATAGTCTAATCAGAACCCCGGGTCTCCTGGAATGCTGTTTGCTGAGCCATTGGCCAACACCCAGAACGATGTCTGGGTTGTCATGGGCTTGAGCATTGAACAGAATTGTTGTTTCATCATAGTTCCTATTATAGTGTATTTATCATTTGTTGTCAACCTATCAGAAATTTTTGCTTCAAAATTATTTTTCAAAATAATTTGCAAAATATTTGTTTTTTTGATTGGAAAGATTTTGGAAAAAAGACCGTCGAGATTCCATGGCTGGCTGCCATCCTTGCAGTGTCAGATCATCAACTACAGGGAAGTCAAAAGCCCATATACCATTACCATCTAGGTCAATCACTGGAAAAAAAGAATCTGACGGCTCCTCATCGAACACGATTTCTTTGGGATCAACACAGGCGAATTCAAAATTCATTTGATTCCAAAACTTTTTTACAGAAAAATTCGCGTTCATGTCCTCAAATTTTTCTTTGACCAGGGTGGCAGTTGACAAATCGTCTGAATAGTATCGAATAAGCCCCCAATTTAACATCACAGGCAGTTCATAAGGTACCCAAAGAAATAAATTTTTAATCAAATTTTGATTTACACAATCTTTGAAAAAATTGTACAAATTTTCATCACCGTCGCTGGTTAAAAATGTCGTCAAATGAGCATGGCATGTGTCTTCAAAGCCTGTCATTGGTTGAGTGTAAGTATCAATCGCTATCATGTGTACTCCGTGTTTGGTTGCAGAGGACGGATTCGCACCGCCGGTCCCCAGGTTATGAGCCTGGTGAGATACTACTTCTCCACTCTGCGTCATGTGTATTTAGTAAACTCAACAGCCTACTGCCCTATGTTTAAAGGTACACAGCACAACAAAAAGGTTGCCCTGTCTTCCTTCCACCTACATGACTTCGACTGTGACTAGCAGTCCACGCGGCTCGCGCCCGGTCAGCGGTTGTGGATATACGTAGAGTCCCTGGCAGTTGGGCCCATAGTCAATGAGTTTTTGACACAGGCCGTTGAGTTACACTTGGGGTGCGGTACGAGAATCGAACTCGTGACAGCGGAATCACAACCCGCGGTTTTACCACTAAACTAACTGCACCATGTTGGTACCCCCGGAAGGAATCGAACCTCCGTCCCCACGTTCGTAGCATGGTGTCCTATCCGTTGAACGACAGGGGCATGAATTGAATTTGAGAGTTGTGCCACCATCGTTATTGGCACCATTCACCCAAGTATATAAAGCCGGCTGGGACTCGGTACGTCACTTGGGATACCGGACCAGATAGTACGCCACCATGTACACGGATCTTCCGATCCGCCGGGCATCGAACCCGCCACCTTCTACTGCTTCGGTAGTTCGAACTTACCTACACAGCGTGTCTTTCTCTTGCTGACACTCTCAAAACTTGGTGCCCCAGCCCGGACTCGAACCGGGAAAAGCATGGCTTCTAAAACCATTAGGTGTACCAATTTCCACTAGCCACCGGGGCAAAAAACTGGGCGCAGACCAAAGGAGTCGAACCTTTGCGGGAATCTAGAATGCGGCGCACAGGGCGCCTACCCATCCACTGTCTGCAAAACTTGGCGGCTCCAGGGAGAATCGAACTCCCAATACCGGCGTGACAAGCCGGCGTTATGACCATTTAACTATGAAGCCAATTCATATAGTTAAGCACCGAGAATGCCAATTTAGACGTTGGGGGCTTCCCAGTCACAGCCGAGGCAGTTATGTCAGGATCCGTCGCCGGCCGCTTGGACCCGAATAGTGTGGGCGTCCCCACACGATACCTTATCGGTGCTTAACTATACAAACAAACTTGGTGGAGACGGATGGATTCGAACCACCGCGCTTTTTAGGGGCCAGATTTACAGTCTGGTGCAATCAACCACTCTGCCACGTCTCCAAAAATGGTACACGGTACGGGAATCGAACCCGTCTTACTAACGTGAAAGGCTAGTGTCCTAAACCGATAGACGAACCGTGCATTCTATATGCAAACACATTACATCCAGCCCACGGGCACTCGTTGGAATGCGACTCATACTTACGAACCCACTGCAATGTGTTTACATATAGGGCCTGTAATTTGAACAGGCCTATATGAAAGATATCTTTTTAACGAACCTCTCAACTAGTCTCGATCGACTGTGTTGTCTTCTAACTTGCCTCTAGTATAGCACTTCTGCCATTATTGGTCTAGCACAAAAAGAAAAACCCGCCTGTGTAGCGGGTTTTTGCTTGAGTAGTACTTAGGTATTAGGTACCACCGCTCCCGCTGAATAAGGTATAGGCCAGCGCCTCACGATAATCATGTGAGGGTATCTCAAAGGACAGTTGGGCGAATTGCGTAATCATAGTTTATTATATATGACAGTGAGTTGAAAGTCAATGATTTTGGGGTGGAAATTTGAATTTACAGTTATCACCATGCCATTTGGCCAACATGTTGCCAGCACACAATTTGCCACAATGTGGACATGCATGTTTTATTTTGGCAATTCCTTTTCCTTTTCCTTTAAACCACATTTTTGCCTTGGCTTCTGGCGACAATACTCTGTTTTTTATTGCGGCTCGCATTCTAGCAATTTGTTCTGGAGTATACAGCTCTTCCCATGTTTTACCTCTTTTGGTCATGGCCATTTTTTCAATCACTGCTGGATCACGTTTTACTCCACGACGAGCATCAGCTTTGGCTTTTATTTGTGCTTGCCCTTCTGGAGTGGCATTATATGCCCGCCTTTTTTGTCGCATTAATTCTTTGAAGTCAGGATCGGCCCACCGTGCGTTGATTGCAGCCAGTTGTCTTTGTTTGCCCTCAGGGGTAACAAATGACGGCTTGCCGTAATTAAAATGTTCTGGCCCACGTTTAAAAGTTTTTAGTTTACTCTTTTCACCAATGATCTTTTTTGTTTCTTCACTGTGAGTTTTACCGTAAAAATGATTGCCTTGGCCAGACATCTGTTTACTAAGCATATCAGCATAATGCACTTTGAATGATTGGTAGATGCGACTGTTTATCTTGTATGTAATATTAGGTAATGCTTTGTTAGTTCGCATTCTATTGATAAACGTGTTAAATGCAAAAGACATTTTGCTACCATAAACACCAGGAAATTTCATTTTCCACAACAAGGCATGCGCGATATAGTGTTCACGAGCGGTCAAATCCACTAAATTTTCATCGGCATCTGATCCCCCAAAACTTCGAGGAACAATGTGATGACGTTCAAAGTACGCACCTTTATCCAATTTGCGTGATTTTGCCTGATCAATTAGTTGCTGGTACCAACGACTATATTTGCCGTCAGCAGGTGCCACTGGCCAGTCAATCAAGATTTATGTCCGTCCAGGTGGAAGTTTTGCAGTGCCCAACAGTCGTTCAACGGAACCGGGTCCTGCCAGTTCAGGCGGCAGTGGTGGTGGCACATAGGGTTCTCGTGGCGGCTTCTGGCCAAAGATGGCTTCGTGTCGTTGAGCCAGTTCTTGTTGGCTTACCACGCTGGGTCTGGGTCTTGATCCTTTGCTCATGTGTGTTTTTCCCTCTTGTGTATTGTATATTAATTTTGTATGTGAGTCATCCTCTTTGGGCAATCACACGTTGAATTCTTTCCAGCACAATGTCCACCACTCGGTTGCTGATCACAACTTCATAGTGATTGATGGGCAGTTCCACCAGTTCAAAATCCTGCCTATATCTCATGCTGGCGATTGTGACAACACCATCGTTGGGCTCGTGTATCCAAGGACTCTGTCCCACTGTGCTCACAACCTGAGTCCAGTTGGGTGGTGCTGGTAACCGCTGTGCATCGGCCATGGGGCGACTCATGGGTCCAATGTCTTTCATCAGTCGATTGAACGGCAGGAAGTACCTGGCAAAGTCAGCCTGTTTGCTGCCACCATAGGGTGTGCTGAGACTCACACCGCCCACAGTGGTGGCCTGATAATAGTTAGCCAAATGTAGAGCATAGATGCCGCCCAGGCTGTGACTCACAAAAAACAGTCGGTCCTCGTCGTCCAACTGACCTTTCATGTGTGCAAGGTTGTGGTCAAAGCCATCCTCGCTGCGATATTCCAAGGCAATGTCAGGCTCTTCAATGTAATCTCTAACGTACTGTCTAATGTGTGTGAAACTTTCAGCCGTGGCCGACGCACCGTGTATGTAAACTATCATAGGGATATTTACCGGTGCAGTGGCGGTCAGGCATGTAACGCACGATATCGAAAAAGAGCAGCCTGACGTATCAAAAACAACCGCCACTCAATGTCAGGAGTGACATCGCCTTCGGGGTCGGCCGGTGTGGGATTGGCTTTGACACGACCATACTGTTCACGTCTGGGCCCGGTGATCTTGCTATCGTCATCAATTTCAATGTCATCGTTTTCGTCCCAGTGACTGTTAAAGTACGCCTGCCGGAAAGGGTTGCTGCGAAAGATTTTGGGTTTGGGAATACGCATCATGGATGGCGCAATGGCCAAACCTTTTTTGGTCGCAGTCCGCGCTGACCATTCGGTAATCTTCGTGTGGCTCTGTGTCGTATTTGCCTGGCTTAGAATTGCTATCATCGCCATGCACAGGCCAATGGCCAAATGTTTCATGTTTTGTCCTCGCTAACATTATTGACAGGTCCTGGTTTGAGTCACTGTGCCATCAGCACTGCGAATTTCCACCCAAGGACCACAAGTGGGTGTTACAATCACTGGCTGTGGGGCTGGCACCACAACCGGGGGTCTAGTGGCAGCATACACTACCAAGCCGCCCAAGATGGCCGGTGCAATCCAATCTGACCCACGATCATAGTGACGATGTTCGTAATACACATAAGGACCGTGTGGACCATGTGCCTGTGCTGACAATGTGGCCAGTGCCACCGCTCCGGCTATCAAGACTTTGTACATAAAGCCTCCTTGTACATATACAACGCCTTGACCTGGCAATGCGTTGACAACAACGGGCAAAGAAATAGGCTCCGGGGAGCCTATTTGGTGGTTTCTGTTACGAGGTATTTCCTACCCTAGGCAGTGTTTAGGCTGCCAATGCGAACAGTTCGTCGTTTGCGTTTACGTTGTTTTAGTTTTAACATCTACTCTGATGTGCTGTCCACTCCGCTACTTTTGACCCTGTCGAAACTATGCAGGCCCATCAAAAACATACTAACTTGGTTATATGGGGTCTTTGAAGTTATCTCTTGATCCTTACGGACTACACCCAAAGGTTAGTATGTTTATGGTGGACCTGGGGGGATTCGCACCCCCGTCCAGAATCCGTTTCTCTCGGCTTCATACAGCAATAACTACTTCTTCTTCACCTTCAAACACTTGATCAAACCAGTCCAGTGCCTGTTGCTCTGTCTCAAAAAACGGACTGACCATGGCACGTGTGCGATCATCAACATAGAACCATGTATGTGTGATCATCTCAGCATCGCGATATTTAACCAGTTGCATAGCGATCTCCTGTTTGAGTTATTTACACAACCATGACTGTGCAATATCTACTGAGAGATCGCTGTAACTCACAAAGGTCACTGTGAGTACGATACACAACAACACACGCAGAGTCAAGTCAATCAGCATCGGGGTCTTCAATCACACGCCAGCCCAGGAGTGCCAAATCTGCCTCAATTTCTTCTGTCACAGTGCTTTCACTCACATAACCACGAGTGCCATCGGCGTCGCCGTTGCCCAGCCCTTCGCCCATGCCCGAACAGTACCAATCCATGTAGTCGCCGCCCTGTGCTTCCAAGTCGGCCACAATGCCGCCGGCACTGCGCCAGGTGCATGACCATGTGGCATCTTTCAGCACCAGCCAGAGATCTTGCTTTTGAAATTGATTGTTGCACATGGCAGCATACAAGTTTTGAGCATAGGTTTTGCTGCCGCGCACCTTGGCCAAGAACCAGTCGGCTTGACTCATGTCATATTCCAAGTTGTTGTGCGTCCAAGCCTCGGTCTGGTGCAGTTGATCTTTGTGTTTTTGCCAAGCGTGTAGTGTGTCAATGTTGGTGGTCATGATTGATCCTCATCCAAGTTCTATTCCTTGTAGTCTGTGATAGTGTATGTTTTCCAAACCCAACTGGTCACCGCGTTTGATGTTGAAGTTAAAGTGCACACTTTCTCTCACATACCCCAGCGGCACTGGTTCAGTTTTGTGCAAAGTTCTAATGAGTTTGTTGTTGTAATTGATATAACCAAATCCTCGTCGAAACGGCACCGGAGAAACATATTGATCATCTGGTACAAATTGACCTTTTGTGCGCATTAAGATATCGGGTTGATCTTCAACTTGTGAATTGTAATGCTGATTGAAACAAAATTGTGTCCCTAATTTATCTCTACCAATATCTGGCATGTACAACTGCATGCTGATGTGAAAATCTCTGGCATCAAAATGCGGAAACATTTGACTACCACTGAGATCTGTGTAAATCTTTGCAGTGGTTACACAAAATTCGTTGTTGAATTCCTTGTTGAGATAAGGCAACAAACGTGCAGCCAATTCTAAAATTACAGGACTTCGCACATTGTCAGCCACTATTCTGTTGGCATACTCATTGTGCCATTGATGTGCATGGGTTCGAATTTCGTTTTTGCACTTATCATAGATTTCAGCATCTAAAAAGTCATGCAGAACATACACTTGATCTTGTATCAGTGTTTTATTTTGCCAGTTGAACCATTCTTGTGTCATTGCTGTCCTTTGGTACGAGTAACCGGAGTCGAACCGGTACGCATATAGCGGTGGATTTTAAATCCACTGGGTCTACCAATTCCCCCATACTCGCATGGTGTATTTACTGGTCCGGGGTGCAGGAATCGAACCCACATTCGTCGGGTAGAAGCCGACTGTATTATCCATTATACTAACCCCAGTGACATGGTAGGCCCGTCTGGAGTCGAACCAGAAACTGGTGAATTATGAGTTCACTGTTATACCTTTTAACTACAGGCCTGTGATGCAATTGTAACAGGAAATCTATTTATGGTCAACTAAAAAATGCCCAGGTACAGGCTTTGATGATCACCACGGCTGTGCTGACAAACAATCCAACAATCACAAAGTCCAATACTCGCATGCCCACAGTGGGCGGTCGGGGACCAAACTCTCGGATCCAGGCATTGCGGTCATAGGGTTTAACTTCAGCAGGACCCAGGCGTAAATCTTCGGCTATGACCACCACAGTTGGTGGTGGTGGGTCAGGCTCTACCGGCATGTCGGGCAAGTCTATGTCATCGTTGTGCTTGTTCATGTATCAATCCCAGGTCCGGTGACGTTCGGCCACCCATTCCTTACCGTCATATTCTTCGATATACCAGTTGACGTCGTCGGGTATGTCCACAATCTTCAACTCTGAAAATCTGTTGTTGGCTGTCTCGCCCATGAGTTCAACCACAGCAATCAAGTGTGCATCGTCTCTTGGTATGTTTCGGCTGTGAAAATCAGCATCTGCAATGCCAGCCAGTTCCCGGTATTTGCGCTCGGCTTCGGCACTGAGCCCAAAGCCACCGTGGCATGTGTTGATCACAACTTTGGTCATTTTTCTTTTGCCTCATATGTGTTTTTAAAATCTTTAATGCAAAGTAACAGCCCATTGGGATCTTGTGCTGTGACTTTAGATTGCACTTGATTCTGGGCATACACGCATTTATTGAATGCGGCATAATATCCAATCTCTCCAAGCATTTCCAAAGATTGCATAGGTACAATGGTATAGAGTACTAATGACCACATTATTCTTCCTCCCAATCATAATCGGTATTGGTTTCAATTTGCACATGCCCAAATGTCAGCATGCCAGCATCGTTTGATACTTCAAAGGGCTCAGGGAAATCCACAAACGCACCCAATTGCTCAATGGTTACAGAGTCGTACTCAGTGTCGCGAATGTCTTCTGCACGGATGCAACCAATACTGCCAGAGTCTACTGAGTGTTCGGTACCAATGTTGGAAGTGTAGGTGCCATCGCCATAGGCTGTGCTAAAACTGGCAAACCTACGTCCATCCTTGAGCACAAACTCACCCTCAACACCTCGGGGCTGGTGGTGGCTTGGGAAGAACAAATCACAGCACTCCGACCATTCAGGGTGCATGACATAGCACAGATCACCAATGTAATATCGTCCAGCGGGCATCATGTCAGTACACCTCTTTGATTATGTCGTATTCGGTAGTGGGCCACTGAGCCTTGAACTCGTCAGTTTTGACGTAGGCATTGTAGTCACTGGCATTGAAAAACATTTTGCGAAACACTGCACGAAGTTGACCTTTGACAGTGACTGTGAGATAGATTGATTTTGCTTTGCCTGCCATTACATTGTCTCCCGATCAAATTCACATCCATGATCTGCCCACAACTCAGGGTTCATCATGTCTGTGTGGTATGCACAGATTTCTTCTGCCTCATCTAGTGTAGCACACCGGTCCACTGTGGTACCAGCATACATAGTATACACACCTTCCGCAGTGGTGTCCCAACGAACCACGTCCCAACGATGCATTTTGTCATGCCATTCAACTGTGAATTTCATCATGCTGCCTTTCTAAAATAACCGTAGGGCAAACCCTGGGTGAAACAGAAGTAATCCCAATCGCCATTGGCGTGTTCAGCATCCATGAGCCAGGCAATCACCTGCTCACGATCAGCGCCGGTGTTCAGGAGACTGGTCACACGGCTTTCAAACTTGTCAATGGCCTGGGCCTGGGCTGTCTGACGATCAGCCTCTTCACGTTCAATAACAGAGCCAAGGCTGGCAAACTCCTGTTCAAAGTCTGCCAGAGTCCAGGTGGAAGTGTCAATACCACGGGGGCGATAACCATAGGCGTCCTTGTACAAGTCCCAATAAGTGCATTGGGCTTGCTCAAGATCAGTCATCTCTTCCCAACTTTTGAACTGTTCCATTACTGACTCCTTGTTGCTGTCTATATGTGTATTATACAACCAAATCAGCTTCCTGTCAACCGATCTTGCCTTGCAACAATTGGCCCAGCCGACGGCTGGGCTGTGGCTTTTCTGCCACAGTTACACCCTCTACGAACAGGTCTACGCTCTCGCTGTAGTACCCGTTGGACTCTCCTAACCAACGAACGTCCACGTATCCCTTGCGGGTAGCAAACTTGTAGAAGGTCCAGGACACAGACTCGTGATAGTCTTCATCGAAGTCTACGGGAGTCTCACCGGATACTTCTTCTGCGATCAGGAGCGGCTCACCTACGAGGTCTTCAAGGTCGCCAGTGATGTCGTTGATGTCCACGCTCTCACAGCAATTCTGCCAGTGACCAAACACAAATCGAGCACCCTCTGCGGTTTCGAACAGCATCTCGCCTGAGCCCACAGATCCTTCGACCTTGACGAAAGTCAAACCCTTCATCAGCTCTAGTCCTTGTGCGGTGTTCATCATGTTTTCGTAGTTCACTTTTTGCTCCTATTTGTTGCTGTCTATGTGTATATTATAGCAAAACGGCGATTATTGGGCAACCGATTTCACACGCACATCAGTGTTCAGCGCAGGTGCATACATTCGTATTAACTCGCGCTCGAGCTTGTGTGCAACATCTTTGCCACGCACCGTGTCCACGATGGCGTAGTTAACAGCGGCTTCGCCTGCCGTGCGAATTGCATTGTACAGGTTCCAGCTCTTGTCTTCGGTGCGGCTACGATAGATGTGTTTGTTGATGCGACTACGAAGCGACATGTTTATGGTGCGCTGAGTTTTAGCGGTAATACCAATGTAGTACTCCAATCCAATCTGGATCATGTACACAATGTGGGTTCGATCAGTACGTTTCTTTCTCATCATGCCATTATTATAGCATTTTGGGAATTATTGGTCAACCAAAAAGTAGTGCTACAAAAGTACTACTTTTTGCGGATTCTGTCCGGTAATACTTGGGTACTATAAGTACTCAATGAGCAGTATCATCCATGCCAACGAAATTTGGCAATCTAGCCTGTGCTTGGAACATGAAGAAGCCGCAGTTGACACAATTTGCACACGTCTAGCAGAACTAGGATACCAAACCACCGCAGTGGTCAGCCACACTAGAAGCATTTGGCAGCGTGGATCACAGACCGTGGCTGTGAGCTTGGTGGATGATGTTTGGAACTGTGCCAAGGATCGCAATCAAGACACTCCCTACTTGTTTGACGCTGACACCACTGTGATCACCGACAACTGGATCAACACACCCACAGTTTACACTGTGGCCCGAGTGCCCCACAGTTTTCATGGCATATATGCATATCAACCAGCGAACCAAAACTGGCAGCCTGATCGCGATTTCACATTTGCAGTGAATCGTGTGGATCTCAAACGCATGCGAATACTGCTTAATCTGTATAGGTATGTGGGCCTTTACCGTGGCTATGTAAATTTTAACTGTGCAGGAGACAGGCACTCAGATCCTCGGCAAAACTTTCGCGATCAATTGGTCTATGCCACTGACAAAGAACTGATATTTTTTGAGCAATTGCAAGAAATGATGCCATTAAAAAATTATGAAATTGATCATGATCAAACACACACACGTAGTTGGTTAAACATTGCTGTAGAAACCTACAGCAGTGACAATGTAATTTCACTCAGTGAAAAAATATTTAGATGTTTGGTCACACCAGTGCCTTGGGTGGCATATTGCAGCCGTTACACCATTGCCAAATTACGTTGCCTGGGGTTTGACGTACTGCCAGACATTGTAGATCACAACTATGATCATGTGGTAGAAGCACAGCACAAAACTGCCACATTTGTTAACACTGCTCACACCACCATTGACAGACTGAAGCAACACAACTGGTCTGAATTGGCTGCACGATGCCAAGCCGCAGCCACACACAATCAAGCAATGTTGGCGTCAATGAAACAGACCTGGCGCTCAGACCTGGCCGCCTGGCTGGCCCAAAGGATTCAGTGATGTGTGGTGTTCTCTTTGTTCAAAGTCAGACAGCACGGCCGCTACAGCAGCATCTTGCGGCCTTGGATGTATTGAGCAGTCGCGGCCCAGACTTTGTGAGATATCAGTACACTGACACAGTGTTTGTGGCACAATCTGTGTTGCACATTACAGGCACACAAGATTTCTACCACACTGCTCATGCGGATTTTTTTGCCTACAACGGTGAAATTTACAACTATCGTGATCATGGTGCTTACAACAATGATATAGAATTGGCATGGCATGCGGCCACCCAAGACCGAGATTTATTTCGTTTGTTTCAAGGACCCTGGGCTTGGATACACTGGAACGGTGCCGCAGTGAGTTATGCATCGGATCCACAAGGTGAACACTATTTGTATCGTTATCAAGACCATGATATCACAGTGGTATGCTCAGAAGTCGCACCCATCTTGACCTATGTACGTTCTCAACCACTGGTTGAGGCCTACAAAAACAAACACTGGACCTTACAACAACACACACCCTGGAGCGGTATTGAACGATTGGAGCCTGGGCAGTTGTATGTGGATCATCAAGCCACTGTGATGTTGGACAGTGTATGGTCCTGGGTGCGGCCAGTGTGTTATCCCAACATTGAATCGGCGCAGGAAGAATTTGACAGTTTGTGGGCCAGCGTGCTTAAAACTATGATACCTGATTGTGCCACAGCCATCAGTTATTCTGGCGGTGTAGACAGCAGTTTGATATTGCACAGCGTGCCTGATGCTGAATTGGTCAGCACCAACATGACAGGCAAAGATCCCATTGTGGACCGTATCACAGAGTTTTTGACCGAGCAACAACAGCAAAATTTACAATGCATCAACGTCAATGCTGAACAATGGGCACAGGCTTACCACGCAATTTTACACCGCACCAAGATGCCAGTGCAGAGTTGGAGTTTTGTGGGCAAATGGATTGTGGCGCAGCACACTCAAAGTCGTGTGTTGTGGTCTGGTGTGGCTGCTGATGAACTGTTTGGAGGTTATGATGTGTATGGTGACATCAACTATGATGTTGACCAAAGTCACAGTCCCTACAGTGCTCACTGTGACCCTGATCTTTGGCGTCGGTGTTTGGCAGTGTACCATGGTGATGCTTATCAGGCCACACTGTTGGCTGACTACTGGTCACAGATTGTGGGATGCGATGCACCAGGACAGGATAGAATTGCTGGTGCCTGGGGCAAAGAAGTTCGTAATCCTTTTATGAATCAATGCATCATGAAATTTGCTCTGAACCTGCCAGCCAAGTTCAAACAAGGCAAGCCTCTGTTGCGCACAGCCTTTCTACGCACATGGCGTCAGGATTTGCTGATGCCCAAAAAAGGATTCACTGGTCACGCCAATGATTCATTGCCTTGGTTGGGCGTTGACATAGCCCTGTCAGGTGATAGGTATCAAGATTGGCAAAAGATCAATCAGCAAATGTTTGCCAATTTTGCAGTTGACCAAACCAAGTCTTGGAAATAGTCAAATCTGAATGCTGTTGCACATAGCGGGCAAATGTGCGCACACACCAGGATTCACTGGGTGTGACAGATCTAGTGCGGGTAGAGTCAAACTCGTACCAATATATGCCATAAGGTGCCTTGGGATCAGTGAGCCTAAATAAAAATTGCTGTCCATGTTCGGCTTGGCACAGTTGTGCAAACTGATCAAAACTCACTATGGGTTCTAGGTCACTATACAAGTGTGCACGGTCTATGCTGGTGCTGACAAAAGCTGGAACTCCAGTGATTTCAGGCATGCATTCCAAACATCGCAGTCGTGAATCGCCTGTGCCTGCGAGATATGTGCCATCTCCTTGATCCAACATCATCCAGGGTTTGACAATGCCCTGAGCACGGATGTCTGCAACCCACATGTTGAGTTTGACCAAATTAGCAATGTCATAGTGATTGTTGCTGTCATTGACAAATCTATTCCATCCTTGAGCCAAACCGGCATTGGCCCAATCACACAATTCTTGCAAGGTTTGATTGGTTTGTACAGTATCAAATTGCATGTGAGGGTTGTAAAACAAACAGTGAGCGCCTTGATGAAAACTTTCAACAATGGGGTCTCTGGTGTCAGGCCAGCACAGTGTAATCAAGGGATTGTTCCAGTACATGCGTCTACTTATTAAATAGTCAATGAATTATTCACAATTGTTTAGAAATACTCTTGAAACTCTGGGATTTGACGTTTACATAGAGGCCAATACTTTTGTACCCCCTTATCATCCGCAACCAGGATGGCCGTTAAGATTGCCAGAAATTGACTGGATATCAAATTCTCTCCTGGTGTTACATTTTCAAGACTTTGTGACAATAACTGATCAAGGTATCATAGAACTAGATCGTGTGAGTGCCCATTACGGTGAACATGCTGACCGTGTGTTGGTTACTCACATGCACCCTGGACTGGAAAAAACGTATCATGGTCCCATCAATCTAATTGAATTCAGCAGTCACAACTACAGAGAAATTCACAGAATGCGACAGTGCTGGTCTGATTGGCAACACGTGGTTGAACAGCCTAAAACACAGCCTTGGCAGTGTCTCAATGGAAGAATGTGCAGTCATCGTAAACAAGTGGTAGACATACTGTCTCAGTGGGGCGGTGGTACGCTGAGCTATGGCACAAAAATTCCACTGCCTGAATGGGACTACAGCACCTACCGCGGCACAGAAAATAACGAAAATTTCATTAGATTGTCCTCAGTGTATGGATCTTGTGCAGTAAATATTGTGACCGAAACCTTGTATGATCCGGTGCCAGGACTGTTTTGTGAAAAAACCTTGTTTGCCATGTTGGCTCAACAAATACCCATTGTGATTGGATCGCAAGGATTGGTAGGCAGCATACGTACACACGGCTTTGACATGTTTGATGATGTGGTCGACCTCAGTTACGATGATCTACCCAATGAAATCAGACTGGTTCAAGCACTGGAACGCAATCGAGATTTGATACAAGGACGTATAGATCTCTCCGCATATCAAGAACGACTACGTGCCCAAAGAGAATTTTTGTTAGATGATTACACCAACATCATGGAATTACGATTCCGGCGTGATTGTGAACACTTGGCTAATAAGTTAAACTTGTGATAAACTTTTGCATGTCCCCATGCAAGGCAGCCATCATGGCTTCTTTGCTGCCAAACATCACTAGTTTATTATGTTTACGGTTGTTGACAATGTAGTAAGGCGATGTCATATGTCTGTCCAAGGCAATCAAGTTTCTTGGAATCAACAACCGTTCAGGCAATTCAAAAGTGTAACTGCTAAGTTCCAGATAATTACTGAACACATGGTACCCTATATCAGTCAATCGCAAGCCGCCATCTTCACGAATGTTCTGCCACCATGATTGCAGGGCTTCGTCTAGGGCAGGAGCATCTGGATAGTGATGTATGAGTTCGGCTGTGAGAGATAGTTTATTGAGCATTGGGATATATTTTATCCCCTTGCTTTAACAGCACCACAGAAAATTTGTCAGTTCTAAATTGTGTGTTGAGTTTGCGAGCCAAATTTATAGCATGTCCGGGGTTGGAGAACGATACTTTTTTATATTTTGGCCCAGGAAATTGAGTGAGCAAATTACTTGTTTTTAGATTGATGGGTTTGCTGTCAAAAAACACAGCCCACACACCTTCAGAGGCCAGTACTTGTTCGGTCTTGTAGGTTTGCTTGTTGGTGTGCTCAATCAGCACTGTGGGCTTTGGTCTTGACATAATAACTCCATGTTTATTTATGCCAATATCTATGCACTTTTAAAACTACCACCAGTGACAAGTACTTCTACAACTTCTGCACCCCGAGTCTGCTGTTCACGTAACTGTTCCAGGGTTACCAACAATTTGGTAATGTCCGAATGCAGATCTTTGGCATCACGCAGGCTCATTACAAAGTCACGTTGCCCACGTGCTTCGTGTGCTTTGATTGAATCAACAAAACGATGTATGTGCAAACTCATCTTGGTTTAACAAATGGTTCAAGATTAGGCGGTATCCAGCCCTGAGGTTTGAGCACTTTGCCATCTTCGCGTTTTCGCACCTTGCCAGTTTGCCTATCAATCTTGTTGAAGTTAGTTGCCATGACTTCTTTCCATGCACCTTCGGCATCTGCACCCATGCTGTGTATGGCGCCAATTGTGACCACAAGTATGTCAATCATGGCATCCAGCATTTCCAATCGATCATCTTCATGATTGGCCTGCATGAGTTCGTTGTATTCTTCACGTATGAGATTTAGATACAATGTGAATTGTTCATTGTTGAATTCGCCTGTGGTCTGATCACAGGCTCGCATGAATTTTTCTTGATCACGAAAGGGATTGGTCATTTTATACTCCTTGATACCCATAATGCGGTCCATCCATTGCTTTTGGGAAACCACGAAACTGATTGATAATTGGCCAATTGTAAATCATACCCCATGTTATACAAAGATTCATTATACACTGGAAATGGCAACACAAAAGATAATTGACAACTTTTCCAATTTTTTACAGTTTGGGCATTGCCTGGCATATTAATTTTTTCGGGTTGTAAATATATATCAGTGCTTGCGAGGCTAATATTATCTAACATGATATATTTAGGTTGACAATTGTTGACCAATAATTCTAGTAAGTGCAATGGACTGTGCAAATGATACAATACACCAAGGCATATACAAACATCAAATAATTTTTGTTGCTGTAGTTCTAGTAGTGCATCATTGATAGTTATTTTATCAATTCCTGGTATATTAACTAAGGTGTTATATTCCGCCTCATTACCTTCGATCACTTCAAAATATTTTGGGTCCGCCTCACCAATAAATTTTGAATGTAGACCAGAATTGGGTCCAATTTCTAACACGCTGTGATCTTTGCATATCCAAAAATATTTTTCACTTATGTATGAAAAATAATCATTTTGATCACCAGTTACCATTGGCGTATCTGGGGCAAAATTAAAATTGTTCATGACTATCCCAAAGATTGGTCACGTGCGTCCTCCTGAGTATGAAATGGACCTCGGTATTGATAACGTTCTAACACAATAAGTTTTGGATTGCGAATTAGTTTCCAAGTACGATGTTGTCGTACAGCATACCAACCTGCGGCAAACCATGATTTGCTTTTGTTTTCTTTGGTAAACAGAGGCAGCCGGTGTTTGACGTCCCACATGGGATTGAATGCTCTGCAACCAGTTTCGTATCCATGCACTTGATCTGGTGCTGGTTTTGTGGTTTTTTCTAATGGTGCAAATTCAATATTGGCTCGTCGACGAACCATGGGAATGGTTTTGAACTTGCCAACTTGATCATTGATGCGCACAGTGTAGCCATCCTTTTCGGCTTCAACTGCACCAATCTTGCGATCATCCTGCTTGAGGATCCAATACTTTTTGTCCACTATAGGTTTGGCTTCGATCATCTAATACTCCTTTGTATGTTTCATTCAACCAGCGACCAATGGCATCTGCATAGTCACTGAGTTTGGTAAGTTCGTACCGACCACAGAATTTCAAAAAGTGCGCACCCACCATGCCCACATCTCTATGACTGATTTGCTCACGTATGGCTTCGTCCACTGTGGCCTTGATGTGATCGGGCTGTGCTGTGAGATCAATCAACACACGATTACGTTCATAGTCATCCAGGACCTTGCGTTCCACTTGCTCATGGTCCAACCAGCGTTGCAACATGAGATTGTTCCAAGCATAGCCACGTCGGTCACGATCTTCAAACGCTTCGGTGAGTCCAACTTGATTCTTTGTACCTCGAACACGCACACCTGGATATGCAGAAAACACATTGTCGCCAGGATCGCCACGCATGCATTTTAGGAACAAAACCCACTTCTGATAGTCCACAGGAGGTACAAAGTCAGCGTCGGGTTTGCCAACCTTGATCTTTGAGTTGCTCTCAATGCTAAATGCCAAGTTTTTGCCTTTTGCGTCTGTGACACCCGAAACACTGAACAAGTGATCGTTGATGCCATTGTATAGTTTGACATTGGCAGCAATCAATTGCACAAAGTCAGAATCTGAACTAACAACGACGTGTTCGTCTTGGGGGTGTAGTGCAATCCAACGTGCAATGATGTCATCTGCTTCTGCTGTGGCACAACGGATAACACTACAGTTGGTTCGTGTAGACAAGTATTTAGTCAGCTCATCATAGGTTTCCCAGAACAGTTTGTCCTCTTCTGCTTCTGACTCACTCATTTGCCCACGTGCCACAGCACGATTGGCTTTGTAAGGTTTGTAGTAATCTTTGCGCCAGCTACGACCCTCTAGTGCGAACACCACGTGATCAGCACCTAAATCACGTGCTACTTTATTTGCACTCATCAATGTTAGATGCAGGGCAAAGCCCAGTTTGGTCCATGTGTCTGCGGCACGATGTGCTTGGTGCCGTGCACGGAAAAACATGTTGGAAGTATCAATCAGTAGATAGCGCATGTGTGGGTACCAAGTTGTTGTGTTTGATGTATTGTAGCACAATCTCGGCCCAGAACCTATGGGCTGGTGCACCAAAATGCCAATTGTGTGGCTTTTGTGTTGAAAAGCCTGTGGCTTGTAATACTTTAGTATAGGTCATTGCAGGGTCATAAGGACTCATGTAACATACATCCCAATCGACAGGATTTTTGACTTTGGAAAAATCTGAATTACCATTGAAAAATATGTGTGGGATGTTCAGCGCCATTAGTTCTTTGTGAAAACTGTATATGTCTTGATGTGCTTTTTCAGTACACAATGACCAATCAACATTGCTGACAAAATTTTTGTATTGATCTCTCAAAGACTCAGGTACATGATCAATGCCTGATGCATTGACCTGCCAGTATTGATCCTGATACAGCCATTCTTCACGCTCCCATGTAGACCACTGTATGACCATCAAGACTTGACCAAGTTGATTCATGTGGTGCTTGATCCATGCACGAGTAGTACGAATAATTCTAGCATTGCTGGAGGCAGATTCAGCATCACACACAAAATCTGCTGACAGCATGTGTGCTAGTCGGCGACCCCAACTCACTGCCAAGTTATCAGGATGTGGTTGTCGTCCCAAGTGATACAATGCGCCGTCATCTTCAGCAAAACAATGGGGATTCACGGCTTCGGCAGCTGCGGTATGACTGTCACCGTTGACATACAAGATCATGGGGTGGATAGTATTTTATGGCTTTCTGCTGCCACT